ATGCAAAGAAAGGATCCAACAATAGAAGAAGGAGACTGTTTGAACTCCAACAAGCGTATCGTAAAATAAACGATCTTCGATCGGATTTTCAATGGGGATTAGCACACCAGTTATGCAAACAGTATGATTATATTTTTATTGAAGATCTAAACATTGAAGGAATGAAACGTTTGTGGGGAAAGAAGGTTTCTGATCTTAGTCATTCTTCTTTTATTGATAAACTTACGTATGTTGCTTCAAAATATGGAGTAACGATACACAAGATTGACAAATGGTATCCTTCTTCCAAAACTTGTGAATGCGGCTGCATTAATAAAGGACTGTCGTTACGCGACCGCACGTGGGTGTGCCCGTCGTGCGGCGCCATTAACGACCGTGATATTCTTGCAGCCCGTAATATACTTCGGAAGGGCATTTCCGAATTGGAGAGCAAGAGTAATTCCAACGATAGCAACATCGGGGTTTCTTGCGCTTGTATCCAAGAATCCCATTTGCTTTAGCTATGGGAGTATGTCAATAATCTACAGTTACTATCTTCAAATACCGGAACCTTCCCTTGTTCTCTAAAATAAGCAGTGGCCACCTTGAAAGCATAAAGCGGATTTACTTTCTGGATTTCTTGTTGTGATTTATAGAAAGATACTGGCTGGCATACATAGAAGTTTTCATTGCCAAGGCAACCGAAAAGCCAATCCATATTGGATCCACTGCAATTAGTACCTCCAAGTACGATCATATCGCACCCGGTCTTTCTTGTTCCCAAAATAAATGCCTTGTTCTTATTCTCTGGCTGCATAAATATCTCCTTGTCGATTATAAACCAGTCACTCTGGCAGCTCTCTACATCCCGGCGAACGATTTCGTCAATTTCATGGGCATATTCTTCTTGTGTTTTCATAAGATATGTTATTAAAAATGATAACTACATATGTTTCTTAAAAGAAATTCCAACAACCTGTTACGATAAATTCTCCCATCCCGTATTCAGCAAGTTGCTTAAACGATTCTATCCCATTGCAATAATAAAAAACATCATCATTATCATCATCGTTGATGCTCAATGATAGTTTTATTGTCTTTCTTTGTTCATTTCCTGTCTCTTTCCACACAATCTGACATTCTACATATTCAGGCTCCTTACCTGTTCTTTCTAAAAATTCATGAAATCTTAAATCAATTTCATGTTTGACTTCTTCAACGTTAGATATTATTACCTCGTTTTCACAATCCCTGCAAATAGCATGCACGAAAGATCCATCAAAATAATCTATTATTTCTCTGGTATTCGGATTTACTATGGCTTCACAAGCAACCTTTGTTCCACCACATCTTGTACATATATATCCCATAATTATCTTCTTTTAAAATGTTCAATAATTTCATCTACTGTAGCCTTACGCCATGTGATGCAGGCCGCGTCTCCCCCCGAACCGGAGCTCTTCGCACTTTACCCACCTGTCTCCTGTGGCGTCCGTCACTATCAGCCATTGACCTGAATCAGTATTATTTGTAATTCTTTGGTGTTCTTTCTGATAATACACCCTCATGATCTCCCCATCTCCTTATTCTTTCAGATTATGTTCTTTCATTATTTCTTCTATCAATTCGTCTGTTTCCATATAATAATCCCAACGGGAATCAACCTCTTCCCATTCTTCTCCCTCTTCATCCTCCCTGGATTCATCTTTGTATTTCTTGACAAATTTCACTTTCTTTTCAAGCACATACCCCTTTACATCTCCCCACATCCACATACCTATGGATTTCACTTCATCATCAATCAATTTGTCAATTTGGGTTTTCCAATCGGAAGTATTATTACTAACCATTTTTGTGTACCTCTCCTTTGTACAGAAAGCTATACCTTTAACATAATCCCGTTGACTGTATCCTGTTGTGGACCATTCTTTGACAAATATATCTTTGCCTAAGTCTGAAAGAATCTGAATCAATTCTTTACATCCTAAGTCTTCTATAAATTCATACGTATAATCATACGTGTAAAGATCTGATGGAGAAATGCTAAAAATTTCTTTATAATACCACATTTTATCATGGTTATCATATCTCAGTTGATAACCGTCAATCTTGCCTTTCTTAAAATAATTCATCAAGTCTTTCCATTTAACATATTTACTAATAAGTTTATGTAGTGCATCTATAAGCGAGTGTCGACGATCTCCGTATTTACCAAATACTTCTCTCCAATCGCACACATCTTGCAGTTGGTATGAATCGCTATATTCCCATAAGAAATATGCTGCCATATCCCAACTTTCACAAGGACATATACTGTCAGTATCATAGTATATTTTTATACGATAATTCCCTACTTCTTTTGTTGTAATAAGTCTGTCTTCCATGTCTTTATATTTTACACAAAGTGAATACTATATATCTAACACCATAACTGTTATGTTTATATGATACCGAGAAACCCTCAGAACGAGCAAAATCAATTGCTACCTGTTCATGTTCCATACGAATCGTGTTACCGTTAGGCGATACATCGGTTTCTCTAATATGCTTGTCGCAAATAAAACTTGCATATCCATACGCCTTAATTAGACGAGAGATTTTACTAATAAATTCGTCCTTACTAAATGGTATTTCTTGCGCTATTTCCATACGCAATTTTTCTGCTGCTGTCATAATATTAATTTGTTATTCTATATCAATTATTCCATACTCTGCCACTTCCAACACATCCTGCACTATTTCCGGATAGTCAGTCGTATCTAACGAAGCATCTTGAACGTATGCTTCCGCTAATTTCTTGGCTTCTTCAAACGATTCGGCTTGTATATATAAGTCAAGCGTCAATGAAAACGGGTATAACATAGCTAATCGGTTATTCTGTAATAATAATCAAGTTCTTCTCCCTTAAAATTGTTCATGGCATACTCGTCGGCTTCTCGCCATAACCGGTCATACAATGCAGCCAGTTTGCGATTGCTTTCATAATGTTGCCAGATTTTATGATTCAATACGAGCGTTAATTCCGTGAAAAACTTATAATTACCTTTCCATTCACTGAATGCACGTTTGTAGGTATCTTTGACACCTGCTATACCATACTTGTCGGCTATGCTGAAATCTTCCCAAAAGGTAGTTATCAGGTCATAGCCGTTCTCCTGCATAAATTCTCGAAATGTCATAAGCTATTACTTTAATCTTCTTTTTACATTATGCTTACTTTTCCCAGCACCAAAAATTCACAGCATATTTTCCAGTAGTTATAAATATCTTACCTCCTCCTATCTCCGCAAGTATGTTCTTTCCAAATATCCTTGTAAGAAGCGGTATGTGCTTTGCATCTATAGGTAAATCCTGGATTTCTTTTATAGGTCTATATGGTACAAACGCTTTGTTCTCATATACCATCTCAATATACAATCCATCCGGTGATTCAAACACGTCTTTCCCTTTCTGTCTCATCCCAGATCGTATTATCCGTTCTTTCCAAGATTGAATATATGATTTTCTAAGGGTCTCATTTATCTTATTAATGACCTCTTCCTTAAATTCGTAATACTCATATATACGACCTTTGTAGTCAGCTATCATTTCTTCAATCTTACTTTCGGATGCCCATAACCCATAATACACATAGCAATCCAATAATCTATCTACTGAAGAAACACCAATCAGTACCATTTTAGAAAGTGGATTTCCCTCTTTTTCCAATTCTTCTCTTGCTCTGTCTGTCACCGCATCCCACCATTGCCCTTCACACTTCTCTATCTCCCCGTTGTCAAGTACTATATCGAACTTTCTACCTCTGAAAGCTTCTCTTCTCTCATTTCTCTTTGCAAGGAAATCATAGAATATACCTCCTATCCTTCCAATAATGGTATCATCTCCGTACTTTGTACTGATTTTATCCGGCATCTCATCGAAGACAAGAAACTTTGATTCTCCTGATTCTACTATATATAATAGCTTCATGATTTACGTTTTTAGATGTAAGCTATACTTCCGACATCAATTCTCATTATGTCGTTTTCCAGCGTAATGAAATTATTTTCCTTTATACCACTAAACAATAACCCGTATATGGTTATCGCATCAAATAACCTGACAGTATGAAAGTTCTTGTTTAATTCTACCCTGTTTTTATCCCAATATCCTAAATCATTGATGACAGCCGGGAATCCACCTACGTCGTTATACCGGTAATAATCGTTTTCATTGAAAACAATTTGCTTTATCAACAGGTTTCCTGTTCTTTTCATGTTGAATCCGGACAATTCAATCTGCTCTGAAATATAATCAATCAGATTATTATGATACGTGTTTGGTTTATCTTCTTTTTCATCAATGATTCTCTTCCATTTCTTTGTTAAAGGAACTCGTATATCCATATATGTACCAAATACTACTATGGTAGGACATTCTCCTTCGAACTTAGTTAAGTCTTCTACTCTCATATCTACTAAACTTTTGAATTATCATACAATTCCCCGGAATATGGGCTGTATATCGTTCCAGATTCTACCGCTCCAGGTTCTACCGCCATCAGTCCTACGCCTACTTCGTAATACAGTTCAAGATCTATTGGCTCCATCGCCATCTTCTCGGCTTCTTTCTCACTAAGCCCTGAAAGCATTAAACATTTCACCTTGTTCGCGTATGCAATAGGGAACTTTTCCGGAGTCAATCTTACCATGATTATTTCAGCGTCTTCTACGCTATTAAGTATCAATTTATCTTCCATTTTCTACATTGTTTTCGTTGTTCACTATCTGACTAACTAATGTCGTGGAACCAGCCACGAACAACCCAACTGCCCTCGTCGCAGGGCCGGCTCCACCGTCTTACTGTGGCTGCTCAACCCACTCTCTGTATCCAACATTAAAACCTATAGGATCATATCTCTTTAACATGGTCCCATAATTCTCTCTACCACAATACCGGTTCTTTCCACCGATGATCCATTCTTCTGAATCTCTATCTGGGGACATACTATTTAGATACGCCTCGTATTCTTTTCTACTATTTTTCATTTTCTATTTGCTTTAAACAATGATCAATAAAATCACATATTCTCGTTAGATCGTAATATCCTACACAATCTTCATCTTCATCACCATATACAGTATCTATTCCCTTGTACAGTATAGTGTCTCTTCCCTCTGCCATAAATACAGAAGTTACATACAGATCAATATATCCATACCTTCTCCATACCGTAATACATGTAGGAAACTGTTCTTCATACTCTCCGTAATCTCCGCTTTCGCATTCATCCCAACTTTTGTATTTTAGGGTTATTTCCCCTCCGTTTTCTTCTAATGCCTTTTTGATGTATTCTTTTATCATGGCATTCAGGTCGGAATGTTTGTCTTGTATCTCTTGATACAACCCACTTAGTTCCATAAATTTTCTCCTTTACATTGTTCTTATTCTTTCTTTAGATGCACACCATATCAATATCATCAAATCTTTCTTTAATAATATTGATAATTTCATGCGCATACTCATTTGTTATCATTGCCTTCTTATTAGGCAGCATCCTCCACAGATTAAAATGTTGTGTCACATTCTGATCCTTTTTAAAGAAGTACACTGCATTCTTCTTGTTCCCGTTTATATCCATTCCTTTGCTCTCAATAATACACAAGGTCGGCCTATATTTGAAATAGTAGACTAACCTGTACCATCCCTTTCTCCCATATGTTTTTCTATTCCATAGCCCGACAAGATTACGATATCCTCTCACTGGGATCTTTTCTATCTCCTTTGGAATGATCTCTATAGATTCTCCTACTCTGGTTGATATAATCATATTGCCGGCTTCTTCTGTGCAAAAATATTCTATCTCTGAAGCCATGTCTTTATACATATAGAACCGGTACAGGTTCCCATCTGGATCTACCCGATCCATGTAGTATAGTGTTATTTTGTCTACTTCTACCGTTTTCATCCTTTTATCCTCCTTTCTTAAATAAAAACGGCACCTATCTTCTCAGACCGGTGCCGGTAACTAATAAACTACTATGAAAAACTACTGAACTTCAACTAATTCCACAAAATTGTAGAATTTAGTGAAGCTACGAACAAATTCCCTTATATTACTATATTCTTCTGGTCGTTTCTTATTACCATCCTCCAGATACGTCACCCATAACCGATCCTCAATGTTCTTAATCGCATTCTCTACCGTAAACTCGTCGCTGATGCTCATCAAACACGATGATCCGGTTTTATTATGCGGCTTGTGCATTCTTGAAAAGGACCACATTTTAATCCTGTCATATATGTATCCGTTATTGGGATAAACAAACCCTATTCGGCTGTCACCTTCTTTGGCGTAAAATACACCTGGCTCCTTCCCTCCCTTTCTATATACCACAAATCCTTTTTCTTTTAGGATCTTAACTACTTTATCTAATTTGTTTTCTACGTTCATTTTCATGCAAAAATTTAAAAACGACCCTCATTATATCTCCAAAGTTCTCCACCTTAACCCACTCATGAGCTACTGCTCTAAGCACAGACGTTTCGTATGTTGGAACATTGTCTTCTTCAACCATCTTACAGGAAGCCAGAACTCCCTCGGTCGGCTTTAGTCCGCGGTCATGCAGCTCGCAGAGGCCGTCTGTCCGGCGGAATGCGCACCACCCGTCCTTTACTGTTGGATGGATCATCTCTATTGGTTTTTCTCTCGCAAACCTAAATCCTACCATCCACGTTGTCTCTTTTAACCTGTCGGCGTATCCGGCATCTATGATAGCCTCTATGTCTTTTGGCGTACCAATACAAGGAACTTTACACATGTTTTTACATTTATCACATGTACAAGGTTGCTCCCATCTGTTATGATCTATGCCTACCAACTTCTTTATCCGTTCTACTTCTTCTTTCATATTATACTATCTCTGTTAGTTTTTCATAATACAACTTCATTTCCGGTGAAGCATATTCCATGAATGCTTCGAATAAGTAGGGTACCTCTATTATCATATTCACATTACAACCTTCTGCCTGTGAAAGAGATTCAAGATCATTGCTGTATGAACACGTTACATGAGCTCCTACATTAAACACATGTAAATCTAATCTTACATATTCCATACATAAATCTAACGCTTTAAACAAGTTTTCTACCTCAATCTCCTGAAATAGGTCTATAAACATCCTTAAATCCATTATTTTACTACCCTTTCTATGTGTTTAATTAATACTACTGCCATCCCCTTACCTGTTTTTATCGCACATTCCGATCCTTTTATCCATTCTACACACCCTACATACTTTTCCGTAGCATGAAATCCGGGATTGTATTTTCCAGATGTACTGAACTCTACCGTATCCCCTACCTTCAGATCATCAAAAGCAATAGACCATGTGGTCCAAATTCTATCATGTCTCCCAGGCTGAATAGCTCCGATTACGCCTTTTTTACGACCGTTTTTTATCGCCCTTAGTATTATCTTCCTATCACCTTCGATAAGGCTGCAAAAGCGCCCGTAAAAGGTCAAATCAACCTGTTTTCCTCCTATTTCTTCTCTTATTTTTGTTATTCTGTTCATTTTCTGATTTTGTTTTATTTTTTTCTTTGTTTTTTCTATCTTCTATAGAAGATGATAATAACATTATCTTTTCTATGTTATTTTTTGACTGTAAAAAAGAGTCGCATTTCATTACCACTACCACCTTCTTAAGTTCCCCATTATCGTATAGCGATACACGCATCATGTTTTGCGCCTCGTCCACTATCAGACCTGGAGTAGTCTTAGCCATTTTGCGTAGCTTATTATACTCCGGTCTTTCCATTTCCTCTGTTTATTACTCTATAGTATTTATCCTTATCCCCTTCTTCTAACTTCTCCAGATAGAAAATTCCATCATGCAAATGAGACAAACAAAACCTGTATCCGTATTTCTGCGTTCTTCTTACATGATCCCGCAATCTTATCTCTTCACTTTTGTCTTGTACTTTGATCTTAATACTGTCTCCTTCTTTGATTGTGTATAAAATAGTTTGAATCTCTTCTTTTTTCATCTTATAAAATATTTTAACGGCAGCACCTATACTCACGCACCAATACTGCCTTATGTTTAACAATTAAATACTTAACTCTTCAATGGTCAAGCCTTTTTCTTTTACCCACTTTAGCATCGCGCATAATTCTGTTTCTGACTTATATTTCGGATCACGCCACGCCCATCCGAATTTATCCAGGACATGATGATATAATTCGTCGGCCTTTGCCGTGTAAATGTCTTTGAATAAATGCTCCGAACCTTCCGGTATAAGCATCTCTGTTGTTGCAAAATCAGAATACGACAAACATCCGTAAGCATATTCTGTTATTTCACTCCATGCTTCTCCGGCTTTAAATCCAAATTCTTTTACAAAAGCCAAAGTTAGATACATATTTAACAATATTGTTACATCATATCCCGAATCTGACTTTCTTTCTATTATTTCCTTTTCAAATTCCTCTAAATCTTCAGGTCCTAAAAAGATGTATCCTGATACCGACCGGTAATTAGCCTCCGCATACTTCTTGCATTTATCATCATTAACAATCTTACCAATGTTAGATAACATCTTTTGCCTCCATTCATCACAAAACTCTACCCTTACATCCATCCAATCAGTACCATAATTGCGATCTTTTGGATGTCCGACCGATATTACCTTTATGTTATTCACACCATATTCATAAAGGCGTTCGCCCACCTTATTCGCCCATTCCTGTACAAAAGGAATAAACTTATTGCAATAAGAATCAAAATCAAAATCTAATTCCTCCTCATATTCCGGCATCTCTTCATAATCTTGTTCAAAGAAATAGCGAGGATCTGCTATTGTTTCATAGAAACTTACGTTAATGAAACAAAACTCGTTGGTTGTCGTTTTTAATATCATAGCTTTTTGTATTTACGTACATTTTTCTTGCCATAGAATCTACACATGGCACGAATCTGACTATAAAATACTTTTGTCCTCCTGGCCTCAAAGTATTTAAACATTTCTTCATTCTTTGTTTCCCACACGTAATCCGTTTGAGAACTCATGTGATTTTTGTCCTTGCGTGAATAATGGTAATATGATACCACAACACGTTTCGCACCATTCTTTACAGGTACGATATTCACATCTATGTTATTATCTGTCATATTATTATCGTTTTATATATTATACAAATACAAAGAGCGCATACCTTCACAGGCCGGCGCTCTTTTCAATAAAAATGAAAAAACTAACATTACATAAACATATTGTTTTCTGCTCTTTATTACAATACTTTTGTCCCACAATTGTTATATCGTCCGTACTCTTTTTTCGTATCATTCAAGATTTCAAACACCATCTTCTTATGATCTTTGTTTGGTAGCTTGTCTTTAACAGCCGATATCACGCTCGCTATAGACGTAAAGCCTGAATCTGTTATTGAACACAACAACAAACCTCTGTCGTCGTCTGTGCTTATCGCTGACGCCTTTATAATATCATTCCTATATATTCTCATAATCTTTCGTTTTATTGTCTACAAACTTATCTATATCGTCTCTTATTCTTTTTAGCATTCCAGCTATAATTTCCGGCATCTCTCCTTCGGTACGGTTCAGAGTTTCTATCACCCCATCAATCCTACCAATTTGACGCCATAAGAAATTGGCGTCTTTAGCATTAAATTCCCCATCATGTCTTATTTTACAGTAAACAACTTCTTTTTCAATGCACCAGTCTTGCGATTCTGAGAGTAAACAGCTTCCGTCGTTGTTATAAAATATACAATCTTTACATGACATGACAGGCTTTTCGTCGTCACCAACTACTTTGACATCATACTCTATGCCATACAATTTTAATCTAAATACATCTCCTGCTTCTTTAGAAGATAAATCCATGTCTGGACTGAATGTTATTACTTCCATATGATTATGATTTATTGTTTGTGAGATGCCCAGAATCGAACCAGGACCGGCACATACATACCGGCACGCCGCGCCATCCCTCTATGATACAGAAATAGACATGCCTATTCTCACGAACCGACATGCCAAAACCCAAAACTTAATTTGATGAATAAAATAGATTAACAAAAATACTATTCTAATTCTTTTATAATGTCTTTTACGATATTTAGCCTCACCTCCTTCGTTTCTGGACTAAGACAACCAAACCACCCATAAAACGTTCTTGTTTCCTCTGGTTCTGTGGCCATACTTATCTTCTCCTCCAATTCCGGGAAATATATTCTCACCATTTCGTCTGAACAAAACTCATATATATTTTCATGTGTTTTGAGATACATAAACACTACATTTCTTAACGCAACACATATGTATTCCCCATCCTCTAACCTATCAATCATCTCATATACCTTTTTCCATATGAATAATCGCTCTTCTTTTGTAAACATATCCTTCTTTATTTTTATGGTATTATTTGACTGTATGCAGACTTTTCCATGTACACAACACTATGTTCCTGTCCAAGTATTTTCTTTGCTGCTTCTTTCTTTATCGCGCAATATCTCCCTGTACGATACGGATTCTTTTGATCTGATCCATCCTCGACTTCGATAATAAAACAACCTCCGTCATCTATTATCTTTTTGCAATTGTCACATATTTCTCCCGTGCATATATGATGCGGCGCCTGCCCTTTGATGTTATTCCCTAATAAAGCAATCCCCATCTCTTCGCCACATATCATGCAGACTTCTATAGACGGATTCAATCCGTGTTCTGGATGTAATGTAATACCATCTTTCATTTTCTTTCCTCCTTCATTAATTCTATTATAAACTTTTTATCTTGTTCCCACAATGGCAGCCCTTCTTTTACTGTGTATGCCACTGTTTCCCTCTCTCCTATTAATCGCACGGCAATCTCTCTTGCTTTCAAGTCATCCTCCTCATGCGATTTATTTATTAAATCATAGGCACATGATTCCACCTTTTGCCTTTCGATTATTATCGAACCCATTAACTCGCTTATATACGATCCTAAAAACGATAAGACATTAATAGCTTTCCCAATATCATTTGAAATAGCACTTGCTAAATACATCTTATCCATATACTCCGGCAAAGCCTCGTATGCCGTTTCTATGTTTTTATACTGATTTTCGTTTACCTCCCTTTTAATCAGTTCTTCAAATTCTTCTTTTAACATGTTCTTCCCTATTTTAATGTTGTGTGAGATCGCCGGAATCGAACCAGCCTACCGCACCATGAATCCCATAAAGCAAATGCTCCGATCTTCGCAGACGGGAGCATTCTGTCTAAAGCATAAGAAAATTAATGAAGAAATTTTTCTCACTTACGCCATAGCATCTAAAATAGCTATCAGCACTATTTCTATGACAAACATAATAGAAAATATCTTAAATGCCTTTTTCATATTATTTCCTCCTTCTTCTTTATGTTTATAGTTCTTCTATACAGGATCTCTCCGGTCGTAATATCCTGTGCGCTTACACTAATACGAACACAGTCCTTTAACCAACTCGGTCTGTGTTTAAGCAATTCTTTAGCACTCGTTCTTAATATCATCTCTTTGGCATCTGATACCGGCATAGACCTGTTGCTTATTAGTCTACTACTTTTCGAACCTGTAGAAGATACCCAATTTATCCAAATATAATGTATTGTTCTTTCCATCTTTTTTCTTTTTACGTTCCACAATAAACTGTCCTGGCTCTGCTCCGACCTCCGTTCCACCTACAACCGCAGGCCTTAGCCCAAGGCGCCGCCTACTCCCCCTCTATGGCAGCCTGTTCGTACCTACAAAGCCAGTCTCCATCTACACAACTAACACTACGCGATAATAAACATTTATTCTTATAACAATCATTAAAAATACACCCCTCACAACTGTAATCCTTAACTTCTACACAGCTAACTACCTTAGCATATACTATACCATCACCGTCTTCTATTCCTTTCACCCCAAAAATAGAACCTTCTCCCTCCTTACTCAAATCTAAGTCAGGCGCAAAGTCATATACGTTCATGTTGTTTATGTTTTAATTGTTATACATTCCGATTGAAAAAAATATTCACATAATGCAGTCCTTAACTCTTACCTACAGAATACTGTTTTAAAAACGCTGTAAGTCTTAATTTTGTTGGAAAATCCTACATTATGCTGTTTTAAAGCACTGCAATCCTTAATTTTGTTTGAAGAACCTACAGAATGCTGTTTTAAAACGCTGATCTGTTGAATTTTGCGGGAAGACAGTGCCCTCCCTCTCCCCCTCTCCAACCCCGGCTGATCCTCCGACTTTCCGCATAGAACCCACGCCCTACCGCCTCACTACCGGCATACGGAGAGCGCTACAAGCTTATACTCTGGCATGAAGTGTGGGGTGTTTGGAGATAATATCATTCCATAGAGAGAATAGAGAGCCTTCAGCCCACGCCCTACCGTCTACTTCTCCTATCAAGATAGATATTTAAACCTATAATCAAAGCCAATAAAGAAAAGCAAAAGACCATTACAATATTATACTGATCCGGTCCGTACTCCAACATAGAACGAATACCAACAGACAGAAAATACAAGTCAGCGACTAATAAAAACCACCACATAGAATAAAAAAAATACAATAAGTATGTCCGAAAATACGGGGATTATAAAACCTAACTAATTGATAATCAAGCATACATAATTTTTAAGAAAAATACAATAAGCCTAATTTTCAATCTATAGAGACGAAAAAGGCGGAATCCGGAACCCTATTTTGGGACAGAAAACCGCATAAAGTTTCGTTTTAGACCAATTTTAACGACATGATATAGACAAAATACCGGCATTATATCCAAACTCTCATATTTTAGTTTCGTTTTAGACCAATATTGTCCGCATCCGCCGTTCACTCTCAGAATATCCTACCCGTAAATAGAAAGAGTAGGATACGAAAATAGGGCTGTTCCGATATTCAGAACAACCCTATTCCTATTTAAATACTGTTTATGTTTTCTTTCACGTATGTTCGTGATGTATGTGTTTTACGCTTGCATTTATCTTTTCCTATTTCGGAATGATATGCTTCGTGAATATCACGATACAACATAAATTCACGATACGCTGCATTCCGTTTCTTTGCGGCTTCTTTCCTGGACAATCCGCGTACATCTACCAAGTGATTTTTAAATTTCCTTTCCATGTTGTTATATTATTTTTGATTCAGTGGTTGTTCCGGAATCGAACCGAACGCGCATTCCTATCCTATACGAATTTTATGCTACAACCAACAGCCCGCAATTAGTACGTAGTTCTTGAGTGTGGGCCCGTACTATGTTGTTATTATATTTTCCGTCTGCTACACAACTTAGCCACAAATAAAGGCGATTGTGTCCTTGCGTTTTGACGCTCCATGTTCCTACATGGTAGGCTACATGTTTGCGCCCTACGATTCTCCGTAGCCCTATCCTATTTTGCGTGTGGACAAGTAAGACACGTTTCGATATGGAGACAAACCACGTACAACGGTATGTTTTCCAAACTGTACCAACATACCTAACATAACTACATTTATTCAATGCAGTACATGCAGTAATACCGATTCTTTAAAATACCAACGGCTTCGATAACGGTATATTTATCCCCAATATGTAAAATAACTCTCTGTTTTGTCAGCTTTAGTCTAAAGCATACGCGGGACGTGCACCCACTGACAACGGCGTACAGACGCGTTTAAAGGTACGCGCCTAACCTTTTTTACTGCTGGTTGCTTTCGTGCGCCAAATATTCACTCACACACTTTGCAACGGTACGAATTGAATAAGATTTGATCTTAACGGCTACATAAGTAGCTTTATACTCGTCCGTTTCTTTAACGATCCACTTTGCACTACTTTTCGTTTCCAACGTTTCCGCGGTTGCAAATCCGAAAGGTTTATACTCACTTCCATAAACCACATTATCAGCGCACCAATCAGCTGCTTTTGCCTCAATTCCTTTCTCTTTGTCTACTTTGTTATCCTTATATACTTTAGAGTAAAGCGTAAACTTAATAAAGGTGTCACCAACTTTAGGTAACATTTGACTACATACAGCAACCAACCGTTTTTTATCCTTTGCGAGTGCTGCAACTTTTGTTGCATACTCTAAAGGTATTTCCAACGATTTGCAAATAACCTTAAGATCACTACCATTTGCAAATAAAGCGTTATACAACTTTACAGCACCTACCAAATTTGAGGCATTTTCTTTGATAACAGCATTTTGCAGCTTGTTTACATTCTTTTTTGTAATCATAATTCCAATATATTTTAATTGTTAAACAAATGATATTTAATTTAATAGCCCACAACGCAAGCGATTAACAGATACAGATATAGTTAGCCCAACGGGTACACTATATAGGCTCATCATGTCAACTATGTGCTATCGCTTTAACACATTGCAAATATACTACATTTATCAATACTACATATATATATGCTATCTTTTTTTTGTTAACTTGTATTAATTTCGATTCTATTATCTGATTGTCAATAAGTTACAAAATATACAATCACGGTATTATACGCGTACATTAATATGTAGGATATATGTTTATTTAAATTGCTTATAATCAATAAGTTATAGTAATGCACTGATTCACAATAATTTAAATAAACTGTTGATAATCAGCGGGTTTGCAGGTTTGAGGTAAAAACGCGTTTTCGGTTTTCCGGAGAAGGGGGTGCGGGGAAGAAAACGCGTTTCGGGGGCGGGAGGTTCGTGATAGGTATCCCCTCTCTCCCATCACATAAACATCTTTCATATCCCTCATCACATAAACCTCTTTCTCATATCTCTCTCACGTTACATAAACATCTTTTACCCTCTCTACCATCACATACCCACCCACCTCTCACACAACACCAAAAAAAATAGGATTGATATTAACCAATCCTATTTAAAATATAACCTTATTTATCTATTGAATTGAAGTAAGTTTGTGTTTTTCAAGGAAGTCCTTAAATTGGTCGCTTGATACATCTATAACGAATCCAGCAGCACCAGCATGTCCTCCACCACCGAATCTCTTACTTACCTCACAGCAATCTGCACTATCTTCTACGCATTCATAAAGATAGAACCTAACTTTACCACCTGGCATGATACAGAATGGCATCAGGGCTTTAATTTTCCTACCATCTAACCAGTCTCGTGTAAGAGAATCAAATACTTTAGAACTAAATTCCGTGGTATTTATCGCCACGACCTTCACCTCATCAACATACGCTTCGAACGAGTACGCACTTACCTCTTGTTCATTTTTACCAGCCATGTAGTTAATTATAGCACGTCCTTCTTTAGCGAGATCATAGAAAATTAAATCCACCTCATTGTCCTTCATATTTTCTTTAAAATGATCATACAAATACGACAATGCTATTAACACATTGAGTCTTATTTTTGATCTCAAGGCATACTGGACGGCTACTACCGTATCCCAGCCTAAACCGGATTCTTTATTCCACACATCGTAGTCTGACAGGCACCGGACGATCGCCGGCACCTTCCCCATCAGCAGGTCCGAGGCCAGTGCGCACGCACCGGTACCGACTCTCCTCAACCCTGGAACTACGAACCCCCATGTCTTACTATCTTCGATAATTCCCTTGTGATGATCTATCCACATCAGGCTCTTTCCTTCATCAAGCCACTCTTTGAAAATAGTTTTAGAATCGGCTCCGAAAGACACGTCAAGAACATAAACAACATCTAAATCACGCACTTTGTCAACAACTTTCTTAACATCATCCTCATACGAATACGGGATATAAATAACATCCTTGTTTTTACTGTTTTCGTACATAGTTGCGATGGCTGCCGACACAACGCCATCTAAATCCGATTTATGATAAACTATCGCCGTTTTCTTTACTTTCATAATATAAACTCGTAAATGTAATATTATTTTCTTCTTTATCCAGTCTTATAATATCGCTATATCCTCTATAATCCTGATCTTTTTTAATACGGACCTTCAAGGTAACTAAAATAGGTTTACAAAGAGGAGGAGGGACCAACTCCTCACTATAAATATCCTTTAATTCAATTTTTATATTAAGATCAACCCCATAAGGATTTTCAAGGATATATATATGATCGTTGTTTAGAATAACTATTCCTTCACTTGTATGTTCTTTGGACAACACATAATTTAAATCAAGATCTTTACCAAGAAACTGAATAACGTCCATATAATCAACGCCTGCCTTCTCAGCGCATACTTTATCCGAATTAGAGAACTGCTCTGGCAGACCACTGGCGTTTCCTACCATCAGCGTCATTTTCATAATATCTTCATATGTTACGCTATCCATCATCAACCTGCAAGCACCAAGTGCCTTATATACCATACCGGGATTAGGCTTCATCATCGGATCATGTTCATCAATTGAAAAACACTCATAATGACCATACACTACGTCTCTTATACCTCTTTTCACTGCAAGATCATGAACGCATCTAAGGACATAATTTATCTTCGCATCAATATCTTCATCGGAAACAAACCCGACACCCACATCGCATTGGTTGCTTATTATACCAAAGTACTTAACGCCATTTTGCTCCATAAGATCAAGTGCCCTATTCACGACATCTTGCTTAATCTTCATATCAGTAAGATCTTTTGCATAAAGACCTCCAGATATGGTTTCAACCAACGTCCCGTCAAAATCAAATAGTAGTATTCTTTTGTTTTTAATATACAAATCTTTCATCATTTTTCACTCCTACTCTTTTTTATTACCCTAAACTGAAGACGGAATAGATTACTGTCTTCTTTTATAATATCATAGTTACATATTTCAATGAAATTCAAAGAAATATGCTTTTCTTTAAGAAAGTCCTATTCGGAGTTTCTTTGGTGAACTACAAACCTCTATCGGATTATAATTAAATTCTCCGACTTCTTTTCTTAGAATATTGAGAGCTCCGTTTAAATCAGCATTTATGAATGTTCCATTTTCTGATCTAAACAACCCTCTTTTAACTCTTCTACCTGCGTAGGAATCATGCTTTTTGATCGGTTCGTTGTCAATAAAGCTACATTTTGAAGTGTAACTTTCTTCTCTTAAAACAACTTCAATCCCATTTAGCTTACATTTATAACAAACCATTTCAATGAAAACAGCATGAGGGATGTTTACAAAGTTCTGATTATTTCGTTTTCCTATGTTAATTTCTTTCTTCCACCCATCGTTTTTGCCTATTACTACTTTGCAAACATTGTTGGAAATTAATTGATTAACTAACATCGTACTCGCTTTATGAAGATAATCCTTCACTTTGTTATTTCTCTTTGTTGTGAGTCTGTTAAGTCTTTTGCTATTTTTGCTTTTATTCCTCCTTTCAAGTTCTGAAGAAAGTTCGCTTTTCTTCTTATTGTAATATTGATTGATTGATTTCAAAGGTCTTCCGTTTATAATCAATCCTTTTCCGTTATTAAATCCGATTGTTGCAAGATTGTTCAATCCTATGTCAATTCCTGCATAAATCCCATTGTCTTCTTTCGCTTTGCATTCATTTGCTTTGTAAACGATTTCGACTACGATATGATCACCTTTCGGAATCACTCTAACTTGGATGGCTTTCCTATCCGTTTTTATGTAAACGCTGGTACCGGATAACTTTAAGTATCTTTCTCTGCTTTTATAAGAAACAGCTTGATATGTAAAATAAACCGGAAATCTACCGTTCTTTTTCAAGTACTTTGGGATTTCTGCGTCTTTTTCACCTTTCTTTTTGAGAGCAAAGAACGACTTGTAGTTATTCTCGACTATTTTCATCGTAGCTTGTGAAACCTTTGAAGGAAGTGCCCTATAGTCAGGATTATCGGATAAGACAAACTCTTTATTTAAAGAAAGATATCCCAAGAACTCTTCCGTATTGAAATAATGTTGTCTGAAAGCATATAAAGTAGCATTGTACAAGTTTTTGGATAAAAAGCATATATTATCCAATTCCTTGTATCTCGTGTCGCTCTTCTTAATTATATGTCTTTCAACAAGATTCATTTTTCAACACTATCCTTTTTAGAAAGTTCTTCTATTATTTTCCCTGTTCTCCTTTTCGACCTACGAAGTCCGTACACTTTACTGCAAAACGAGGTTATGATAGAGATAAGATCGGACATTATATCTTCTTTATCATCTTCCGCTTGGTTGATAACCTCTATTGATCTTCCGTTTATGTTAAGAAGAGTTTGTATGAAATTAAATCCAAATCTCGAAAACCTGTCTTTATGCTCAACAACTATGATGTCTATCGAATTGTCCTTCAAAAGGTCTTCTAATTTAGGACGTTTGTCATTCAATCCGCTTCCTACTTCCATTACAACCTTACTTATCTTGTATCCTTTCGCCATGCAGTAGGAGACAACTCTGTCTTTTTGAGCTATCAAATTGGACTTATTTTCAGAAGATGAAACTCTTGCATATACAGCGATTGTCTTTTCTTTATTTTCATCAACTACGATGCGTACTCTTCCTGTAGAAGTTCTTTCAATTTCAAGTTCTCCTTTATTTATCCAATTCCATACGGTACGCATTGTAACCCCATGAATCTTTGCATATGTACTCACTTTGTATTTCATATCTCAAATATAAAATAAAAATAAATGCAATGAACAAATTCGTTGAATATTCATTGCATTTATTTATTTTTAACTATCTGTTACAATACCATTTATACCAAAATTCAAGGAAAACGACCATCACATCACCTTCTTGTCCGGTAAGGACAGCCGGACTACAATCAAGATACAAGTTACTGTCGCTATCTTTTAATCTACATACAAAAACCTCTCCTCCTCCCATAGCGCTCTTGCAAAGAACTCTATAAAAGCCACTGGTAATCAACCTATTTAAAAAATCACTGTCTTCGCTTATTGTTATATTAGCCGGATCTGATACAGATTTATCAAAAACTATAAAATTATCAGTAGGTAAATACCCCCCCCCCTATTTTGTTAAAAAATCTTCTTCTCATAATTGTCTTATTTTGGGATAAAGATAGTTTTAATTTATGAAGATCAATAATAAGATTTCCGTATAATAAAACTATATTTGTCAAGATATTAATTAACTAAAAAAAATCATTCATGTCATGGCAGAAATGAAAATAGGTTTTGTAACCTTCAATCCGGGATCAGGTGACGGTGATCAGGCAGTCACCGTATCAGGCGAAAAATACGAAGGTCGTGTACAGCGTACACTACAAGTAGAATTTGGTGCCGAATCCGGGGGTGTTAAGAAAAGTGCTACCATAAACCAATCTCCGGTAACTGAGTTTGTAAAAATAGATCCTACTGCATCTGTAGGGAAAGAAGGTGGTACTGTAACAATCAACGGTACAAGTAACTCAACTAAATTAACATTCTCCTTAACTCCGGACGAGTCTCATCCTCTGACGTTGGAAATACCTTCCTCCTATCAGGCAGCAGGCAAGGCTACCAACAACGGCGCTGTTATTGCTGACGACCCTGGTGCGACGGGAGCATTTTCTTTCAGTATCGTATTTTCCGGTATTGCAGAAAACACTGATGTAAACGATCTGGTAAATACTCTTAAGGTAACGGCCGAAGGTGGTCAGACGGCCAATACGGTTATTACCCAGACAGCAGGTGATCCGTTCTTGGAAATAGACAAGGAGGTAATTAACTTGGATGCAAACGGTACTCCTCAGACTATCAACGTTAATGCAAACATCAGGTGGACTATCACTCAAGCTGTTTCTAAGTTGGTAAGGAAAGTAATGAAATAACAATTACTTACAGAAAAAGAAAAGGGGCGTCTATTTGGCGTCCCTTTTTTCTATGCATTGTATGTAGTATTTATCTTTTTTCCTACTTACAAAAATCTTTTTAAAAATCATCTGTCTTCTGATATGGACTCTTTTCCCGTCATCTAATTCTCTCCAAATTTCATTAAAAATCAAATCTATTAATTCCATGACCTTCTTATCAGAGACAAGATTCTTTCTACCGGGGCTGACCCATCCATCATCAGTCATCTTCGTGGCTATTTTATTAGCTATCCTGCTTAATTCACGTGGGGTGCTCATTTTAATACGTTTTTAAATATTCTACCTTTTTCACACTGAAGTATGCAGTCTCTCATGGGATGATCTTGTTCATGATCGTCACACATCGGAAATTCTTTTCCATAGGGAAAAGCGATGTGCGGGCACTGCGCCCTGAACGCATCCCAGGCCGACTTCCTCACAGCCTCAGCTCCGGCACGCACGCCCTTATCTCTTTCCTTGGCCGGGTCAGCATACACGTTTGAAATAGCTCTTTTCTTCCAAGTAAGCATATTGTAGTAAAACTTATCCACCAGTTTCCTGCCCACTACATCAAACTTCTGTCTATGAATTAAAGGTGCGGTCTTAACGACGTTCATCCTATTTTTACTAACATCGACATAAATCAGTCCAGCATAAGACGGAACTTCACTTACGTCAATCATGTTAGGCGGACAGGCGTAGTAGAAATAGTTTGGAGGATAACTTATGACACCACCTACCTTAATAATGCCATCCTTAAGAACCTTATGTTTTTTATCTTTTTTGAAGTCGTTAAAGAAATCCTGTTTAGACATCTTGACCTCTACTTCATAAGCATACAATGATCTTGTTATGGCCAGGAAGTCAGATTCCCAATCATATATATGGAGATTGTTAATAACATACATCGGATTACTTAACAGATCCCTATTAAGGATCTTAAGCATTTGTTGCTCTGGGTAGTTCATTGTCTTACTTTTTTAGAGGCTTGTGGCAGAATCGAACCGCCCTACGAGGTTTTGCGGACCCCTGACTAAACCACTCATCCAACAAGCCATGTAGCCCATGCCTGAATCGAACAGGCAACTTTTGATTAGGACTCAAAGGTTTTATCCATTAAACTAATGGGCCATTTAATGTTTGCTATGTTCACACACCGCAAACATTCAGATAATTAACATTTCCACAAAAACTTAATCGTTATCCAAGGAAGGATCGAACTTCCGCTAACAGAACCAAAATCTGTTGTGCTACCATTACACCATTGGACAGTGGTCCCGGAGGGATTTGAACCCACGATCTTGCGGTTATGAGCCGCCTGCTTTCACCACTAAGCTACAGGACCTTAAGATATGCAGGAATCTTCACAGACGCCTGCATATAACAGCTAAATTTTTAACCAATAATTATCCTAAAAACTCTCTCAACGCAAAGTTAAGCACTAACCAACAATATGGCAAACATTAAAACTTGACATACTCCCACGCCTAAAGCGCGTGGGATTCTTGGATACAAACGCAAGAAACCCTGATATTTCTATCATTGGAATCACTCTTGCTCTCCAATTCGGAAATGCCCTTCCGAAGTTTTTTTTTTATTTGAAACTTTGACTCAAAGTTAATCAAATCAATTCATCCACTTGCTAAAGCATAGTGTATTTATTGGTTAAAATATTATAAAACCATTAAAATAACTCATTTCTTTTTTTTCTTCTTCTTTTTAGTGTCTTTTACTTGTTCAGCTACGTTTTCTGGATCCACAATATCACCAACTTCTTCCTGAATCACATCTGTATCAAGAAGCGTATTATATTTCACTTCTTTATTTTCATCAAATTTCTCTGGTTCTGCTACATCTTTATCTGATTCTTCATCTTTATCTAATTCAGGCTCAGCAACATTGTTTTTATCTTTCCCGATTATACCTATTTGGTAGCCTCTTAATTCTACTTGCGTCAATTTCAGCTTCGATTCTAAATCTTGTATTGTTTTGGATCCAACCAAAACCTCGTTTTCTAAATTACCTATTTTGATTTTAGCTTCAATCAACTCATTGGATTTCTTTTTTAAGTCGGATGATATTTTACTTCTCTTCTCTTCTAAGTCGCTAATTCTATAATTAGCATTACTAAGTTTAGAATTAGCTTCTTCAAGCTTTTCTGTTTTATCCTTGATACTTTTTATTAATTTTTTCTGATTATTATTCAGTCTTTCTATTTCCTCTTTAGCTACGGAAAGATCTTTACCAACAGATAAAATCTCTTTGTCTTTTGAAGCTATATCCGATTTAAGATTGGAAATTTCTTTATTCTTCTCTTCTATTCTTTTTTCGTAAATAAAAGCCATATCTTGCATTTCCTCAACCTCTTTTGCGAGCGTTTCGGATTTTATAGCCTTTTCACGATACATCGATAGTTTGCTATCGGTAATGAATGTAAAACCTAACATACTCATTGTAAAAATATTTAAAAATTATTTAACTCCTGAACTACCAAGACCTTTTTCTCCACGATCATTGTCATCTTCAATCTCTATGTCTTCTACTTCCTCTAATAACATCTTATACTGAGGAACGATTTCCATTTGAGCAATACGATCGTTTTTATGAATTACAGTCGGTTTTTTATTGACCTTAATAAGATTAATCATATACTCTCCTTTGTAAGTATATTCACACTTACCAGGTGCATTAGAAACAACAATACCTTCATCAAAAGAAAAACCGGACCGTCCTTCAACATTCACACACCATCCACTTGGAATATTTAATTTAAATCCGGTACCGATTCTAACAGAATACCCTTGATATAAGGTAATTGATTCAAAATCGGAAGGAACTTCTATTTCAATCCCCATATCGTTAATCATCTTCACCACCCTATATGCACGAATATCGCAACAGGCATCTCCTTCATGTTTGTACTCCGGTATCTCAACATCAGGATACAACTTCTTAATTCCTACCTGACACTCCTTATGATATCCGTTTAAAATACAATCATTATTAACGCTCTTCTTTACAGACTTATTTTCTGATTTCAATTTATTCTTATCTGAAACAGATCCATTTATTTTATCACTGTTATCAGAAAGAAGCTTTTCTATATTCTTTAAATCCTCCATTTGTTTAAATTTTTACCGTACAATAAACAATACCATATTTTTGTAGATCCTTAGTTGCCTCATAGCATTCACATAATGTATTTATGTCTGCCGCATTAGGATCATCGATCCACTCATCTCCTTGTTTGTATTTACCTATGGTTTCTGAGTAGATCATACATAATTTATCCCCATGTTTAGCCATAATTCTTTCTTTAGTAATCTTCTTGCGAAGTTTTACAAGGGGGAATTTTGTAACTATTTCTACCATTGTTGTTTCGTAATATTATACACTATTTATTATTTATCTTCAAAAGCCCAAGAGTAATTAACTTACTAATGGGCTGATTATTCACATTTTTAAAAAGGAAGATCATCTTCTTCCATAGGTGGGAAATTAGGCGCCTGGGCTTGAGGCTGGTGCTTAGGCTTGGCGCTCCTTGTAGTAGGTGCCGGCGCAGGAGCAGCAGGCTGAGCTGTCGGCTGTGGCGTATAAGCTGGTGCCTGATATTGTGCCGGCTGATGCACAGGTTGTTGGTAATTCTGATACGGAATAGCACTCGGAACAGACTGAGGTTGCTGAACCTGCTGAGGTGCTACCGGTTGCTGGGTATAAGTCTGAGGAGTCGTAGGTTCCTGCTGAACATTTCCTCCTAACCCTAATTTAGCTATTATACCAGCTCTGATATCTTTAATAGAAGCATTGAATCTATTTGAATATTCATTAATCTTCTGATAAGTGAAGTTGTTTTGAGCTGAATAATCAAGGCTTTTCTTACCATCAAATCCTATAACTTCAACAGGATCGGGCCAGCCATTTACACCTTTTTTGTAAAAACGTTCAATAAGCTGATCTTTTTCTCCGTTTACTCCAGCATATGCAATAATAAGTTCTGAAGAACCAAATTCATCATCTTTCTTCTTCTTAAATATATTGAAATAAATCTCACGACTGAAATCGATGTTTTCGTAGTATTTTACGAAGCTCTTAACAAAACCCTTGATGTTTCCTTTTTGATTTACGAGAGGTATGGAAACACAATAGTTTTCATTAAGCTCGTAATCTTTCAATACGATAAGGAAATTAGTAACAGTATTTCCATTAGGGAGAGTGCTTGTTTTTAACCCGATGTAGTTGATGTACCCAACTACTCCATTATAATACTCTTTCCAGTATCCTGCCGGCTGACCGTTATTAGGATTTATGTGTTGAACGAAACCTTCTTTCGGTTCGCTACTTTTTTCATACAAGTTACCATCTGAACTAATGTACAAATAATAAGTTGTACCAAAACTTCTATTTTCTCTAAAAGCCATATTACTAATTGTTTATAGATTATACAATGTTTGATTTAAGACGTATGTTGATTCGTATTTAGGATTGAACATCTTTATCATCTTATACTGATCAGACCAATCCATGATAACATCTCCTTTTATAAGAGCCTTAACAGAAGATAAGATATTATCCTTGCTAATAGAAAAATTAAATCCAGGACCTTCTATTATTTCACATGAAGTAGATTCCATAATCATCTTCCTGTTTCCAAGATCTTCAGACATTACTGTTATACTACCATTTTCATCTACTCTTACACAAACGCTATTTTTTATCAACGTCATAGAATTAAGAATAGAAATAATTGAATCTCTATCAAACTTAACACGAGACGATTTTTCAAATTTGTTACATACGTATTCATAATTTGGATAATTTTGTTCAACATTCATATCTGATATTATAACGCTATCAAAGCATAAGAATGTTCGCACTCCATCTGTAGAGATTACTATCTCAACTTCCCTATCAGAAAGAAATTGATATAAAATAGAAGCAGCAACCTCGCTAAGCATAATAGCCTTATCTTTCAAAACCGAATTAATTGATTCTACTTCTTTTCTATTTATAAAAAGACGAAACATGTCAGTAGAAACAATATCAATATAATTCTTCTTGACATTAATAAGAACCGTACAGATAGCAGGTCTAAACTCATCTGTCCCAACAAAAGTGAAAGATCTCTTCATCGACTGTATAAAAGACGAACTCAAAACACGAATCGAATCACCAACAGGATAAAAGAAATCAGGGAATGATTTATCTTCAATCCATGTTGAAGAAAACGATCCATTTTTGTACCTAAAAACGATACTGTAATCATTTTTAATTTCTATTTCTATATCCTGATTATGATTTTTGAAAAATGAAATAAGGGTTCCGGCATCTACTAAAAATGAAAATATCTGGTCACAAGAAATATCAGTATTTATGTCAAAGATATCCTCCGTATATGTTATACGTTCGTTCATGGCTTGTATCCGGATGTGATCAAAATATAAAGTTAATTTTATATTCGACGTAACTGAATCCTTTACCGTCCTTTCAAACATCTTAGAGATATTTGAAAGTCTATCATTCATTAATATGCCGGAAACCCTTACCTTCATTTCAAAATTACGATTATGATTTATCTAACACTGCAAATATACAATTTAAAAGTCTAATTTTGATTTAATCTGTTTTAAAATGATATAAATAATATTAAACAACTCTCCTTGCTGCCTCTGCTATCAGCATAGCGTCTACTATTCCATCATGAGCTGTCTTACATCTTTCGTTTTTAACGAACGTATCATTTGGCCATAGTCTTTTAGCGCAAGCTAATGATGTTCTCTTAGTATTTACCTTACTAGCTTCCATAACCTTATCAGAATGTGTCCAAACTAATTTCTGCCATGTTTTAGGAGCTATGAAATGAACGGAGCAATTTATGTCTGGTAATGCCATGCAGAGGGACAGGAACAGCCCATGCAGTTGGCCTTTGTTCTCCATGAGGGAGGCTGTTGAGGACGTGCTGACCCCGTATAGGGCGTGGACGTCCTCTATGACGAACACTACCCTATCAGGATTGTTTTCTACGATCGTATCTCGGCAAAAAACATATTCTTTAGTCAAGTCTACCGGTCCTGAAATTGCTATTCTTGGAGTAGCTATTCTCGATATTAGTTTGCTATCTTGATCTATGCAAGCTATGGCTCCGTCTTTTCCTGGATCTGCTGCTATATATAGTATCATATCCCACATTCTATTAAATATATTTAAAGTTATTTATCCGTTTTAATACATCCCCTCGGAGACCCTTCGGCCTCCCTGGTAGATGTAAATCCCGTTAGGGATAAGTCAGGATTTCTCCTGTAAGTACCCATCGCCAATGTTATAAGAGGTTTTATATAATGGCAACACTGTTTCGTCAAATACACTACTCCTGTTTAATCACCATCCTTAGAGCAAGAAACTTGGATAAACATTCCTTGGTAACTATCTATTCTCAAATAACGTAGCCTTTGTTTCAAGGCTTAGGCTAATAACCCGATCTCTGAAAGAGATGTATTAAACTTTTATAATATAATTATATTGGTTTAATACTATTTGGTGTTATAATACACTAATTTAGATTCATATCGATTTTACCAATGCTGTCATCATTGTCAAAACCTCCATTGTCTGTAAGTTCGTAATCAATAGCTACAGCGCCGTTACCAAGAATGTAAAATCCTTTAAACATCTTTCCTATCTCAATAGGATACACGACATTTACGTCCCTTCCAATATCCTCAAACGGCATAGCAATATCTTCTGTTTCAGCTTCTTTTTGTTTTGCTAATACTCCAACGGGTATATTTTCGCCTTTTATGGATGCGTATGTAACCATATACAGAACATCATTATTGACAAACGCCCTATCACTGCTTACCTTATCCAAGCTAACATATATAATATGTTTTATAAAACTATTGATATCTCCACATATGTTAATAGCTTCTACTTCTTTAGGAATAACTACTTCCACTTCTTCTGGTTTTATATTTTTCTTTTTCATTGCATTAACCTTTTTGTATTTTGTTTTACTTCTTCAACAAGATCCTGATCTTTCATCATTTCCTGCTTAAGTTTCTCATTCTCCTTAATTCTTTTCACCCTATCGGCAAGAATCTTCTTATATTTCTTATCCGATATTTTAATAAACCAAGGACAGTTTCTTGAGGGAATCCTTTTACATGGATAATCAGTAAGACCGTTGGGACCAAACTGCTCACATCTATTGCATTTTTCTGCTCCTGTCATTGTCTTTATATTTTAACAAAATAACTATTTAACTCTCTTTTAGAACACTCTAATATTAAAGCATCTCCCCCAGGCATAAACATGAGAATAGAGTTTCGTTTGAATATACCGTCAATCATTCTGGTAAGTTTATTACCCTTATACGAAAAGATAGTAAACACGATTCCACTTACTCTACTACTTTCATCAAACCTAAACGGAGAAGCGCATGCAACAACATATCTATAACCACCAATTTTAAATTCATCCCCTGGCTTTATTTTAGCAAGGGGAATCATCTTAACTCTCCTGTCTATGCTTACGTTCATTATTTTGCTACCTCGAATTTTATCTGTTCTTTAGGTTCATAATTCCAAACTTCGAAATCATTCGGAGTAAAATCATAGAACCCTTTCCCGTCCATACGGGATGATATAGTTACTTGCGGTACTGGACCGAAAAGAGAACGACGAAGAAGTTCGTTAGCCTGTTCTTCGTGCCGGTCATACACATGCATATCTTGGATGAAATGAGTGAAAACAGCAGGTTTTAACCCGGCGTCATGAGCAAACATCATCATCAACGCCGCGTACTGGGCTACATTCCATAGACCAGCAACAACAGCATCCTGGCTACGCTGATAAAGAGTCATATATAACTCATCTTCTTTAACAGATAAATTGATCTGGAACGCGCATTCTTGAAGAGGTTTAACAGAATTAGTAACAGGATTGAACATAGATGCTATGATACGTCTTGATGACTTATCATTTTTCAACGACCATAAAATAAAATCTGTTTGATTTTCAAATCCATACCCTTCATAAGCACGACCTACTATTTCATTCCTGTTGATAAAATAATTGCTTGAATGAATTATATAAGTATCGTTTTTAGCATCATTCAATATAACGGGAGTGTTGATCATATCGCCGTAACATCCTTCAATCTTTCCATTTTTATCAGCCCACTGATCCCAGATATGAAGACCAAGATCTTTAATATCTACCGATCTTTTTTGAAAAATCCATAAAATTTCCTTTATGGCATTTTTTAGATTAGTGGGTCTAAGTGAACCAAGAGGAAATTCCCGACGAAGATTGTACTGGTTGCATACTTGCAGGATACGCTTCACCTTGACGACTGTCCCATCACAGTAGACCGGTCGCTTTACCTCTTCCCATGGCTGGCTCATTATAAGAGCCAAATTGTCTTGAAATATTTTATCTACTCTTGACATGTTTATATTTTTTTTAACCAACTACCATCCAGTCATCAGCCAACATATCTGATTGAGAAGCTAACCATCCATTTACAATATTATCGTTAGCATCTTTCATGCACAGATAAGAACAAAATTTAATCATGTTGGTTTCTGTTATGTCATAATAATCGTTTACGTATTTTTTAAACGAATCCGGCAATGACTTTACTTTATTAACTATCATATCAGTAGACAACCAATCTTCCGGTCGCTGGAATACGAACATTCCTTTACCATTCCATCCTGAACGAGCAATTAACTTACCTTCTTTTACTGCCTCTAAAGCTTCTCCAAATTTCATAACTATATTTTTTTTTATAAATTAAACTCTGAAAAATCTATTTCAGATCCGGTTGACAAATTAATCATTGACTTCTCAAGCTCTTCCATTGGAACCGGTTTCACAATACCTCCGCTACCAAGAGTTCTTTTATAGAAGTCTATCACCACCTGATCACTGGTTTTTATCGTTTTAGGGATAGGTTGACGAAGATACACTCCATCAAGAGACTTTACTCTTGAAAGAGCCGTATATAGCTGTCCTGTTTCAAAAGAATTTGATACATCCATCATTGCTGCATCTAAGGTAAGGCCCTGGCATTTATGGATTGTGATAGAATAACCTATTTTTATAGGATACTGAATAATAGCTCCTACTACTTCAGATTCTATCTTATATCCGTTTCTTACGTATTTTACTTTCTCAAACGAACATGGTGTTATAACAACCTTAGTATGCTCATCATCTTTCGGTTTATCAAGGACTACTTCAATCTCCCCCTTTTTTATAGATAATACAGTACCAAGAGAGCCATTGAAGTACTCTCCTCCGTTTCTTGTTATCATAACTCTTGATCCTTCTTTCAAGAAAAGAGTTTTTTCAACCGGAGCATCTTTAGGATAATCACCGTTTATAACAGCTTCTAATTTTCTTAAAGAGCCTGGTAACGATGATATTCTCATTTCGTTAATAGCCGTAGCTTTTGAGTTGGTAGTTACAATCTCAACATATCCTTGATTATTATCAGACTGAATACATCTGCTGTTTATTGTATCAAATACATCATCGTCCATCTGCCCTTCACGCACCTTATTAAGAATACTGATAAACTTCTCATCTTTCTGACGATATATTTTTTCAAAAGAAACCATTTCCATTCCTGAAGCCATAAGAGACTTAGAGCTGAAGAAGTAAGATGTATCGTATATTTCTCTAAAAAAATCCTCCTTAATTACTGGCGGAAGTTGAAATAAATCACCTACCATAATAAGCTTCACTCCGCCAAACGGATCCTTGTCTCCTCTTGCATGACGAAGGATGTCGGCTACATTATCAAGTAGATCAGGGCGAACCATAGAAATCTCGTCTATGATAAGATACTTTATATTCTGTAAAATCTTTTCCGAGCCTCCGTTGAATTTATATTCGCAGTTATCCATAAACGCACCTTTCCGTATTTCAGGTATATATGGCTGCATTCCGATTCTGAAAAATGAATGAATGGTTTGACCTCCTGCATTAACAGCAGCAATGCCCGTAGGAGCGACAACAACCGCATTTTTTAATGCCGGTATGATACGTTTAAGGAACGTTGTTTTCCCACTACCTCCTTTCCCGGTAATAAACAACGGTTTAGGTGACTTACAAATAGACTTAATAGCCTTTCCTTGTGCGACATTACCTTCGGACATAACTGAACGAAGAACACACTCCATGATTTTTTTGTCGTAACTAATCGCCATATTTTTTTTCTGATTTTGTTTTACAAAACAAAAGTATTAAAATAAAATAAAATCAAAAACATAAAATACATTAATCATAATTAAAAATAAATAATAAGCCAAATAAGTGGCTTTATAGCAGATCGTAATAGTGTTTCACGCGAATACAATTAGGGCATAATAGTGGCTAACGGTCATTTCCGTCAATACTCTACGAGATTATCGTTTTTCGGCTCTGTCTGCGACCACTAATAACAGCCCCTCTCTCAAGCATCAATCATTGAAATGATGAATAATGAGATATAGGATAAAGATAGGTATCATTACAGAATGATAATTCTTCAAATGGTATATCCTTGAATATAGATTCTCCATCTAATTCTGTATCATTATCTGTTGTGCTATTGTTCGATAATGATCGGATCGTTATATCCATGTTTTCTATCTTCTCCTTAAACTGTTCTGCCTTAACATACGTATAAATGTCTTCGTTTACCGAACCAACCGCTTTAGCCATCTCGCCGGCGAACTCAGCATACATATCCCGTACCTCATTAAAATCTGCCTTTTTGTCAGCTACGGCATTATTATATGATTTCATTCTCCTACTTATCCTACCGCAGACCCCAGCGACGGACGTCCCCACCTCAGCACAGCAGGCTTCAGCCTCAGCCATGCCGGATTTTACGGTGGCTATCTTCTCCTGGCTCCATCCACTAACCTTGTCGTATGATTGTTTAAGACAGTTTAAGAACATGTCCATTCTACGCTTCTTATCTTCTGCTATGATAGCGCGATAGTATTTTCTTACAATCTGGTTTTGTGTACTTTGCTCGTATCCGTCCCAGAAGTCTTTGTGCGCTTCTTTAGCCATAATAGAAGCTAATGACCTTGCTTCTTCTTCTTTTGTCTTTTTACGATCTATGCCAAGAATTTCGCCATCTTCGGAAACAACTTCTTCGGCGTTCAAGAAATTAAGGATATGAGTGTTGTCTTTTAAGAAGAAATTGAAATCGTTTTTCTTACTCACTTTTTCTTTTTCCTCTTTCTCTATATCCTTTTCTCCAAAATACCATCTGTTTGTTGCTCCTTTCTTATATAAGGTCCAGGTATTTGCTATTTGCCAGAAAACGGCCCCGTGTCTATATACCGGAATCAGCTTACCTATTGGGTAGTTATGTTCATTCGCTTCAATATAAGCACGAGGATTATCTACGTATGTTATAAATTGTATGTTTTCGAACCTTTTTACAAGCTTGTCTTGTATCGCCATACTGACAATCTCTTTCTCTTTTGTTAGTCCTACATTCAAATACAATGCAATTGTTTTGTTACTTATCGTCGAATCAATTAATCCATAATACGAGTGGCTTCCGTCTACGACCTCAGCCTGAGAGTTTGGCTCTCCACTGTTCAGTACAGATTCGTTGTTTCTGACTAAATTAACAAACATCGCTTCTCTTATCCTGTCAAGGACTTTTTCATGGTTTGTTATTTCATTTTTCTTTATCTTAATTAAAATCCTATTCTTTGGAATATTCACTTTCCCACATCCGAGAGTAAGTTGTACACCATTAACCCTATATCTTCTTGCAACGAACGTACTATCCGTCATACGGAACAGCTCATCGAACATCGGATGTCCTGTCATGTTCTTGAACTTCGAATACCCGATTCCAAGTTTGTGAAGAAGATCTTTCTGGTTTTTGAATCTTATTCTCGAATCCCGGCGGGATATTTTTATCATACAGTATAAAGCATACAGTTCCATGAATAGCGGATCATCTGACCACTGCTCCAAAAGTCTAAGACTTATGTTTATATTTCTATTTAACTGTAACTTCATAATCTGTAACAAAAAAAAAATCGGATGGATTTTTGGGGATATCCATCCGATTTGTGTCTTTTTGCAGATAATCTCCAAAACCCCGTCACAGATGATGAAGAACAAGAATCAACAAAGACAAACACTTAATATTTTATATCTTTATTTTATCTTGTTTCTACATCTGTGACGTGCTACAAATGTAGAAACAAAATTCAATAATCAAACAATAAGAACTTATTTTTTTAATGCTACAGTGCAAATATCGGGATAAATCCTGAATCTGTTGTCATAAAATACGTTAATTTTATATTTATAAATTCTTAATCCTTATCTTTGTATCAAAACTATAATCGGATGAAAGAGTGTGATAATAAAGATGTTAGTAATAGAGCATATAGGCTTTTAGTGCCTTATTCCGACACAGTGGATATGGCTAAGAAGATACTTCTGTTTTATAACGGGTATCTTATGGCTTCAGGCAATGAGAAGAATGTTATAGACGCAAGACATTTAAATCTTCTTGCTTATTATTTTGTGTTTGGGTATTCTTATGATACCAAGAAGAAGTTTTCTCATTGTTTCAGTACCGATCTTCAATATGTATCGGTTTTGGATACGGAGATGAAGAAAAGAGGTATATTGATTGACAGGGAGGGGAATTACAGGACCAGGTGTTTGTGTCCGGATATAGAGAACATGCGCCGTCTTTTTGTATTGGAAGGTTCCAGGGATCAATGTGCGTTGGTTTCTTTATTTTACAGAAAGAAAACTTTTGATGCTGATGCCGAAGAATAATTTCCCTATATCATTTGAGTCACATATTATAGATGATGTGATGAAGAAAACTGGAGGCGTTTACGATCGAAATCAAATACGGGACGTTTTCAGGGCCAGTATCTCTTATGCCAATAACTTATGTACGTACACTGATAACGTGTCTGTGTCTGTCCCGTATGTAGGTGATATGGTTTGTAATCTTCATGAGATGGAGAGGCGCAAACATAATCTTGAGCGTCTTAAATCCAAGGTAGAAAAATTATCCAAGTATCAGGAAAAGGAGCTTCAGTGCCTTGATATTAAGATAAGGATGATAAAGGATGCTTATGACTCAGGTGAGATAAAAGGTGGGGATATGTTGATAAAACACAACAAATTATCTATCTTTAAATCTCGTAAGGGTCATAGTTTTAGTGAAATACAAAATATTCAAGAACAGGAATTTAATAGATAATGAAATGAAAAAGATTTTGCAAGCGGAAGTTATATACGATGCTTTTATGGATACGATATTAAAAAAACTTCCAAGAAGAAAAGAGGATTATCCTGATTGGTACAAAGAACGTCTTGAAAAGTGTGAAGGATGTAAATTCAACACCAAGAACGTTCCTAACTCTATGTTGCCTCTTTCTTTGTATGTAAGCAAGAAAATAGGTAAAAATCGTTGTTCGGTATGTACGTGCTTCATCAAGCAAAAGGCCTGGAGCAAGACAGAGGAGTGTGCGCTTGGGGAGGGGCTTCCTCGTCCTTCGTGGATGGACCGGCAGTATTCTATTGATTTTTATGATGAGAAGTCAAGATGGAACAGGTTAGAACTTATTACAATGGATTCTGATGAATTTAATGTTATTTCTACAGATGACAAGCAATATAACATTGACCTATCTAAAGACGGTAAATCATTTGAAATTATTTTCGAACCGGTAGAAAAAGGGAACAGTATAAGGTTTTCATTCGTTCTTGAGTCGAAGCATGATATGAAGATAACAGCATCAGAGACATCTTGTGGATGTACGTCCTCTAATTTGAATATCATTGACTCCCGTCACTTCAAGTTCAATATAGAGATACATACAGCAGGATTTGGAATAGGAAGATTCGTAAAGCACATGACTGTTCACTATCAAAAAGATGGGTCTCAAAAAGAGGAAAAGATTCCGTTTAATTTTGAAGGTACTATAATTCAAAAAAGTTAAGTTATGGGCGGATGTGGTAAAGCAAGGCATTTACAATGCGAGGATAAAAGGAAGTCCTTATTTTCTATGTTGCAGGCATCTTGTGACGATCTCCCTGATTATTCTGCCGGGGACATTCTCTATGCCGTACTTAGATCTTTTGCAAAGAAAAGAGGATTGTCTGTTTCTTTTTTAAGGACGTTGACAGACAGCGAGCTTTTTGAAGTGGCTGATTATAATTTATCAATGGAGTTGATGGACGTTATTATTTACGATAAAAAGGTTCTTGATAATGAAGAAGATTGATTTTGATTCAGATATAAAGCATCTTATTTCTTATTACAACCATCTACTGTCTGAGCAGGATAAGGTGGGAGAGGATATGGAAGAGCTAACTAAGGATATTATTAGGAAGAAGGAAGAGGAAAACAACATAGAGTTAGAAGACTTTATTGACTTAGAAGAAAAGTCGTTTATGACCAACTTGTATCAACAAGAGATAATGAAAGTATCTTCTTCTGTCAAGACCGTCTACAGGTTGTCTATTAACGCCGGTCATGATCTTAATATAGATGATGACAGCAAGAAGGTTCTTGACATGATAGTAAACGACGGAGAATCGGATTTTATTATGTACGTTGATAATAATACTGATTCTGTTGCGTTCAAGGATGAATTTGTTGAGGAAGGAATAAAAAACATGTGTAAGTATCGTGTTGATCCATCTTCTCTTGAAGATAGGTTTAATATGCTTAAGTCTCAGTATGAGGCTTTTTTAAAAATCGTGAACAATGAAAGCAAGAAAGCCGACTAACGATGATGTTTCTTACGTAGATAGGAAACTTATTGTATTAAGGGATCAGATAGATAAGGCTGAACGTTATCTATCTGAAAACCCTTGGGATAAAATAGAAGATTCCGATAAGAGGGAGAAAGAATTTAGGTTTCAAAAAAGCTTGTCTGATAGCTTAATGCAATGGACTGAATCTTATATTAAGATGTGTGGGATAATGGATGTCTATAATCAGCTTGAGGCTGCCAAAAACAAGAAAAGCCTAAAAGGAGGACAAACAGTATCAGGTATTCAGTCTTTTGTTAAGAATGAAGCTAAGAGCAAGCTCGATAAGTAGTTTTGTCATGAATTTTAACAGTAAAGAACTTTATATAAATATGGGTAACGATATTCCGTTATGGAATGACCTTTATTCTTATGAAGAGCAAGACGATGATGTCAAGCAATTCTGGGAGAATGAGGCTATGAAACTCCTTAACGGTGTTACCATAAATGGGGTATTTATCCATCCTTGGCTATACTGGCATATCAATTTCTGGAAGATGATGATTGACGTAGGAGATGATCGTATTCCTGGAAATTCGCAGCTTCGTGATAATGAATGGATGTTTGCCGAATTTCTAAAGCAGGCTGAAGAAGAGAATAAAGGAATATTCATGTTCGGGTGCCGTCGTTTTGGAAAAGCCCTTCTTGATTCTGAGATACTTTATCTTGAGGACCTGGAAAAGATGATAGGAAATATCGTTGTAGGGGATAAGATATATGACGATAAAGGGAATTTGGTAGAGGTCGTAGGTGTTTATCCCCAAGGAAAAGTAACTACCTACAGAGTCGTATTCGAAGACGGTCGTAACGTTATTTGCTGCGGTAATCATCAATGGCGCGTCAATCATGGCGGAAAATGGCATGTTAGGAGTCTTAGAGCCATAGCTGGATTAGATTATAAGAGTATGTCTATTCCAGTAGGTGAGGCCCTGAACTACCCTACGGCAAAGCTGCCGGTTCCGCCGTCGGCCTACGCCTCGATGCTGGCGGCTTATCTCGGTGGCTATGGTGGGGATATGTTTTTCGATAAATACATTTGTAAGAAATTTTTAAGATCGTCTATAGATCAAAAAAAAGATTTTATAGAAAACTTCATTCGTTCTTTCAGAAACGTAGTAACCGGAGAAGAAGAGCTTACGTTGTCTCATATTGACATGGATGTCATAAATTTTGTACAACGTATGTTTTGGGCTTCAGGTTGGTATGCTAAATTGGAGGGGAACAAACTTATACTATCAAGGAATCGTAAGGAATTAAAAATAAGATCCATATCGATATACGGAAAGGAGCATGCCACTTGTATAACCGTTGATAATGACTCTCATTTATTTTTGACCACCAATTACATCGTTACTCATAATACGGCCATAATGAGTTCGTTTTTGGCTCGTAATGCTACAATGACATACAATTTGACACATAATGTTATTGGGTCAAGTAAGGAGGACCTTATGAGTCTTGGTGAGTATCTTGAGTTTGGTCTTGATAATATACATCCTTATCTAAGAATAAATAGAACAGGTAATGATTGGTTTAAAGAGGTTATTATGGGTACTAAGACGGTGAACAATATTCGTGACGTTCACGCTCGTATTCGTATTACCAATATTGATAGCGGTAAAGCCGGTGCCTCTCTTAAGACCGCATCTGGAACACCATATACATCTATTTATGATGAGGTAGGTAAATTTCCATTTTTAGCAGCATACTTACAAGGTCGTCCTGCCCATATGATGCACGGTAGAATGAGGGGGATGATGATATGCTCCGGTACGGGCGGCAACGTTGAAAAGTCTCAAGATGCTCAAAAAGTGATGAATAACCCTGCTGAATACGGGTTTATTGTCATGAATTATGATCTGCTTAATAAACGTTGTTTAAAACCAACTTGGCGTATTAGTCAATCCGGTTGTTTTGTTCCTGCTCAGATGTCTCATGCTTATGATAAGGAAACAACAACCTTAGATAAGTACCTTGGAATAGAGAAAGCTACAGGTCTTAAGAAAATAGATATTCAGGTATCAAAATTTGATGATAATACTAAGAAGATAAAATCTCGTCTTGATGAACTTGTCAAAAAGGATAGAGCTTTATACGTTCAGGAACGAATGGCATTTCCTTTGTCTATAGATGATTGTTTTCTTAATACGAATGTAAATAGGTTTCCTGTAGAAGATGCTTTGAAGCACAAAAGCCGTCTTCTTGAAGAAGGAAGACCAGGGAAAACAGTAGACATATATCAGACTGATGGAATGAAAATGGGCTATCATTTTAGTGATAAACAGCTCGCTGATTATCCGTTCCAAGGTGGAAATATAGATGCTCCTATTGTTATATACGAAAATCCGCCTGAAGATGGAGGTATTTTTGATTTCACATACGTGAGTGGATGTTTACTTCCAGGTGAGAGAGTATTAACAGATAAAGGGTGGAAATACGTTGAAGATGTAAAATATGAAGATAAGCTTGTAAATAAAGATGGAGAATATGTTTTTATTAACAAAAGACTGTTATATAATAAAATAGATGAAGATGTGTATGATGTTAAAATGTATAATGGAGTTTCAATAACACGTTTTACGAAAGAGCATCCATTGTATGTTAGTGACAATAAACTTAAAAATGGTAAAATAATATGTGAAGATTTATTTAGCTTTGATTTTGTTAAAGTATCTGATGTAAAGAGTGGAATGTGGATTAAATATCCAAATATTTACAGAAAGGAGATATATCCTTGTAAAGAATTATTCCCTTATGTAATGTCTGATGATTTATGGTATTTAATAGGAGCTTGGATAGGTAATGGGTATTCAAGGATAGACAAACATCATGTAGGCATATATATAAGTACACATAAAAACAATGATAAGTTTATAAAGAAAATAGATGATATATGTAAATCATGTTTTGGTAAATATACTAATAAAAGATTCAGGGATAATAGTTGCGAGATATTTTGCAGTGTAAAGGAGTTTGCAATATGGATGGACTCCACATTTGGTAAATATGCCAATGGAAAATTTATACCAGAATGGGTTAAGTATATACCTCATGAGTATAAGGTTTCTTTTTTGTGTGGATATCTTGATACGGATGGTTGTTGTTATGCCGTTAATGGTAAGAAATTATATACTATTGAATATACAAGCTGTAATTTAAAATTATTAGAGAGTGTACAAGATATTTTGTTTTCAATAGGAATAGTTTCTAATATAAAAATTAATAAAAACGATAGATCTGATGTTATTCAAGGTCATTTTAAGAAAAGTAATTGTTTATATTATTTATCTTTTGGTACAAATGGTATATTAAAATTACTATCATTTGGTATAAGCAGTGTTAAGCTTGATGGTATTATTATTTCAGATAAAATAATCAAGGCTAAGAAAAAGGGGTGTTTTATAAGTAGTGATGGTAATTATATTTATATAAGGATTAAAAGTATAGAGAAGGAATTGTATTCTGGTCCTGTGTATAATTTTGATTGTGATACGCATACCTATTTATGTCATCACATAACTACCCATAATTGCGACCCCTATAAATCAGACAAGGCTGATACTGATTCTGTTGGTACGTTTTATGTACTTAAAAGGTATGTAAAAATCAACGATCCATTTGCTTATTGCATAGTAGCATCATACGCATCACGTCCTCCATCTTCCGATGATTTTTGTAGGAATTGTGAAATACTTCAAGAAGCGTATGGGGCTAAGTGTCTTATGGAGAATGCCGATCGAATGTATGAACTGTATCTTACGAGACGAAATAAGCAGCTCATGTTACTGGAAGACGGTGAACGTCTTGCCGGTAAGATTATCCGTGCTGGCGCCCGTCAGAACAACAAGCTCGGTTTGGCTCCTACGGTTCCCAATCAGCGCATGCTTTTCAATACCGTTATTCAATATTGTTGGGAGGATGTTGTTGTCGGGTATGATGATGATGGTAATGAAATAACACAGAAAGGTATTTACCGTATCCCTGATATAGAACTTCTTGATGAGATCATAGCCTTCGGCCCTGGGGTCAACACCGACCGTATCATAGCCTTCGGCCACGCTCTTCTTCTGGCTAAGTATTATGATGATATGGGTTACATGCCTGAAAGTACGACTCAGAAGGAGAATCAAAAGAAGAGGGAACGTAAGAAGATGGAACAGGTTAAAGGATTTACGGTAAGAAGACATAACCCGTATAAAATGAGGTGACGAGAACAAATTCCTTATCTTTGTGAAAAATAGGATAATAGGATGGAATATTTCAATAGAGATCAGGCTTTTCCGGCCAGAGGAGTATTTTCAGGTTTGCCGGTGCAGGCTATACCTACCAAGAGAAAAACCAAGGAGTGGTTTAAAGCCACTATGGATTCTCTTGAATTGATTGGTTTGAAGCAGCTTGATGAGAACCAAAAGTTCAAAGATTTTTACAGGATGATGGAAGGGAAGCTGTCATTTATGGAGCTGAAAGATGTAATTCCTTATCTTAAGGATGTTCAGTCTATAAGGGACAATGTAAATATTCCATCATTCTTACGTCATTATGATATAATAGGTACGATCGTAAACGCTTTTGTAGGATGGTTGGGCAACCTTTCTGACAAGTATAATGTAGTTGGATTGGACGAATCTGAAGTGAATCAGTATTCTGCCACGAAGGAAAATCTTCTTCATAATTACATTAAGGAGGAATTGGACAGAAGGGTTAGGCAAGAGTTATTGAATAGAGGATTGGATCCGGATTATAATAATTTTGACAGCGAAGAAGAAAAGCAGGCTTATGCTCAACAGATACAAGAGGTGAAAGCATCTATGACCCCTCCTGAGATAGAGAACTTCATGAATACAAAATGGAAGACTGCCGAGGTCATATGGGGTTCTCATACGCTTGAGGCGGACAGGGGGCGTTTTTACATGGATGAGATAGACACTGAGAATTTCATCGACTATCTTCTTACCGGTCGTTGTTTTAGAAACTATCATGTAGGATACGACTATTATAAGCCGGAGAGATGGTCTCCGTTGAATACGTTTTATTCTAAGACATTAGATAGCAAGTATCCGCAGTACGGTGATTATATTGGTCGTGTTCATTATTATACTGCCAATGATATTATAGTAAGGTGGGGGCATCTTCTTACGGCAAAAGACAAGCAAAAGCTTATAGGAGGTGCTGATAATTTCAATGGTACTTATAACAATGGTGATAATGGAAGCTATGTAAGTTTATCCAAATCGGCGAGTGTAGGGATGTTATATCAGAATAAGGTAATACCTTGGAAAGGATATAATGATTATGCTTCTATAAAAGCTTATGAGGATTATTACGGTATTCCAGCCGGCACATATACCGGATACGATAGTAATGGCAACGAATATCACAGAACCAGATTCATGCCAAATTTAGAGCATGGTAATTATTATAACCGTGCCCAGAGTTTAAGCGACGAGCATGTTCGTAGTGATTTGTATCAGGTAACTGAATCATATTGGGTATCCCCGGCTCAGGTGTATGTAATTACCTACCAAACTGAAACCGGATTAGTAACTACCGAAATGGTAACCGACGAGCTTCTTCAGGACTTTTTACAGGAAAATGGTATTAAGAAAATTACCAGAACCATGAGTAAGGGAATGGAGAACCCGGAGATTAATACCTATTTCGTAGATTACGTTCCACAGGTAAGGTACGGGGTTAAAATAAGTGGAGGTGCCCTCGCTCAGGACAACCTGTATCTGGATGGAGAACCTATCGATCACCAGATAAAAGGGGATAGCAACATCTATGACTTTGTTTTACCTGTTGCCGGATATATCGGTACTTCTATGGCTAACAGGATTCAGCCATATCAAATATTCTATAATTTCTCCATAAACCAGATAAACAATATTCTTGAAAAGGAGATCGGTAAATTCTTCTTAGGAGATATAAATCTGGTTCCGAGTGAATACAAGGATTTGGGTGAAGATGTGGCTGATATATGGGCAAACCTTCTTGATGTAGCTAAGTCTGTAGGTGCTCTTACATTAGATACCTCATCTCAAAACACGAAAGGTGGTGTCCCTTTCAACCAGTTTGCTGTCTATGATTTGTCCCAGACAGAGCAACTTAAAACAAGAATGGAACTTGCTGAATGGTCGAGGATGAAATGTTTTGAAATGGTTGGTATCACGCCTCAAGTAATTAACGGCCCCAACAGGTATGAGACCGCCACCGGGGTCCAGCAGGGCGTTACAGCATCTATGTTACAAACACAGATATACTTTGATAACTTCGGTTACTTCAAGAAACGCGCTTTGGATCTTCATCTGGCTGTTGCTCAACAATGTCAGGAAGAAGGAAAGGATATTTCTGTAATGTACACAAAAAGTGATCTTACCAGAGCGTTTTTATCTATAGGAACCGACGGTCTTAGTCTAAGGCATCTTGGTGTTCAGGCATTATCTAATTCCAAGAAAAGGGATGAGCTTGAGAAATTTAAAACTTTCATGTTGCAGCTAAATACAGCCGGAGGCGATATTTACGATCTTGCATCTATCTTCACATCAGATTCTATGGTGGAACTTATACAGAATGCAAGGAATACTCGCGCATACAACGAGCGTCAGATGCAGCAGCAACAACAGAATCAGATGCAGCTTAACCAGCAACAGATACAAGCTGAAGCTGCTGAGAAGGATAAGCAACGTCAGCATGAACTTGCTTTGGAAGACAAGAAAGGTCAATACAGGATACTTCAAGAGAAGATTCAGGCGGCAGGCAGGGCGGCAGACGCCAAGAGCGACGCCACCTCCCTCAACTTCCTGGCTTCTGTTTCAGATCAGACCGTAAGGCAAGCTGATATAGAAAGCAATGAAAGGATAGAGGATAAGAAAATTGAAAACGATTCCAAACTTCATGATGATGAAATGAGAATGAAAATGGAAGAGTTAAAATTAAAATCCAAAGAGCTTGCTCAACGAGCGAGGGAAGATGCCACCAAAAGGTATGTAGCCGGAATCAATAAGAATTAAGGATTAAACATCCCCAAATTTCATTAGAAAATATCTAATAAAATTTGGGGATGTTTAATTTTTAGTGAAGATTAAACACTTATAAGTTTTTTGTCTGAAATATAGGTATTTAAATATTTTTGCAGTATGGGAAAATTAGAAAAAAATGGAATAGTAGAATTGGACGATATTTTTAGTATCGGTCCAGTTGATGATGTTTATAATAGGGAAGAAGATATTCTGCCTATTAATGGTAATGAACCGGCTAAAAAAGATGAGAAGCCTGTAGAAGAAGGTTCTCAAATTAAAGAAGAGCCGGTTGTCGATCCTACTCCTGACCCTAAAGAGGATAAAAAAGGAGAAGAGAATGTGGTTGACGTTAAACAGGATCCGGTAGAGACCCCGGTTGTCAATTACAGAAAAGTATTGGATGCCCTTTCTTCAAGAGGGATCATTCCCGATTTGAAAGATGTGGTATTTAGCGGTGAAAACGGCGAAGAGATTACTATCAATGATCTTGATTTTAGTAAAGAAGATTCGTTGTGTGACATACTATCTACAGTCCTTGAAAGCCAGAAAGAGGATATTGTTAAGGATAAGATAGATGTTACTTCTGTTTCTGATATTACCAAGAAGCTTATTCAGGCTGATAAGGCTGGCGCTAATATCGTTGATATTCTTAAGCAATATGATACGAATGTCGCTCCGATAGAAAAGCTTGACATTGAAAACAAAGCAGATCAGATAAAGATCGTTCGCCATTATGTTGATCTTCTTGGGTTGCCTAAAGATGAAGCTGATGAGTTTTTCAAAGGCATTATCAATAAAGGAGAAGAGTATGTTGAAGCAAAGGCTATAAAGTATAAGGCTGAGCTTGATAAGAGAATGGATGATATTATCCAGCAACGTACTAAAGAGGCTGCCGAAAAGAAGGCGAAGGATGCAGAAGATTTTAGAAGGTATAAGAAAGACCTTAAGTCTTCTATCCAGGCAAAGTATCAGCTAAATGACACTATGGTATCTAAAGCTCTTGATTTTGCCCTAAAACCTTCTGAATCGAATCCCGGAATTACCAAAGCATTTAATAGGGTAAGGGAGATGATGATGAATCCGGAAGAAGCGCCAGATTTGATTATGTTTCTTATGAACCCAGGAGAGTTCATAAAACAGAAGTCGAATCAAGCTGTAGTTGATGAGAAGAAGAAAATTTATAAGCTCATCAGCCACACAAATAAAGACAAGAGGGTAGCTCCGGTAGATGATAAAGGTGATCAAGTTCAAGGTGTGAAGTTCGATGAAATCAGTATAGATTAAAAATTAAAACATTTTTTCGTTCATGGCTAATGTACTTTTAACAAAAAATTTCCCGGCCACCATGAATGGTGACACGGTGATTGGATATACCGACGCTAAAGTCGTTAAGCAAAGTATCGTAGAGCACGATCTTAGCTCTTTAGAAGATTGGTACTACGAAAATCCGGATAAGAACCATCTGGGTATGCTTGAGTTGTTTTCTAACATTACAAACTATCCTCTGCCTATGTATATGGGTATGATTAAACAGGATGCTACTATTACCGTAAATGGTATCAATGGTTCATTCCGTTATGATCTTCCGGTATCAGAAACGTATGAGGTGGTTACAGTAGAAGACACGTCTTTGAAATATGCAAAACCCGGTATTGATGAAAGCTTCTTCGAAATTGTGTTGAATGCACAATTTAAACAAGGAGATGTTATTACTTACGATGTGATTAACGGTTGCCAGGCTCTTATCTCTACAGAGCGCCCTCCGAAACAAGAAGGTGAAAACTGGAGATATTGGTGTAAGCTGTGGGGTCGTTCTCGTGCTAAATACTTCCCGAAAGACATGCTTCGCGCCGGTATTAAATACTGGAAGGTAACAAACGTTCTTGGTGAGTTCTCTACTCAGTTCTCTGGTGTAGGAGGTGCTTCTAAGGCCGGTTCTATGACTTGTGAATTTACGCTTGGTGGACACCGTGGTGTTGAAGGTGAAACGACTATGTACGCTGGTATTAAGTCTTTGGCTTATGCGGACGAACGTACACAGAATTTCATCGACAAGGCTTACCAGAAAGTTCGTCAGCTTTCTGAAATCAGAGGAGGTGATGCAAGTTATGCCATTATCGGTTCTCGTCTTGGTGACGGAAGCATTGATATGCGTACGGCACGTGTAGCCAATACAGTGTCTTTGTTCTGTTTGGCTGAGTTGGCTAAGATGGAAGCATACGAACTTATGTTCATGCGTGGAGGTAGAGTTAAGGGTCATAATGGTGTTTTGATGAAAAACGAAGGTTTGTACCATCAACTTCGCCGTGGTTTCGTTATCTCATATGCACGTCCGGGCGGTATCAAGCGCGAACACTTCCTGGCTGCTGCTGACTATATTTTCCGTGGTCGTAGCGATATGCCGATTGAAAATCGTGTAATGAAATTCAAGGTAGGTGCTATGGCTTACAAGAACATCGTTGAAATCTTCCGTGATGAGTTCTTCTCTCAATTGGGTGCCTTGGCTCCGCTTATGGGTACAGAACGTATTATCAATAATCCGGTAACAGGATCAAACGATGCTCTTGAATTAGGAACTGTAAAGATCAAGGGTGTTACTATTCCGGGTATTGGTAAGGTTATTGTAGAACACGAACCTTCTTTGGATTACGTTGATATGGTAGATAGAAGCCAGTTGGTAGACGGTATGACTCCTATCACATCATATTCATGTATTATGGAAGACTTGACCGCTCCTGAATATTCCAATGCATTCGCCGGCATCCCTGCTTCAGCCGAAGCTCGTATTGGTAATATCAACAGCAACGTATTCTACGTTAAGCCTGATATCGGTTCTATGTGGTGGGGTTACGAACAAGGTAGATGGTCATCCAGAGTATCGGCTCAAGAAATTGTATCCAGCCATCCTCGTATGTCAGAACAATTCTGGTGCCATTCTGTATCGGCTTGTTGGGTAAAAGATACCAGCCGGTTCGTAACAATTGAATTGTTACCAAGCTCTTTGTAATCATAACTTTTAATATTAACTTGCGGTCGGCTTTAAAACCGGCCGCAAATTTTGTTTCTAACATAGTCTTTTCATATATGAAAAGACGTAGGGTATATAAAAAAATGGGAAAAAAGATTTTTGAAGAAAGCCATGAGTCTAAGAAACTGCTGGCTACCGTAGGAGGAATGAAGATATATTCCGACTCTATTTATGTTATAACAGGTAAGATGGATGAAGAAGCTCCTTCCGGATATCAGGAAAGAGGCATTTCCAAGACTCCTTTCCCTGGGAACAAGACAGTATCTTGTTGTGGATGGGACAAGGATCTTAGGGTGTATGATACAGGTTTCTTTATCAATTCAGCATGTTATAAAGGTTACTCACTTGAAGACAAGAAGAATGAAATGGATATGCGTATTAAGAATATTCGGTATCCGTTTGAAGAAACTGTCAATGAGGACCTGGACCAAAAGAACTTCGATTTCTGGGATTCTTACAGAATTGACTTATATGATGGTCGTTTGTTCTACACTAATGACGTTCGTGATTTATTTGAGCTGTATATAGCTATTTTATCCAAGTCTCTTACTCCTAAAGAGGAAGACGGTAATCCGATGTACGTTGAATCTTATTATTGTGTAGAAGACAAGACTACGGCCGTAGATATCAGGAAACAACGTCAGATTGACAAGGCTGATATTTTATACGAGTTCATGAACAAACTGAAAGGATCCGAGGCTGAAAGGAAAAGCATCTACGATCTGCTTTTGTATCTTGATATCATATATAGCGTAGAGCTTGATCAGAGCATGGTTCAATACATATTCACTAATTGGATTGATGCTAAGAATACGAACGTTGACATGTATAAAGAAGCAAGCTCAAGGTTCTTGTCTGATGATGAATCTTCTGAGGGAATGCAGGTGATCAAATTCCATCGTATGATTAGGGAAATGATCGAGGGACTGGCTGTCACCGTCAACACCGACGGACTGTATCTGAATGGCGAGCTCCTGGGCGCCGACGCTATCTCTGCGTCTATGGCTCTTGCTTCCAATAAGTCGATGTTAGAAACCAAGTCACGTGTTCTGGAAGCGTATAATGCTTTAAAGAACAAGCATAAAAAAATAGAAGGAGATAAGTCTGACAAGAAGAAAAAGGAAGACGAAAAAGGTTTTGATATTGATCAATACGCTGATAAAAAAGAATAATTTATGAAGATTGTTGATTGTTATCTTCGGGCCTTACAGAAGGCTGAAGAAAACATGACCAACGGTGGTATAAAACTTGACAAGGCACGTTTTGTTCAGCTTTTTAATGACGAACAAAACCGCCTTGTTCGTTATATCCTTGATAAGAAAAACGAAGAGGATATACGTTATATCCAAAAGTTAGTTGTGTATTCAAAAGAACTTGACGAGAAAGGAGATAAAGATAATCCGGAAAGCACTTTGTTTTCATTGCCTTCTGATTTCTTTTCTTTTTCAAACATATCAGGCGTATTTACCAAAGGTGAATGCACGGTCACTGATTTTACCATGTGGGAGGCTAAGAACGAAAACCCGCATGAGCTTCTTGCCGACTTTTTTAACAAACCTGATTTTGATTTTAGGGAAACGTTCTACACTATAGGCGAAGATTCGGTAAGGGTGTACAAGTCTGGTTTTGAAGTAGACACCGTTTACCTTACGTATTACCGCTATCCTAAGGAAGTTGACATCGAAGGATATGTTAAATCCGATGGTTCTAATTCAACCGATATAGATCCTGAATTAGATGATAAATTAATTGGTATTATCCTTAACATGATTGAAAAGCAATTTGCTTTGAATGAAAGCGAATATGGACGTTATCAAATAGACTCAAACAACGTCCAATCTCCTTTATAGCAGAATAAAGACGTGTCCTAAATTAAAGACTATCAAAAAGCATTAAGAATTAATTAATTCCTAATGCTTTTTGTTGCTTATATGACTATCGCTATTTTTGAGACAGATAACAGAATATTAATTTTTAAAATATTATAAGGCTATGGCTATCCATAAACCGTATGACAGACACATTATCTGTCCTCCGCACGCTAAGTTGGCGGACGTAGATTCTTTGTTGCTTCAAGAAGGTCAGATCGCTATCTATGATTTGGATGGTGAGCAGACTAAAGATGGTTTGAAAGCGTTGAAAGACTTGAAAGGATATCGTAAGGACGAACAACGTTTCCAGATCAGAATCGGACGTAATGAGATGGTGAACGACCGTGTATCTGATGATAAATCATTCTCTACACCTACGTTTGCTATTGATGAAATTATAGAAGTGTATGCTTCTGCTCCGAAGAGCAAAGAAATTAAAGTAGATGAAGTTATTTTCGGTTACAACGGAATTGACGACAATACCGCTATTACAGCAAGAAAAGGCGATCGTATCCCTATTCATATTAAGCTGACAGGACGTTTGTTCGAGCTTCGTGGTTATCCGATGGGTGAGGTGAATATCGATGATTACATCATTTTCGAAAACTGTCCTGGTCGTGAGGATATGTGTTCAGAATGTGATCCTTGCGAAGATGTTGATATTTTGGCTGCTATCTTGAAAACAATCGAACGTATCAAGAATCAGCCGATTGCAGGTGGTGGAAAGGTAGGTGATTTTGTAGAAATCCATCCTATCCATTCTTGTGACGAGTTGGAAAAAACTCCGGTGGAAACCGACATGAATTTCTATTGTATGGAAATGTGTGATACCGGTGATGCTTATGCCCTGGCTCAGCTTAAGGCTGCTTATCCTGGTTTGGATATCAAGAGAGTCGGACGTCATCTTTCTACTTCCAAATATCAGGTGATGAAAGAAGGTGGTAAGCCTGCTGATTATACTCAAAAGCTGTCTTCTATAATGAAAGGCTGCGAAGAGTGTCCTGAAGGATATACTAAGGTAGACGGCGGTTTGATTTATGCCGTAACGTTAGAGGATGATGGCGTTGATCAGTCTACTGTAGTAGAAAGCATTAAGAATGCCGTTAGTAGCACTGCCGAGAAAACAGCAGCCCAAGATGGCGGCGTAGGTATGTACACTGTGGCCGTAAGCAAGAAACTGACGAAGGCTGATATCGATGCATTTGTAGAAACCAATCCGACTGCCACAGTAACGTTCGTTGCTAAAACAGCAGATATGTGTAGCAATCCTACTGTTACTACCGTTAGCTGGGAAGCATGTGGTTCTTGTAAGATTTCGAAAGAAGCTTATGAAATTACGTTGCCAGATGATGAATGTGGTAACAGTGCTAAAGAAGAATTACAGGCAGCATTCCCGTATCTGACAATCGAAGATTACGGTACACCTGGTGGATGTCAACACAAATTCAAAACAACGGTCGTTACTAACATGGTTTGCGACGAATGCGATAAAATTTTCAAAGACTTCTTCGTATCAAAAGCTCCCGAATCTTATCGTGGACGTAACTGGAAACGTTTGGGTGCCGTAGCAGGAGATCAGTCCATTATCGCCGATCCGCTTCCTAAGAACTGCAAATGCGGTATCTTGTTCCGTGGTATTGACTACATGATTTCTCCGTCTGACTGTTTGATTGACCGTCTGACATTCCAAGAAGGATCTGTTCGTATTGCTGTAAATGGCGGTTATCCGGATGAACAGCGCGAGACTATCAGCACGTACTTCAACCCGATCCATACCGAATATAAACAGCACTGGGCTCCGCGTACTCACCTCGGCGCTGAATTGCTGGATAAGGAACGCGAACAACGTATGTTCTTCGATTTCCGTAAGACTCACCAAGAACTTATGGAACGGATGTTTACCAACGAAGAAACCCGCTTAGATCTGTTGGCTCCGTATGCTGATTATTCAGTAACGTTGAAGCCGGCACGTTACTCTAACGGCTTCGGTAGGGTAATTGATGATCATATTACAGTACACTTCCATGTACCGTATGGCGCTCACGAAGGTATTCAAGACCTTATGGACTTGTTAGCTGCTTCGGCAAATATCAAGCCCTGCAAGATTTGATTTTCCTTTTTTCTATATATCCCAAGGGGGAGGAGGCTGGTCCTCCACCCCCTTTTTTGTAATAAAATAATTTGAAATAGATCAATTTCATATGAACGGCGTGGATTTTTTATCCGGTGCCTTTGGTAGGGGCATTGATAAAATAACCAACATAGTTGGAAAATGGGGTTCCTCCCAACCGGTAGATGACAGCAAATCCGGTATAAAAATAGGGGACAAAATCTACCAAGTGGTTGTGTCCTTAAATGGCTGTTATTGGTATCTTGACGAAGAAGGTAAGAAGCATCCTGTTTCTGGTATTCCGGCCACAACCGAATGGGAGTGGATTAACATAGCTGAGAAAGTTATCAAAGATTTCAAAACCTGTTACCGTACACCTGGTGGAAAGGTTGAAGTATGGAGTTGGTATCTTCTTAACGATCAGATGGATGTTCTTAAAGAAACCCATAGAATTACCGACAGTACCGACATGGATAATCCGGTAGGTAAGGTTCTTACTAAAATACCGGACGAGTGGGTTATGATCGACTGCGATCTTCCTGATATGACAGAACGCGATATTACATTCGTTAACAGATGTTATAAGACTCCGGATGGTAAGGTTGAAATAGAAGGATTGGAAGCCATAGATGATAAGATAAATATCAGGGAGTCTATTTATACCGTTATTCAGTCGACGGACGATAATTTCCCTGCCGGCCATGTTTTTAAACTAATTCCAGAGAATTGGGTTCGAATGGTTTGTGACTTTCCTGACATGACAGAACGAGACGTAACTTACGTTCTTGAATGTTACACTACTAAAAAAGGAAAAGTTCAAGTAGAAGGTTTGGTAGCCATAGATAACATCCTTGGAGCCAGGGAAGAGGTTTATACCGTTCTTCAGTCAACTGATCCTGATATTAAGGTAGGAACCGTGCTGGATTCCATTCCCGAAGATTGGGTGAGGATGGTCTGCGATTTTCCTGACATGACGGACAGGGAAATTGTTGAAGTGGACGAATGTTATAAGACTGATGGTGGCAAGGTCAATATAAAAGGTTATCAAGCTATTGATGCCGTTCTTGGTGTAAGGGAACAGTATTATTATATTGTTAAGACAACGGACGACGCCTATCCTCAGTGGACGAGAATAGATAAGATACCTAACGAATGGACGAAAACCGAATGCGATTTTCCTGATCTTACGGAAAGACATATTATGTCCGTAGATGAATGTTATACTACTCCTGGTGGTAAAATACATCTTGGTGGATATAGGTCGGTAGATAGCATAATAGGTGTCCGGGACGAGTATCTTATTGTCTTAGAAACTACCGACCCTGATATACAAAGAGGCGCCACATTCAGCAAAATACAAGAAGGATGGCAGCGTATTGTTTGTGATTTCCCTGATGCTACTACATCCGACACGGAAATAGTAGAAAACTGCTATAAGACGGAAAAGGGCAAGGTTCAGATCCGGACATACATAACAATGGACGGATACGGGAATACAAGGGAATTGAGACATATGGTTCTTAAAACAACCGATCCTGATTACAATATCGGATCCAATATTGATCATATACCGGTAGGGTGGTTAAGTATTGAGTGTGATTTTGCGTCTGCTACACAGCGCCATATAAGACAGGTCAAAAACTGCTACGTTTCTGATGCAGGGAGCATTTACGTTGAGGGAGAAATCGTTTACGATAATGACCTTGACGTGGACAAGATGGCGCTGACGGTCATGGAAAGCACTGACCCGGCGATAGCCGTAGGGACGGAGCTGGCTGCCATTCCCTCTGGCTACGTGAGAACAGTTTGTAGATGTAATTGTTGCAACCACTAAATCTTATTGTCATGAGCTGTAACGAATATTTTTTAGTAACACTGGAGTCTAAACCGACTCCAGTCCGTCATAAATACACGAATTTAACAGACGAATGGTATGGTCCTGATGGTGTTAAGTACGAAGATCCTGATACGATAGCCAAAATCGAAGAACAAGCTACAGATAAGAATCGTATAGGGTATAACACTTTATATCAGAAACTTATTGAAATACATTCTCAAGGAGAGTCAATAAAATCAGACATCGGAGACATAGGTCAGGTATTAGATTACATAAATGGGGAGGAAGTGTAATGGGAACCATATCAGATAAGTTAATGAGGATCATAAATACCAAAGAGGATATAAGGCAAGCCCTTATATCCAAAGGGTATGATGTACCTACTTCAATACCTTTTAAGGAGTATGCGAAAATGATATTAGACCTGCCATGCAATGCAGATTCCTTCCCGGATATAGAAGGTATCGTAGCCAGATATTCCGCTTCTGGTCTCACTAATGAACAGATGGCTGCCAATCCCGTATGGGTTGATAAGACGGGCAATGGACACGATCTACAGTTGAAAAACTTCTCTTGGAAGGGGATGTCCGGAATTGGCGGGTATGTTGTAGACATAGATGAGTGGGGCACAAATTCAACGGCGGCTTATTTTGAAAGAAACAGCATTAAAATAACAGCAACATTTAAAGAAAATGCCTCATTGGGTTTATTGTACCATAATATAAAATTACGTCAATCTTGCGTTTTAAAAGTAACAGGCATACCAGAAGGTTGCGATGCTTTTTTGGATGATCGATTGGGCAATCGTTTTTACATGTCAGAAGATGGTGTGTATGAAATAATTCCGTCTAACTTTTTGGCAGAAGCTCTCTATTTATCTATAGAAAAATATCCTGAAAGATGGTATGGATCTAAACTTACCGTTGAACAACTTCCCCTCTACCCCGGTGCACTCGTCTTTGACGGAGTAGACGATTACGGTGTCTGTGATAACTTCCCTATTCTGACTAAGGAAAAGGGATATACGGTTGTGGCGTTGAGACAGTGGATTACAAGGGGAGAAGGAGCATTAGGATTAGTATCTAATGTAAAGAATTGGATCAATAATGGTGCCTTCTTGTTAGAATATAGAAATATACAAGCCGATCATTTTAATAAGCCTATATCTTTTGGAGCAATAGGGAGTGAAAATGATTTACCACACATCTTTACTTATCAGACATCTAAAAGTTATAATGGTGTTTCGATTACAACTGGTAATTTTGAAGGAACAGATGTGCTACATGTTGGGAAATTAGCTCCAACTAATGTAGGAACTTGTATTAACGCTGCTATCTGGGAACTTGTATTTCTCGATCACGACGCCACCGAAGAAGAACTGACCAAGATCAAAGACTATTTCGTCAAAACCTATCCCTGGCTCTTCCCCGACCAGGCATGGACAGTCACCGGCAAGACCAACGAGGACGAAGATCGTGCTACTATTGCCAACATTACGGGCAATGGTAAGGATCTTGTACTGTCGAACTTTGGGTTTGCAGAAGGGAGTGGGTATGGGTTGTATGCTGAGAATTATAATGGTGGTAGATGGGTTAAATCTACTAATAGAGCGGATTTAACTTGGACGAGTTATTCTGTAAATATAACTTCAGTTAAAGTTGCGTCTACACAGTTATATTATCAATCCTATCCTGAACAACCTTCTTTTACAGTTCCTTCTTATAAGATAAAAGTTTACGGACTGAAAGATGGTCAAACTCTATCCTATAAACAAGTAACTTATGAAGGACAACAGATATACAAAATATCAGAAGATGGAATTTATACATTACCGTCTTTTCCATTTAAAGCAAATGGAGATTGGTATGGATTTACATTAGATAAAATACAAGAATCCTGTGACATTACTATAGAGCAAATCCCCGAATACGAAGGATATCTGGTTACTGATGGGGTGGATGATGAGGTTCGAAGTGCTGCTTTTACATTGAACGAGGATTGGACGATTGTTGGAAATTGGGAATTTATAACTAACGAAAATAAGAATGCTGGCTTAACAAAAGTTTACTCTTTATACTTATACAATAGAGATTATGGAATATTTGTGTATAAATATATAAACGCCGGACAGGGATTTTCTGTTGAAGATGTTAAATCTTTAAAAGCTATCTGTTCTGATGGTCGCATATATCTTAATGACTGGCAGGAAATAAGAAACAATATAGAACAGGAGGCTACAATTAGTAAAGGGGTAATGGCTATTGGGTACTTTAACAGAGATTTCACCAAAATGGCTTTCAAAAACTTGGGCATCTACAACAACCAGCTCCTCTCCAAAGACGACTGTATCAAAGCATATAACTATTTACAAACCCTAAAATCAAAGTAATATGAAATTCATTATCATACCAAAAGAAGTATATGATTCCGTATCTGAAGAAAAGAGACGTGAATTAGGAATAGGCAGCCCAAGAGCGAGCGTAGATGGATCTAAAGTTATTTTACATGTAGAACATTATGACCTTCTATTTAAGTCTTTAGACACGCAGGCTGATGACGAACCTCAATATCCGTATCCGGTATATGACAGCCCTTCTTCTGAGTTTGAATCTGTTCTTTCATCTAAAGAATGGGTGTCTGATGTTAATGACGAGCGTCTTTGATCTTGTTATGGTTGGGGTAATTACTATATTTGTAAAAAGTTGAATAATTAAAGCGTGTGGTAGCGTTATCTACCATATAATCATCATGTTTCAGATAATAATCGGATGCGTTTTGGCTAATATCCTTACGATAGCAATCATCGGTTTAGCCCTGTATTTAGTGTATCGTAAAAACGAAGATCGTTTAAAGGCTTTGGATTCTAAGATCGATCAGAAGGTTGAGGACGTAAAAAACAAGGTTGGTGCGGTGATGGACATCGTAGACCAGGTCAAGAAGTTGTTGGATAAAATTAACAAAAAATAAATATGGCAGAAATAGGTTATAACAGTAAATTCGAAGGCCAGGAGGTTGATTCCAGACTTGAGAATGTGGTGCAGGCCGCTCCTGGAACAAGTTCGGAGTCGGGCAAGGGAGGCCTTATCCCGGCTCCCCCTGCCGGAAGTCAAGACGGTAGCAAGACTCTTCTTAGTGACATGACATGGGGAGATCATATAACAAAGCAGTACGTAGATAATGCTGTTTCTGCTGCTGGATGGAAAAAGCAAATTGTTACTGTTTTGCCGAATGTAGATGAGGCTGCTGATAACGTCATGTATCTTGTAAAAGATGATTTAGCTTCTACTGAAACTGGCAATGTATATAATGAATATATTTTGGTTACAGATCCAGAAGGAGTTAAGAGTTTGGAATCTATTGGTATGGTAAGTACTGGTGTAGAAATGACGTTTTTAGATCTTGATCAGTTTTCTGGAAGTTCAGGAACCGTAAGTGATGATGTCTATAATAGCGTTGTTTCGGCTTATGAGAATAAGATTGTTGTAGGAGTGATTAATGGCGAAGTTGTGCCTATGGTAATATCTAAAGACCAAAATACTTACAATATTGAACTTATTTCTTGTTTTAATGATGGAAGCGGGTTGAGTTTCTTCAATGTGTTCATTGTATTAAATGAGGATAAAAGTTTTACATATAGTGGTATTAATGTTATTATTTCAAAAGCCAGTATTTCTTTTCTGGATTTTATGGCAGGAACTCCTTCTGTTGTTACAACATTGGAAAATCTTCCTAAAGGTAGTCATAATATTATAGCAAATGTATCTGCTGCCACTTCTTTATCTATGTCCGTATCATCATCGGATGTAGGACGAGAGTGGCAGGTTCGTGTCAACAACACTACCGGTTCTGACATTACGCAGCCGCTTCCTACTACTGGACAGTTCCAGAGCATGTCAGGTGACAGTGTTACGATACCGGCCAATAGCTTTATTGAATTAAGTATCTGGTATATCAATGATAAGCTGGTTATAAGAGTAGGTGAAAATGCTTAATAGAAAGGATGAATTATGTTGTATGTAAATAAGAGTATAAAAGGTTTTTATTGGGAAGGATATGATTTGGATCCATCTTCTTACGAAGTAGGATATTCTTATCAAGATTTCTTGGATGGGAAATGGGTTCAACTTGATGAAGAACAGAAACAGTTTCATCAAGACAATCCTAAAGCGAGTGTAAAAGAAGTTATTGCTATGCAGCTTGATCCTGAGCCACCAGGACCGACAGAAGAAGAGTTGCTTGCTATAGCCAAAGAAAAGAAAGTTAAGGAAGCTCGCGAATATGCTTATTCTGATTCTGTTCGAACATACAGCTTAGACGGTAAGTCTGTATGGTATAATGAGAATATGCGTTATAGGGTAAAGAATGATATTGATGTAGCAAAAGGAAGCGGAATATATACCGTATCTGTAGCAGATTCAGAATACGAGCTTGATATTGCTAATACGGCAATGAATGAAATGCATGTATATGAATCTGAGTGCAATGATCGTACTGCTGCCATAGAAAAGGAAATAGCTTCTAAAACCGACAGGAGTGAAGTTGAGTCTATGAAAGTGGATGAAGGCTATCCTGAAAAGTTAGTAAGGACAAAGGATCAGATAATAGAAAAAAATAAGATCCTTGAAGCCAATGATCCTGAGAAGGTTACAGCTATGTATATGAGGGCGATGATCAATACGCCGGCTATGTTGGAGAATACTGACCAGAGTCTTGCTCTTAAGATAAAGGGGCTGTACCCTATTTGGGATAAGGATGGAGTTTATGGCGACAAAGGTCTTCCTATGGGAACTGCTGTTGTAAAGGGGCAGCGTTTTCGTAGTAAAAACCAGCCTTCAGATTTGGATTGGACTTTGTTTGAAGTAAGGCAAAATCACAATCTACAAGCTGATTGGGTTCCTGGTCAGGGAGGTGGAGCCGAAAGCCTGTATATGGTTGTTCAAGAAAAGCATTCAGGTACCGTAGACGATCCTATTCCTTGGGTATATAATTCTATTTTAGAGAATGGAAAGTATTATATTGATAAAGAAATTAAGTATCTTTGCATAAGAGATTCAGGCATCCCTTTGGCTTACGAGAATCTTTCTGATCTTGTATCAGCCGGATACGTAAGGGTTGTTTAGGTCGTGATTTGTTGTTAATGTTATGGATAACCCCTGTATATTTATTTATGCAGGGGTTTTTCTTTAATACAAACTCTACTTATTTTAATATTTGGTAAGGTTCTAATTATCTTTGTGAAAAAGGTTAAGTTATGGAAAGAAGTGATATTATAAAAGAATTGAGTCAGTATTTTAGTATTGTTGAATTAGTTGGTCCTAAAGAATACAACAGAGACAAAGATCTTTGCTGGAGGTATTTAAGAACTGAATTGCTTCACACGATACTGGTTTTAAGGAAAGACATATTGAAAACGCCGATGACGGTTAATACCTGGAAGTCGGGTGGAAGGTTTGACGAGCGTGGGTTTAGGAACAATATCTCGGATATAGTAAAATCGAAGACCGTATCAGGGTCGTTGTATATCAGTCCTCATATGCTTGGGGCAGCCATTGATTTCGATGCTAAAGGTATGACGGCAGAGGAGGCAAGGAATAAAATAATTCAGTCGCAGGATTTACTTCCTTGTCCTATTAGATTAGAATCAGGTACCAATTGGGTCCATATTGACGTATATGACTCTCTTGGAAGTAACAAGAAAGTAACTATGTTCTAATATGGCTTATCGTTTTGTAGGAAGGATGAATTTAGAAAGTTTCTGGGCTTTTCTCATTTCCGGATTATCAGCATTGTGGATGAATTTCCAGGAGATTCACCACCTTATATATTCTATATTGTTTATATTAGCTATAAATCTTTTGTTGGCTACTATAAAAAGTATTAAACACTGCTATATCCGAAGAAAGAGAAAAAGGCCTTTTAAGATATTGACATGCATAAGCGAAATGGGAGTTTTGAAAATCCTTCTTGAGTTCGCGGCCTGTTCTTTCGGGTTATTTACCATATCCGGAATGGATCTTATTATGTCTATGGGAGGACATAAATCTCCAGAGTTTATAGATATGCTTCTTCAGTGGATTACAATATTTGCCTTAATATTATACGGTGGAATGGCATTCAAACGCCTCGGTGACCTTGCACCTGATTTGATGATAGTAAAAGGCGTTAAGTATTTCTTTAGCAAAGTAAGTTGGTGGCAAAAAGTTCCATTCGGAGAAGAGCTTAAAGAAGGTATTAACAACGGTGATATACAAGAACTTTTAGCTGAAGATAAGGAGGGTAAGAAATGTGTTTGCAAAAAATGAGAGTCAGGCATGTGTTAGGAGTTATTCTACTGTGTTTTATTTCTTTCTTGTTTGGTAAAACATGCAAGAAGAAAGAAATAATACACGATATAGAAATAGATACGGTAATAGATACCATTATCCAACCTATTCCTGTTCCTCAGTATATAGTTGACGTAGGGGAGGTAGAAATACCTTTCCCTATGGATGCTATAGTTAAAAAAGATACGATAAAAGACACTGTTTATATCAATATACCAATACAGAGAAAAACATACAACACAGATGATTATCGGGCTGTTATAAGCGGATACAGACCTAATTTAGATACGATGATCATCTACCATAAAAAAGAAATAATATACGAAAAGAGCCGGCGATGGGGCATAGGACTGACGGCAGGGTATGGAGTTGGGCGCGAGGGCTTCTCCCCCTACTTAGGCGCTGGAATCTATTATCGGATATGGTGACAATCACCTTACCTTTTATTTAATGTTCAATAGTTTAAACTTTTATCACCTCATTTACTTATCTTTGTAGAAAAAGATAAGGTATGAACTATATCGATATTTTACCACAGATAAGAAATAACATTTTCTATGTCAGGATAGTAATGACCGACTACGATGTAGAAAATCAGATGGTTATTAGAATAGTAGCCAGAAGAAATGACGGCCTGTACAAGACGGAGGTAGTGCAGTATCCAAATGAAGGAACTGATTACGGTGGAGAAATTATTGTTCCTATGTTTGGTATGGCTAAGTCGTTGGTAGCCCAAATAGTAGGAGTCAAGATAAATGGTACCGAGGTGCGTGTTAATAGCACCGAGGTAGAGGGAGCTGATATAACAGCCAGATACGACGATTCTCTTACCAGAATGGGATGGGAGGAGAGTATGAATAACATCCATCTTGATTTTGAGGTTATAAGTACAAACAATCCTAAAACACTTCGCATAGCCGATCAATCGGAATGGGGGATACTGGCAGACAGGCCGGCTATTATAGAGATCTTACCACCTGAAGATGAGAATAAGTATGTTTATTATCTTGGTAAGAATCAGTTGAATGTATTCAACAGTAAGACCCTTGGCATAAATCCAGGTCGCGGAAATGATTTTGAAAACCTGAAAGATGGTATATACGATATTACCATAAAAGGCAGTCCTTCCTCTTATTCATTTAACAGAAAGTATTTGAAAACAGATCTGATTCGTCTTAACATAGATAAGATATGGGCCAGGTCAACTGTGTTATGTGATCATGAGGATGATGACGTTATTGACAAAATAAAAGAAATAGAGTTTCTTCTGGCTGCGGCTGAAGCCAATATGAGATTAGGGAATTTTGAAAACGTAAAACAATTATATGAAAAAGCATCTAAATTGATTTACGTTCTCAATAATTGTGAAAATTGTGGTTGTAAAATATAATAAATTAAATATCAATAAGTTATGGGATGCGGATGTGGAAGAAGCAACATTGCTTCTGTTAATAAAAGTCGGGCTATAAAGCCTCAGTCGAATACGACACCTAAAGCTGATTCTAATGCGGCTTGTATTCAGAAATATGATGAACTTGCTGTCTTGGATAAGAAAATAATAGACCTTCATCGCAAGTTCAGGTTTGTAGGAGGTGTAAGTAAAAGGTATGCTGATATTCAGAAGTTGGTAAGAGGGTGGATCGTTAATTTGAAGAACGAGTGCCCGGATCCGGATGATCTTGCTACTTATTCTGAATACATAAATAAAGAATACGCCAGGTATTTTACGTCAAAGTGATATGGCAGCTACCGGAAGTACACAGCAAATTCTTTTCCCTTCATCTTACTTATGTGAGTGCGCTGATCGTTTTATAGCATGTAAGGCTGATCAGTATCTACAATATCATAAGTATAAGGTAGGTATTAAGCCTGATATGGATATGGTTCTTAAAATAGATCGTATGAGAAGAATCGTATGTGAAGGGGAATGCGGGTTGTGTCCTGACGAGATTCAGAAATTTAAAGAGGAACTTAATAAGATCTTGTCATGAAAAAGATGTATTACAACAAAGAATACAGAAAAGCTTTCAAGAAATCTGACTGTCCGGAAGATCTTGGTTCTGAAGAAACGTTTATCGTTCATGAGGCTGAATTTTGTTCGGATATAAGCCAGGATGATGCAGATAGGAAAGCGGAAGAGTTTGCGGAGAAAGAAGGTCCGTTGTATGCTAATAAAGTAGGTGGCTGTTGCGAGGTATATTATAACACAAGACAGGAAGGAGATTTCTTTAAAAATGATTGTCCTGATGGTCAAAAACAAGAACAACCCACACATCACGTGGTAGAGGCCGGGCGTGTATGGTCTAAGTTCAGTACCGAAATAGCCAACTACGAAGCTGCGAAGATTCTTGAGCAAGAAGGGCAGGCTGCCGCTAACGAATCTGGAGTATGTAAAACCGTTTATTACAACGAAGATCAACATGGTTGGTTTAGTAAGCGTTGTAAGGAAGGATGGAAGGCTCCTGAGAAATACAGGAGGATATACGCCGGTACCGTAACGTCTTTCATTAGCGTTGATGATGCCAATGAAAAGGCTAAGAAGATACTGGAAGAAGAGGGCATGAAATGGGTTAATGAAAATACCAAATGCGAGCCTGTTGTTGATGAATGCAAATTTGATTTTTGAAAATGAGCAACGTAAAATTTAATCCGACAGAAGGTGAGAACGATAAACTGGTGTCGGTGTTTTCTGAAATAAATGAAGGTCTTGATACGACTTTGAATTACACTATTTCCGATGAGGGGAATAAGGCTAAGAAGAGCATCGTCGTTAATCAAGTTGGTAAAAGGGAAAAGTTTTTATCGAAGAAAGGGGAGGAATCTGAGCCTTTTGTTTTGTCTGATGGTAATACTTTCAACGTTCTTAAAGAAGGTGCTTCAGGATCGGCATCCGCTTGGGCTGAGGATCAGCTTCCTCCAGAAGCCACAGAATCAGTTGGCGACAAAAGCCTTCTCCCTTCTTGGGATTTTTATCTTATAGACATGACTCAAAATACCGGAGACAAAGTGCGTCCGGTAGGAAAGCTTCGTAAGAATAATCTCCTTAGATTTGAAAACGGAGATTTTGCTCCTACGGTAGGTATAACCGAGGAAATGAGAGCCGAATGCGATGTGGAACTGTATTTGGATAACGGTCATAAAAATAAGTATTGTGATGCCGGAGCATTTGACGCTAAGGCTTTTTATGAAGAGTATGGCATTAGTCAAAAACTTTATAATGCTTCAGGATCAGAGGTAAGGATTTTAAGACCTTGGGAGACTACTTCAAAGAATTATAGTATATTCTTAGGATGTAGCAAGAGCCTGTACGTAGTTGATAAGGTAGTTGGTAAAAGCGGGAAAATATGGTCTGGTGTGTACGACGCGGACACGGTTCCTATGCTGGACGGACTTGACCTGCGCCAGACGTGCCCTGTTCTGCCGCCCACGGCCTTATCTCCTGGACCGGTATGTACAGTAGACTCCAAGGCAAGATCTTTCTTTTTCTTGTATGAAGGAGAAATAAATTGTAAATCAGGAGCCGGAGTTGGTAACGCCTGCACAATGTTTTTAAATGGAAGAACTTATCCGAGATGCAATGATGTAAATCAAATCAATATAGCTAAGTATTCGAGGGCTAATAACGTAGATCCTGAATCTTCTTATCCTTTTTCTGAAGGTGGGTTTTTGACCTTGAATGCTTATATCATACACCTTGAAATGTTGTACGGTACTAAATACTTGGTTAATACGGATACTTTTGGATCAGGGATATCAAGTAACTCCGGAGTAGGTAATGATGTCAATTATCGCAAATACGGAGGTGTAAAGTGTCGTAAAAAAGGAGAAGAGACGTGGTTGTATGGATCATGGGCTACAAATTCTTCTATTATACATTATGAACCTACTAAAAAAACTCATTTTTCTTACCTCATAAATTCAGAATATCCTAAAGAACAGTGCATGGAAAGCCAGATGGCGGCTTCTTTTGCATTTGAGACAGGCGTAGAAGAAGGATCAGAGTTTGATTTTTATGGAGGAAAATACTGGTATAAGAACGTCCAGGGAGCCAAGAGTATGGCTGAAGGTCATATGAATGTTATTGTGTTTAAGGAAATGACTGGTACCATATCAGCCTTAGATGAAAATGACGAACCAGCAGAATTTGATTTGGAAATTATTTTAAGGATGTCTTTATACGACGGTATGAATTTGTCTGGAGATGTCTTTAGATATTGTGGAGGGGGATACGAACAGGTAGGGACTTGTTTAAATGATCCTAATGTTACTCGTATAGGTAATACTATTGATATCTATATAGAGCCAGATCAAAAGAAATGGACATATGAGAAAAGGTCTACTATAAATAATGGTGAGGTTTTTGATTTTGAGTCCAAATACAAAAAGGTGGCAACTACCCAAAATTTAGGAGATAGTTATGCTTTACACCGTATTCCTTATACTGGATGGAAAGATAAAAAAGGCGGAGGTATCGGATCAGGAGAATGTTTTTATACATGGGACAATTGCTACTGGGCTTCAGCTATCGGTTTAAGGAGTAGAGTGGCTGCTCGTTTCGGCGGTATTGCGACCAACAGTCATTGCTCGCCTCGTTTTCTGGCTGCGTCTTACGCCCCTTCTTATACGTCTCGCACCACTTGCGGCCTTGCCCAGTTGTTATTAGACGTCAGTCAACCGCAGGTTTAATGGGTGCAACCCATTGATGGCGCAGCCATCATAAGCGCAGCGCTAAGGCGCAGCCTTATACTATCTTACGGAGCAGCCGTATCTTGTTAATATAATATTTTATAGCTACAAAACAAAAATTTAAAATATTTAATACAAATTGTTTTGTAGCTATAAAATATTATACATACGTTTGCAACGTCATTAGACAACAGAGATAGTTAACATTATAAACAATAAAAAAGCTATTCAATGAAATCCGTTAGTCTGCTAACAAGTCTTACATTGGGATCTGACCTCTGAAATAGCAAATAACGGTTGAGAAAAAGGTTAAAAAGAATTGGCTGCTCGTTTCGGCGGTAATGCGAACAACAGTAATTGCTCGCCTCGTAATCTGAATGCGAATAAAATAAATCCGAATAATTTATTATTTTAATCGTAGTAATCATTATATTTGCCATGTGGATATAATAATTGATACATGAAAGTTATTAACGTTGTTGGGTATGAAGGTATATATGCAGTAAGTGATACTGGTATTATTTTCAATATTAAAAAAGGAACTGTAATGAAGACTCGTATTAATATATATGGTTACGAGGAGGTGACGCTTTCAAGTGCTAAGAGTGGAAAGAGCAAAATGAGGGTGCATAGGATAGTATATGAGTCTTTTAATGGTAAGGTAAAAGATGATTTGGTAATAGATCATATAGACAATAATAAGTTAAATAATAATCTTAGTAATTTAAGAAAACTCACAAATAGAGAGAATATATGTAGGTCAAAGGTTTCAAAATACGGAAGGGGAGTGCATTACTTTGAGAAGATAAATAAATATGGTGCTTGCATTCAGATAAATAAGATACAATATCATTTAGGTGTGTTTTGTGATGTTGAAGATGCAAGAAATGCATACGACAAAGCTTTATCGGACTGGAACGATAATGGTATATTGCCTTATAAGAGAGATAGGACTGTAAAAAAATGTAATGCATGCAACGAGGTGAAATCTGTATCTGAATTTTATTACATAAAGGGTCATGGCTATCAGTATATGTGTAAAGAGTGTCAAAAAAAGTACGGAAAAGAATACAGGATTAAAAAGAAAAAAAATGCGAATAATAACATAGAATACATTGATTGACTTCTTTTTGTGATGGTGTGGATAAAAAACACTATCTTGCACCAAAAAAAAGAAAGTCATGAACTCATGTAACACTTGTAAAGATGACAGACCTGATATTCTGAGATCTAATATCTGTATCGGGTCTGATCCGTGTAATGACTGTACGGACAATTGCGAAATTCTTCCAAAAGAATGCGATTGCCCGTATGGTCATTTAAGCGATCATTGCATTCATTATACAGGATGCAAGACATTCATATCCAAATTAACTCCAGGTATGCCTTATAATGAGGTTATGCATAATATAGAACTTGTTTTCGAAAACATAGATAAGTTTTTGGATAGGATGGTTGAAGAAAATACGCTTCTAAAACAAAGGGTTGAACAACTTGAAAAACAACTTCAAAATGGAAAAGAGTGCACAAATTGGTGAGGACTTAAGTGGCAAACACGTATATGTCCCACATGTGGACGAGACGCCGGTGCCATGTCCGGACGGATACACCTGCACGAACTGCGTGTACTGCGCGGACGGCATTAACGCTGGCTACTTCAGTCTGGCTCAGAAATCTGATCTTACGGCTTTAATCAATGCAATGATATGCCGTATGGAATATCAGGATAGGGAAATAGAATTTTTAAAACAAAAAATAAATATTTTGAGTAACAATGGCAATAACAGGTAACAACGGTTGTTTTGGCGGTCATGGTGGGTGCGAACGCCCGCATCATTGCGATATTCCTTCTTCTAAGATTTTCTACGATGGAGAAAATATAGAAGAAGCTGGTTTGTATCATGGTATGCCTTTAAATAGAGCTTTAGCTAATTTAGCTAAATACGTTTCAAGGGCTATTAACGTAAGTGGATCTGTTAATATGGAGGTATTTGACGGTACTTCTCATGTGGTTCTAAAGAAAGATCCGGCAGAGATTTTGCTTGTATCTTATTGCGGGGGTGTCGTACCTTCTGATATGTATAAAGTCCAGGGTCGTACTGTTAGGTTCTGCCGGGATATGTGTCAACAGGATGAACTTGCTGAAGTGAGGGTTGTGTACCGAGAAGAAGCAAATAGTTCTTATGGGTTCCATTGTTAATTTAGGAGGATAAGAAATGGCAGAAAAATGCAAAGGATTTATATGTGGGGGTAATCTCGTTGATGGCTCTGTGCCTTCTGATAAGTTAGATAAAGAAACCATTGTCGAGCTTATTAAAGAGATTCTGAAAGAGGAAATGCACGAATCTTGGCTTAAGGAAATAATAGAAACCATACTTAAGGAATCTATTGATTCAGATTGGCTTCGTGAGTTCTTTAAAGAAGTTCTTAAAAAATACGCTAAAGAGGAATGGTTTAAGGATATTATCTGCGGCTTAGGATGTGTAGGGGTACAAGAGATATTTGATGTTATTCCTACTGACATAACATTTGAAGCCACAGGCGGTACGGCTACGGTACAGGTTGTGGTAGATGATGGCGTTGAATGGGAACTGACACTTTAATGAAGGAGGGTTATTATGAGCAAAGAAAGAATATATAAGATGGATGATGGTTCTTGGCTTACCTCAGATAAGAAGGAAGGTGTCGGTCGTGATAAAATGAATTTCGATGCTCCATCTTGGAAAGGAAGGGAAGATAGGATCACTATCCGAATTGTGAAGAAGTCCGATACCGAAAGCATGAAAGCCATTACTTTCAAGCAAAAAGGTATTAAGATCACAGAAGTGTCGGTTAGTAGGCTGGAGTTCCCTATATCTGGTGGAGATAAGCAGATCCTTATTACTACCAACGCCGCTTCTATCAATGCCCTTATTACAGGAGATAGTGGTATAAAGGGTGTTATAAAGGCATTTACCACCGCTTCTGGTCTAAATATTGATGTCAATGATATTAGGCTTGATTATGGTTTCCCTGGTGATCCGGGTCTTGAAGACACGTTCCAGGTTTCGATGATTGTTTCCATGCCTGGTAATGAGGATGGGAATGAAGTTAATGAGAACATAACTATAAATGGTGTACTGATTCCTATTTATCAGCCTGGAAAGGTCGTTCCTTACATTAAATTGGATAAGGAATTTGAACAAATTGAGGGTGATGAAACAAGCACGCAGTTAAGTATAGAAAGTAATATAAAAGATTATGTTATTGAAATAGTTGAATGCGAGTCTGTGGATAAGGAGGAGATTCACCTGGACAAGGATGTTGTTGATCTTGATTCAGATGGATCACCGGAGGTAATCAACGTAAGTACAAATCCTGAAAATTTAAGATGGAGGATTAGGAATGAAAGCAGATAATTGTTGGGCGAACATAGATAAGAAAGAAGGCGGTCTTAACAGTAAGGTTAATGTTTACTTTGATGAAAATGATACTGGTGCCAACAGAAGTGTCAAGATAAGAGTGTCTTCCAGGGATGGTAGCGTATCTGAAGAATGTACGGTAGTTCATAAAAAAAAAGAACAGGTAGTTTATAGAAATAAAAGACAGTCGGCTCTTTTTACAAAAGAAGGATGTAATCCTGAGACAGAGAAAGGGGAAGAGCTTGAGTACGTTGTTGAGGCCGGAAAATACACGTCTATCATATCTCAGTCTGATGCTGATGACAAGGCTATGAGAGATATTGAGCAAAATGGTCAGAACTGGGTTAATGAGCATGGTCGTTGTATAACCATATTATGGTACAATGTCAAGAAATCAAAGTCGTTTAGAAAGAACGACTGCGATCCTGATACCGAAGAAGGAAGTTTGGTTACGATGACGATCGAAGCCGGGCAATTTTCTTCTACCATAAGCCAAGAAGATGCTGACCGTAAGGCTGAAGCTGAGTTGAATGCCAAAGGTCAAGACTATGCTAATTCTCATGGTACTTGCAATACCATAAAATGGTACAATGACAGGAAATCCAAGATGTTCCAAAAGACAGATTGTGAAGTGACTGAAGTTGGATCTATGGTAGAGTACGTTGTAGAAGCCGGCCGCTTCTCTTCTTCTGTTTCTAAGGAGGATGCTAATCAGAAGGCTTTGGATGCCTTGGAAGCTGAAGGTCCAGGTTATGCTAATGAGCATGGTACATGTGAAACAAATTTATGGTATAATGTAGAGAAGTCAAAAGTATTTTATAAAAATGACTGCGAAGATGGTTTTATCGGAGCTCCTTACACTTACACAGTAGAAGCTGGTAAATACACATCAGACGTAAGTCAAGAAGATGCTGATCAGAAAGCTCTTGATGATATAGAGAAAAACGGTCAGGAACAAGCCAACCTGAATGGAGAATGCGTTACTGATCCAAATTATTTCGTTGGAAAGGCTTCGGCTCGTGTTCAGAAAAATGATTGCGATGCCGAATCTCAGACCGGAAGCTTCGTTGATTTGACTGAAAAGGATCTTGCCGGATACCCAGATGCTTTTGTATCAAGGGAAAGCCAGGAGGCAGCTAACGCGTTGGCCGAGGCCGCTATGGAAGAACAGAAACAAGATCTTGCTAATAAGAAAGGTACTTGCATAGATAAAAACCAATTTGTTGGTGTATATAGCAAGGTATTCACAAAAGACAATTGTGAAGGAGAAGGCGTAGGTTCGCAGGTAACAGTAGACCAAGACGATGTAACCGGTGGTCCTTTTACTTCATACGAAAGCCAGGAGGCGGCTAACGCGCTCGCTCAGGCTGCCGTCGAGCAGCAGGGCCAGGCCATAGCCAACCGGGACGGACATTGCACGTGGACTGGTAAATACAGTGAAGAATTTACCAAAAACGATTGTAATGAAGGTCAGACAGGATCTAAGATTACTGTAACCGAACAAGACGTAGTGGGCGCCCCATTTACATCCACCGTAAGTCAAGATGATGCTAATAACAAGGCTAAAGCTGCTGTCAAAGAACAAGGACAGGCTATTGCTAACAGTAAGGGTAATTGTGAGAATATGACGGTCTATACCGGTCATTACAGCAAGAGATTCGTTCCTGAATGTGAAGCTTGCCATAAGGGTGTAGAAATGGAGGTTACGGCCGAAATGGTTAACGGTAGTCCTGTTACGTCTACAGAAAGCCAGGATGCGGCAGACGCAGAAGCTCGTAGGATCGTAGAAGAAGGAGGCCAGGCTTATGTTAATAAAAACGGTAACTGTACGCCACTTAGCACCGATCCTGTATGGGAAGACGTTGTTCCTGAAGAACTTAGATGTAATGAAGGTAAGTCTCAGAAAAAGCAACGTGATACTAACGAATGTTCTGAAACTCACAATCAAGAACGTTGGGTAGATGGCGGGAATAAGGTCTGTAGCTGGACCGGTCATTATTCAGAAACGTTCCAGAAGAACGACTGTGAGATACCGGATTCAGGAACAGAAGTAGAGGTAAGTGAAGCTGATGTTGAAGGTAATCCTTTTACTTCTTTCGTAAGTCAAGAAGATGCCGATAATAAGGCTAAGGAGGCTGTTAAAGCCCAAGGGCAGAACATTGCCAACCAGAGAGGTAAATGCCGGTTCGTAGGTGTATATAGCAAGGAATTTACGAAAGACAATTGCGGATCATGTCAGCATGGTGTTCCGATGAGCGTAACACAAGACATGGTGGGTGGACCGTTCTATTCCAATGAAAGTCAGGAAGAGGCAAATAGGTTGGCTCAGGAAGCCGTAGAAGCCCAGGGTCAGGCTTATGCTAACAAGAACGGAACGTGTGAAACAGATAACACCGATCCTGTATGGGAAGATTCTGAGCCGCTCGAAACCAAATGTGAAGGTGGTAAATCTTATAAAAAACAGGTTAATACCAACGAATGTTATGGTGGAGCAGATGAACGCTGGGTAGAAGGTGGAGATAAGGTATGTACCTGGACCGGAACATATAGCAAGGAATTTACAAAACAGTGTGCTGACGGCGGTGTCGGATCTAAGGTTACCATAGATCAGGATGATGTAACCGGCGGTCCTTTTACGTCTACCGTAAGTCAGGAAGACGCAAATAGCAAGGCTCAGGCTGCCGTCGAACAGCAGGGTCAGGCTCTTGCTGACGCGCAGGGAACTTGTACTTGGACCGGTAAGGCAAGTAAGGTCTTCACCAGAAACAATTGCGGAAGCTGTCAGCATGGTTCGTCTGTTACCGTAACCCAGGACCAAGTAGGTGGTCCATTTACGTCCAATATCAGTCAAGCTGATGCTAATAAGAAGGCTCAAGATGCTGTAAATTCCCAAGGTCAGGCAGTAGCTAACAAAAACGGTGATTGCGTAGCTGATAGCACAACACCTTCTTGGTCTGATACCGGAAGCACCCGTTGCGACGGTTGTACGTCTCAGAAGCAACAACGTGACACCAATCCATGCTCTTCTTCTTATAACGACACAAGATGGGTTAATGGAGGTGGAGAGTCTTGTACTGACTGGTCTTACTATGGAACAGGAGACTGCGTAGGTCATACTCAGTACAATGCTTATCGTGATAGTTGCTCTGGTAGCATAGATCGTCAATATTCTGTAAGTTGTAGAAATTGTTGTAATTGTGGATCTTACGGTTCTTGGCAAGAAGCTGGATGTGGAAGCAATAGCAACAGCAATAAGGTAAAATACGTTCGTTACGATGATTGTGGAAATCAAGATGTAAAATACGAGCTTGAAGTTGGAAAATGCGGATATGCTCCATACGAATTTCAGTTCCATGATGGAAGAACGAGCAAGTCGAGGTCTGTAACTGGAGAATCTCAGGATATTGAAGAAGTTATCATAAGTACTAAGAATGATTCATATATAGGATATTCTGTTAAATCGAAACCTTCTTGGTGTTCTGTTGATTACAGAGACCAGACATCTGAAAGCATGAAGGCTGTGGTGACATTATCTGCCAATACAACATCTTCTTCCAGATCTGGTGACATTGTTTTTGTTCAAAATGAATCTGGAAAGACAGTTACTCTTAGTATTTCGCAGGCAAGACAAATGTTGTATAAGTTCACATTCGATGATAATACTACTTCAGATAAATCTTTATCTGTTCAAGCTGCATCTAATGATGCTCAATATACAATCAAAAGTACATTGAATGGTTCTTATCATGGTTATAGTACTACATCTAAACCGTCTTGGGTTACGACTGAATATAGAAATCAGACCTCGGATAGTATGGTTTGTGTTATTAAGATAACTGCTAACACAAGTACATCTTCTTCTCGTACTGGATCTATTTTGCTTACTCAAAATGACAGTGGTAAGACATTGAGAATAAATGTTACACAAGCTGCGGCAGAAAAGCCTCTTGTTACTATTTCTTTAATAGGTGACAGTTCTCGTCAAAAGCAATCTGCCACTATGAACAAGAAGGGATGTAATTACAGTTGTCCGAGCGGAAATGCTATAATGGCCATGTACATGGAAGGGGATGAAAACGGAAAGTTCCAATTCTGGTATGCGCCATTGATACCTGAAGGAGGTCAAAGCGGTGTGAATGTAACTTACGGAGGAGAGACTCAAACAGTAACAACAAGTACGAAGGACGGATCACGTCTTAATGTTCCTGCCGGATCTGTTGTTACCGGTATTTACTGTACGAGTGTCGAGAATGGATATTTCGCATTGAAATACAGACCTGTTTATATAAACGGAGAGCCTGTTTCTACTCCTTCTGCTTGTGGTGGATCATCTGATACTTGCAATACTAAAAGCTGTGGATGCTGGGTAAGATGTAGCTTTAATCCATTTACGGGTATGGCTATGGAAGGTGACGAAAATGGATGTGTTTATAGTTTCTGGGGTAAACCAACCGCATCTGTTAGGTTGTGATAAGCATATTAGGGGGTAATTAATTTAATTGCCCCTTTTGCTGTATTTCATTTTGGTTATTAGAACAAAAATGATTAATATTGCACATCATTCAATTTTAAATTTTTAGTATCATGGCTTGTAAAAAGAAAGCTCGTCAGGGTGGTGAAGTCGATAAGAAAGACAAACCTAAAATGCGCCAAGGCGGTAGTGTTGGAGGCAAGATGAAAAGAAAGAAGACGAGCACTAAAAAGTGATTGAAAACCAGGGGAAGGTGCTGATCGCCTTCCCCATTTTAATAACATAACAACAACATATGATGCAAAATAACATTAAAAATAATTGATTCTATTCTGTAATATAAATGGAATATGTATCTTAGAAATATGATTTATAGATAATATTTAATGTATTAAAAATCATGATATTAGTATATAATTTTAACATAGGTCAAAATGAAAATATATCATTTTTGTGCAAGATTAGCAACAACTTGTACAATCAGGCATTGTATATTTTCAGAGAAACACTTTCTAAAGAAGATAAGTGGTTGTCCTATTTTGAACTTGATGCTATCATGAAAAATACCCAGAATTTGGATGGAGATATTAATTACAAATTATTAAAGGCGCAATGTTCACAACAAATTCTTCGTATTCTTGATAAAAACATCAAAGGCTACTACAAATCGGTCCAAGATTACAAGAAAAATCCTAATAAGTATAGAGAAAAACCAGGTCTTCCAAGTTATAGAAAGAGAGGTTCTGAATTTAATTTGTATTATCCGAATCAGAGTTGTAAAATAAAAGATGGAAAAATAATCCTATCAAAAGATCTTTCAATAAGCATTCCTCAATATGAGAAGTATTCTGATTTGATAAAAGATTTCAAACAGATTAGAATAAAACCATTATCATGTGGATATAAAATAGAAATCATTTATGAGGTAAAAGATACTGGAGTATCTAAAGGTAAGGAAGAGAAAGTCGCTTCGATTGATTTAGGGATTGACAATCTTGCAACATTGATAAGTGAGGATTTTGCTGTTTTGTTTAGTGGTAAATTTGTTAAATCATACAATCAATTATTTAATAAAACACTTGCTAAATTAAATAGTATCAAGGATTTACAAAAGATAAAAGGAATAACTAAACGAATAAAGAAATTATATTATGATAGAGAACAGTACATAGAAGATGTTTTTCATAAGATTAGTAGAAAGGTAGTTGATTTACTTCTTGATTCTAAGATAACAAAATTAGTTGTAGGCTATAACAAGGGATGGAAACAGAATGTGAATATGGGAAAAAGGAATAACCAGAAATTCACACAAATCCCTTTTGCGAGATTGGTGAGTTACTTAGAATATAAATGTGAATTAGCTGGTATTGAAATAGTTATTCATGAAGAGTCATATACTTCAAAATGTGATTCATTGGCATTTGAGAAGATAGGAAAACATGATAGCTATTTAGGAAGAAGAAAGAAACGAGGATTATTTCAATCTTCAGTAGGAAAACTCATAAATGCAGATGTCAATGGAGCATTAAACATTATGAGAAAAGTAGTCGGTGACTCCTGTGAATCTATTCAAAGGATAATCGATAGAGGGTTATTGTTTAACCCGGTAAGGATTACGAATGTATTTTATAAAATGAGTATATTCGGAAACTTATAAAGAAATGTAATAGATTTTATTGAATTTAATATTTTTCATAACATTATGAGCAACAATTTTATTAGCAAAGGGCAAAGGAATGTCTGTGTGACGTTTGTGAAGTATTATCCTGTGTTGATGCAGGTTATTATGTTAGCCAGCATTTTTGATGAGTTTTATCCTTTTAGTATCACTAATTGGCTGTATCCGATATTAGGTCATTCTCTATCATGGGACCTATTTCTCTTGGCTTTTTCAAGAATGTTCAGGTTTTGTATATGGCATAGGTTATTGATCTATAGCATGATTTTTAATATCTGTGTAGAATGGGTTACGGTTAATATTGAGATGCCTATTGAACACAATATCGTAGTGTGGTCTGTTATGGCTGTTACTCTGTTGATAATCATTGCCTCTATTATTTTAAGATTTAAAAAGGGTTGCTTTAAAGAGGATGAAAGAGATTCTGACAGAGACGCTGCGTAAAAGTGGTGCGGCGGTATGCGATAAGATAAAGGAGATGTTTTTAAGCGGGGAATGTGATCATCTTACAGCCAACGATCTTGAGACATGGACGCAGCTTGCTAATCCGGCTAAGTACTATACCGGGGAAGAGGCTGTTTCTTATCTTAATGTAACTTCTAAAAGATTTTATGAATATCGGAAGGCGAAGTTAGTTCCTGATCCGGTTAAGATAAAAGGATTCCCTAAGCCTTTATATACGAAAGTTATGTTGGATGAGGCTATAAAAACCATATCCGGCATGAGCGAAAGAGATATTTATATGAGGATCTTGAATGCTAAATCAAGAGAAGCGAGATCGAAAGAAAGGAGGGGAGTATGATCACTAATGGTGAATTTGTATCAAGAGTCGTAAACGGTATTCATGCCCTTGACAAAGATTCGCATGTTAGTCGGAGATGGATATTGAATATCGGTAGAACTAAAGCCGAATCTTATACAGCACAGAGGTGGGATGACGGAACGTTACTTGGCGACCACCGGCTCCTAACTTACGTTACTTGCCTGGAGATGATTGAAGTTGATAAAATAGTTTGCTGCGATGCCGAATTTGCGTTGTGTAATACACTTATGCGGTCAAAGCATAAACTTCCAGGACTTCTTTATTCTGCCCTTAGACCGGCTATTACTAAGGTGACTAACGTAGATAACACTATATTTTTTAAGTTCGCTGAAATAAAGTCGTATCGCAATGAACAAAAAAGACCGTATGCTAAATACGTTAAAGAACGTCGTCCTTTTTATTATGTAGAAAACGACTATATTTATATACCGGATTTTCATATAGAGCTTATTAACGTAGAGTTCTTTACAACAAGAAGAAAGAAGGCGCTGGAGTTAATGGCCTGCGATCCTACACCTAAAGGGTGCGAATCTGAATGGGAATACGAATTTATTTGCCCTATTAAGCTGATTGAGTATGTAGTGGCAGAGACGATAAAGGAAGTAGCATTCAGGCTACAGATTCCTATTGATGAAAATCCGAATCTTGATTCCAATCAGAAAAGTCAAATTGTTCAATAATAAAATATTATTTATCTTTATTTGGGTCTTAGTTGTGAAACCAAGACCCATTTTTATATAACTTAGTAACATGAAAAGAACATCAATACAATCACCGTATTTTGCAGCCTACTACCATCGTCTTATGAAGAGAAAGAATGGTTTTAAGAAAGGCATGATAAGAGATAGAGGAGAGGTTTTAAGGCTGTTGTCTATTATATGGAAAACCGTATCAGAGCATTATGTGGAAGCTGATGCTGGTGTTTACGTAGATAACGTGGGCTACTTATGCCATGTGCTTATACCGGGCCAGCGCTTTACCGTCAGGCGGGACCTGGACATCGTGAGCAGGCTCGGCACCAACGGCTACCTCTACAACCATCTGGCTATGGATTTCGCAGACTCTAAAAGATATTACCATTTTGTAATACAAGATAGCTTGAAAAAGAAGTTAAGGGTTAAAATGAATAAAGGACGAAGATATCGATTTATGTACAATGAAATACTTGCTAAAAGAAGAGTGTTTAAAGATTTCCAGATTAAGAGAGTTTTCGAAGATAAAGAATTAGGACACAGAAAGTCGTAGAAAAAAAGTAGCGATCACCCTTTGTAGATACAGGATAATCGCTACTTTTGCATATCCGTCTACTTTCTCAAGCAGGCGGATACAAAAAAAACAATTCCTATTATGGGAACAAAGGTAAACAATTTTCAAAACAATGCGAAGAACAGTAACATTATTTTGACGCAAAAATCCAGCGAAACGGAAACAAACGGGAGCGTAACAATCTTTAAAAATTCAGAATTTGGAGATATTAGAACCATAGTAGATCCAAATGGAGATGTGTGGTTCGTGGCTATAGATGTAGCTCGATCACTTGGCTATGCTACGCCTAAAAATCCAATAAAAAGACATGTTGATGAAGAAGATACCATTCTTTTGCAACTGTCTGATTTTCAGAGGGGCTCGTTTTGGGCTCCCTTGGAAATCAATGAGTTAGACAGCATACGTGTAATCAATGAATCTGGGTTATATTCTCTTGTTTTGTCATCAAAATTAGAATCGGCAAAGAAGTTTAAACGATGGGTAACATCCGAGGTTCTCCCCTCTATAAGAAAAACGGGTTCCTATTCTATAACACCGAAAGACTATCCATCTGCATTAAGAGCATTAGCTGACGAGATTGATGCTAAAAATAGAGCCATAGCCGAGAGAGCGCAAGCAGAGGCGGAGAGACAGCAGGCGATAAAGACCATAGAAGAGCAGCGTCCCGATGTGGAGTTTGCGGAGTCGTTCAAGAAAGTTGATCATGAAAACATGTGGCTGATTAGAGATGTGGCGAAGAAGCTTGAGCAGAATGGAATCATCATCGCCGAAAAGAATCTCCGTTTGTTTCTTGAGGAAGTCAAGTTCATGTTCAGGAATGGGCAGGGTAGATGGGAGTTATACAGTGACATTGTTAAAAACAAATTTGGTGTTTATCGATCTTATTTTGTGGATAAGTATTCTGGGGAAAGAGTTAATCAGCAAACCATCTACATGACTGGTGCTGGATATGAAGTCACACTTAAGGGGATAAAGGAAAAGTGTAGGAGCCTTTTCTTGAAGTACGGCAAGTTTGAAGATCCTAACTTTTGAAAACACAAAATAGGGCGTTATACATATTATTCATATCTTTGTGGAGGTCAGGTTTGTTTCCTGTCCTCCATTTTTTTTAAGAGATGACAGTCGAAAATTATATCATAGAGTTAAAATCGTCTTTAAGATCATTTGACAAGCGTGATCTGATAGATGAGGTATCCATCTACAAATGGGTAGAAATTGCCCTGAAGAAGTTTGGAGGTGATATTACTATGCGCAAAGAAGCGGTAGTGGATGTCAAGCGAGGGCAGGCCCGTATGCCTGGTGATTACTTTGATCTTATTCTGGCTTTCAAATGCGATTTTAAAGGATATGAGGTGCCGGAAGGTGATAAGGTGATACCAGAACTTCAAAATACAATAGCCTGGAAAGAACGCACTGAAAGAAGTTATAGGTGGTGTTCTTGCGATGAATGTTGTAAAGAAGAATGCGAGAAGGTGATAGTTGAAAAATTTTATATCAACACCCACGATCGCGATCATGAAGTTCGTTGCTATTATGACCGGCCAGTAATGTTAGGTCTTGCCAAGCCTATGCTTCGTGATTCTTGTTTAAGTAAATGTCGGAATAAGGTAATAAAGGATAGTCCGTATGAGATAAATATCGTAAACGGATTCCTGTATGCTAATTTCGATGGGCCTATTTACATGCAGTACCGGTCTCTTCCCTTTGACGGAGAATCTAATATAATTATACCAGACACGCCTCAAGGTCTGGTATTGGATTATGTAGATAATTTTGTAAAGATGAGATTCTTTGAGGAACTGATGTATAATGGAGAAGCACAAGGGGCTGCCGATTTGTTCAAGTTGTATGCACAGCAAGATTTGGTTAAGCTGAAAAATGCTAAGACAGAACTTAAGATGATGGGTATGACATTAAAAGGCATGTACGAACCTCTTAGGCGGCGCCGTGCTGAGTTTGAGATATATACTAAGGCGTATCCTGTAATTGACAATATACTTAAATTGGTATGACGGAAGTAGTTCTATTTATATACTTGCTTGGTGTTATTGTATCTATGATTGTTTGGTCAATCAGGCAATTTAAAGGAGATGCGAGTTTGGTAGAGACAATGTACTGCCCGGTAGTATTTTTGTTGAGCTGGATATACGTATTTGAAATATTTAAAATGAAATAATATGTTAGAGGTTAAAGCAAGCGAAATAGTAACCGCCGACAAAATGAGAGGCATAGGACCGGCAAACATCATCTTCACAGCCGGCCCTAATCCGGTAGCTGAAGATCGTAGAGGCGTAGCTAAGGTAACGGCTGGTGGAGAGAGTAAGAACGTTACAATCACACAAGCTGCCGGCGAGCAGGTTGTTGTAATTCCTGAGTTCGATTATCTTGTTCTTAGGTATGGATGGGAATCAGAAGACGGCTCCGATTTTGATACTGCAACCGGTTTCACCAATACAGGCATCTCAGATGTAGATAATAAATACGTTGGATGGAGTAAGCAGTGGGCTACTACCCAACAACAGGTAGGTGATTACCTTGTTTATGGTGGTGATAACATGCAGTCCGGTCTTGAAGGTGCGCTTATTAAGATGAAGACCTTGCTATCAGCGCCTGGAATGGACGAGTCGGAACCTAATATCAATGCTGATATCTATGGTAATTGGTATGGAAATAGAGGGCGAGGAAATGTTGTTGTGTCTTTTACAGCCTACCTTGGAGGAGAGATGGTTAAACAAGGATTTAATTTCATTAATGAAGGAGGTACGGAAGTTTACTCCGACAGCATCACTACTAACGTTTCGGCTCATGGTGAAACCAATTACCAAAATATAAAAGGTTTGTACACTAAGATGGGTACGATGGTTTATAATAAGGAAAAGCGTGATTGTGTTATTGTTATAGGTTAAGGTGATGGAAAGTCTTTGGGATAAATACAATAGGATTAAGGAGGTGTTTTACCGGGATTTCGTTTATGATTCCAGCTACACAGAGCAGGCCTCGTGCATCCCACTGTCGTCGGTGAAGAACGGGGTAGGCTGGGTCGGCGACGGAACCATTAACCTGGCCCAGTATCTTCAGCTTGTATATACGGAAATGATTCTTGGTTACAAGACAAAAGATGATGTTCGTAATGCCATACTGGTGCTTACCCGTCTTGCCGATACTACTTATGATCTATTTTTTAATAACAATAAAGGTATTTATTTCAAATTCGAAAAAGGATTTTTCTTAAGAGACGATATCCATAGCGAAGATGCAAGCAAATTCGGTCTTACCAAAATAAGTTCCGGGTACACTAATGGTATAGAGTTAAAAGACGAAGATCCATGCTTCTCTCCATTCACTTCACAAGATCAGATCTGGAATCTGGCTCCTATATTAGCTTTCTTGTCAGAAAAAGGATTTGAAGAAGCCAGGCAAGTAGGATACGATATTTTTGAGTACGTTATTAGGAACAGACACAAGATATACAATCCTTATTACAGTGCCTTGCTTCATCATTGGACATTCCTTCCTGATATGGATACCGATAAGGTCAAGCCGTGGGATAGGGTTAGCAACCGGAATAAGAATCTTAAATACAAAGTTAAGGTTAAGAGAGGGGCTAACAATTGGTACTTCTCTGGAGGGTTCAGATGGGCATTTAAGAAGTTTGGAGGCAAGTGTAGTACATTCTGGCATTGCCTATGGTATAAGCCATTTATATTTTTAGCAGATAGGGTATATCATCCATATGTATGTAAATGGTTCGGTATTAAGGTTAAGAACAATTCTTACTATTGCCTTGGATCCACAAATGAAAAATCATGGTACGGTCCTAAGTTCAGAAAGAGGCTGGTTAGTAAATTTAATAAGTCTTTGGAAGGTGGAGAATTGTTTATGCCGCATCTTGTTTTTCTTAAAGAGTGTGAAGATGTTGATGAAAGTAAGTTAAGGTCTTATCTTGAAAAATGGGAATGGGATGGAGTTAATTCTCCTATTGAGTTTTTGATTTTGTGCAACTGGTATAAAATTATTTTTTTTGACAATGAAAATATTTTATAATTCAAAAATAGCTAAGTTGTTTACGTTCATTGACGGCTATAAAACAATTATGCTGTTTGGAGCCGTATTTACCGAACGTGATGCTATATCATTGAAGGCCGAATATCATGAAGAGGCGCATTGTAATCAGTATCATACAATGTTTTGTTTTGGTATGTTTATATCGTTGCTTACAATAGGATTGTGTCTCTTATTCGGTAATGCAGGGTGGTGGATGCTGTGGCTGTCTCTTATTCCGATATTTTTATACTATTCATGGTATTTAATTGAGTACCTGATTAGGTTGTGCATATATCGCAATCACGATAAGGCATATCACAATATCGTATTTGAAAGAGAGGCTTTCGACTTAGAAAAGTATTGGAATAAGCATGTTGTTTTGAGGAAGGAGTCGAAAGGATTTAGCTTCTTGAAATATTACGGGAAGGAGTATTATCATGAGTAGGAGAAGATATTTTGAGGAACAGAGATCTGGTAATGGAGCTATTTATCATTGTGTTGAAATCGATACCGATCATGATAATCGTTTTGAGGTACTTGATTTAATGAGTAAAGATGAATCAGATACAATTAGCCCAGATAAGGTGAATAATGTCTTGAATCAGCTTAGGCAAGGATCATGTTTTAACATTCATACTCAGAGTACAGTTTCTTTTGAGGTTATAGAAATGGGAAGTAATGCTATATTTATCAAATTTAATCCAACTCCTGCTCCAAGTGAACAACATGGCATTATATATAGGTTTCAGATAAACAATAAAAAATATGTTTTTATGTTTTCTAACAATTATGACGGCAAGAGTGACCTTATACAAAACGCAGATGAGGATGTTGATTGTATGACATACGCGCAGGATACCAGTCTTTATTCTAATGATTCTTTCTTTGTATTTGTTTGATTATGTATGTTAAATATAATTATATGATTTACAGTAAGTTATTATATATAGGGGGGGGGTAATCCTTAGTATGTTATGAGACGTCGTTTATTGCAAAAAAATAGGGAACTTGAAGACTTTATCATAAGGTTTTATCCGGCAGGAAATTATACATGGACGGTTCCATCTGGATGTAGGGAGGTTGATGTGTTTCTTGTCGGTGGTGGATGCGGAGGCAATAGAGGATATTCAGATACAGGAGGAGCTGGAGGATATACAAAAACCTTTAAAAAAGATACATCCGGATGGAGAGATGGTGATGCTATCCCTGTTATACCGGGTCAGTCAATTTCAATAAGAGTTGGCAAAGGAAGTAGTAGAAGTTCTAATAGTACTCCACCTAATGATGGCGGATACTCGCAATTTCTAAACTCGAATTATAGAGCTTATGGAGGGAGTATGGATGGATACGAAAATGGTCCATGGCGTTCAGATGGCGGTTCAGGTAGCGGTGGAGGAGGTTCTATAGGAGGTAATGGCGGTTCGGATGGTGGTAATGGATCAAACGGCAGCGCTCATGAAGGAGGTATAGGACAAGGTCATACGACTCGAGATTTTGGGGAATCTTCAGGTAAACGGAATGCTGGTGGTGGTGGAGGTGGTGGAGGTGAAATATATGGAAAAGCAGGAGTATCTGACTATGAAGAAGGTAAAGGAAGTGGAGTAAATGGTGGCGGTGGTTATGGTGGCGGTGGTGGATCAGAAGGTGACGGTGGTGATGGTACTGTTTTGATTAGGGGTAGAAGATATAAATCGTAAGTAGATGTTATGAGACGAAGATTTGAAAATGTTAATATGGTGATGGGTAATTGTTTCTCTCCTGTAATGGAAGGGAGTCAATTTAAATGGAATAATATTGTAGTTAATAGTCCAGTATATATAACTCCAATAAGAAGAAAGAAATTCAAGATAAGTTTTGGAGAATTTGATTTATCCAAGGTTTTGTCTAATGTATCATCTAATTGTGATATTATAATAAGAGATAAATCTGCATATACATTTCTATTGTTACTTCTGTCTGCTGATCATTCTAAATGCAGTTTGTTTAATAATCATCTAACAGTTAATACCCAGGATTTACCAAGATATATTTTTTACATTGATTCCGAACATGAGGAACTGTATTCATACAAAGACGGGGTTTTAGAAAGTAATGTGACGATAATGGATCCAGTTGATAATTATTTCTATAATTATATTGATATTCAAATAAGAAATTTCAATGATAATCCTATCCCCGATTTTTATGTAGGTGTGGTCGATAAAGTAGGAGACTGAAAATGTATTTCTTTTCTTCACCTACTTTAGAAATCCATGATTAAATCTCTTTTGCTATCTTTGTGACAAACAGTTATAAAATGGCAGCAGAAGATAACAGAAACATAGCGGTTCCTCAAACAGGTATGAACCGAGATCTGCATCCGTCGAGTCTTACGGATCAGCATTATACGTTTGCCTTGAATGCCAACATCGAATCCGAGGATGGTAATGTTGGGATGAGATCTAACGAGCACAGTAATCTTAAATGCATTGATTTCGATGGGTTTAAGGTTATTGGTTACAAGAATGATCTTACTTCGGGCAATATCTATTTTTTTATAACAAATCCTGAAACAGGCGTATCTAAGATAACTTATTTCAAGCCTGAATCCGATACAAGTATCTTATCCGATTCTGATATAGAATCTATGGTAGAAGGATCGGAGTCTTTGTGTTCTGGCATGAAGACCTTGCTGGAAGACAACGAGCAAGATCCGTGCCTTAATTTCTCTATCTACCATCCTATAAAAACCATAGAAATAAAGACAGAGAAATGTGGAAAATGTATTTACTGGACCGACGATTATAATCCTCCCAGGTATGTTATTGTAGACAAGGCTCTGACTCCTGATGATGAAGGTGATATATGGTATCATTATCATGGGTATAAGATATGCGATAAAGAATACGATAGAGACAAATTCATGCAGGAGAATGGTTGTTTTCTGGCATGTGAGAAACTTAGGGTGTTTCCGCTACTGGACCAGCCATGCGTAGAGCCGGTACAGATAGAGTACGGGGGCAGCCTGCGTGCGGGCGTGTATCAGTTTGCTGTGGCTCTGTGTGATGAATTTGGTAACGAGAAAACTAACTATACTTCATTAACTAACCCTGTTCATGTATTTGACGAACAATATATTAGGATAAATGATGGTAAATGGGGAGAAAGAACTAATCTTGGTATAAGACTTAAGGTGTCTAATCTGGATAGGCAAGTCAGCCATTACAAGGTGGCTGTTATTCAGAATACTGTAGGATACAATGGCGAAACACAACCTGTAGTGGATTATTTTATAGAAGGTATTCATCCTATTACAGAGAAGACCATATACTATTATTCTGATCTTAATAATAAGAGGACAACATTTGAACATATTTCTTTAAAAAGAGCCATATATAATACATCAAGAGGAATAGTGTCAGTCGGAAACCGTCTTCTTCAATATGGTCTTACGGCAGAAAAAGAATGGAATTTACAGCCTGTAGTTTCCCTCATGGGTCATTTCTTGAAATGGCAGGCGTCTGTAGCCCACGAAGATTTATATAAGGATGGTAATGCTTGTTCGTTGTATGTGGGATATATGAGGAATGAAGTGTATCCGTTTTCTATCTCGTTTAAGACATCTACTGGTTATAAAACTCCAGCATTCGTTCTTGTTCCCCCACCTTCTGATAAGGCAAGAGAGGAAATGAACAAAGACAGTATCCCATACCAGTCTATAAACGCATATGCTCCGGATTGCTCAGGTGTTGATAGGAAATATGTATGGCAGTATAGCAATACGGCAGGAGATGGGGTATTGATTGACGACGATGCGGTTGTTATAGATGAAGAACAGAAAGGGTGCCATAACCCGGCTACCGTAGGTCAAACTGTTATAGTGGAAAGCAATTTCGCTACTTTTAAAGGGAAATCAAGATTTATTATCGATTATGATGATATTGTAGGAACCCCTATAAATTATTTGTCTGAAAATATAGGTCTTGTAGCTTGTAACAATAAGGAGAATGGAGACAATGAAAGACAGATATGCGATATAGCTACCAATTACAGAGAAGACGGAGCACAGGATTATATGGAACCAATTGATCATATTGGGTTACCAGAAATGGAAGGGGACTGCGAAGTTCCCCATCGTCAAGAATCTATATTGTCTGCTCCAGTTCCTTTAATAACAGGTCTTGTGGAAGATTATATATATAAGGTTCTTAGTGAAATGGAACATGTCTCTACAGATTATCTATACACCACAGGAGGAGAGAATCAGAATAAGTATTCTGTGTTGTTTAACTATGAGACAATGGACTCTTTATCTGAATGGATGGAGGAAGCATTTTTTGGATATAGCGCTGGCAGCATATCAGGTGATGGCAATCAACATCTTTGTTCTGAGTTTTATCCATATTTACAACCTGGATCTGTTTTAAAAACCGTATCTGATGCTATATACGTATTAGATACCATGCCTTGTACATGCGGATGTTACATTGAGAGTTATTGTTCTGATCCTACTGTGTCAAGAACTGATTATAACAACTTTCAAAATTATAATTATCTTCTTGGAAGTTATATTCTTCATATAGATGGATGGAGCCAAAAGATAAATGATGTAGGAGATTGGCGAGCCGGTAGATCTACCAGTACAGTCATAAATAATCAGTATAGATCAAAGAACGGACCCAGGTATTGTATTGAGCAATTTTGGCCTGAAGCTTCTGAGAAGTTGCAAGATATGATATATAAAAATTCGGATACCGGTATAGATGAAACTGATTGGAAATTTGAAGGGTATGTAAACAATGCTACATTTAATAATCCTACAGGGGATAAGCTTAATATTGGATTCGCATCTGAATTTGTGGTATGGAAGTTTGTCAGAAATGTAATGACAAATGCAAGATTTATTAGAATCAATAGACCAGAAGAGTGGGACATAGAAGGTTATAAAGACGAGAACAAAGTTCTTTATCTTGAAGCTCTTGGAAAGGTAGATGGCATAATGGATGCTGTGTCTACCAATTACGTTCGTGTTTCTTTTTGGAAGGATGTTGAAACATGGTCCCCTCTTGGAATAGTACCAGTTGAATTTGATAGACCTGAGTATGAATCATCTCATTCCGTTATTGTTAACATAGCAAGACCGGCTTTCGGAGAAATAAATGAAGAGTTTTTTGATTCTATAGGTCAAAATTATTTTTATGTTACAATAGAATCTCCTATTGTAGCAGTTCCTTGGATAATGACGTTTAGACAAATTCAATTTTGTTCTTATAAAAATTATGATACCCCAGAAGAAGAGGAAGAAGAAGGAAAGAAGCCGTCTCGTGCTATCTTAGGTGTTTCTTTTGCTACAGGTAAAACTATATATCCGTATATTTTTGGTATAAGAGAAAAGGAGGTAAATAAGATTGATTTGTCTGTGGATTCTATAACACTTAGATCAACTGTCTTATTTGCATCAAAATGTCAGACATGTGGAGATAGGCCCATCAATTGCAAGCCTCGTCCTTATAAATACGGGGATTTTGCATATTGGGAATCATCTGAGAAATATCCTGCTAATTTTGAACTTTATGATAGTAGTAGGATGAAAATAGATACAGGAAGATCTTATGATGATCCAAAAAAAACAGAAGCTTATTCTAATATTATGAATAAGTTAACAGAATATTATGGTGCTCCTTTGTCAGACAAAAATGGATTATCTTATTTCAAGGGTCATTCTTATGGAGGGGTAGATACTTCTACCGTATTTTGCCAGCAACCTATACGTCATTACCGGTTTCCAGATAATAAGCATATACCATTCATGAACAGTGATGAACGTGGATATGACATAGCTTCTGAAATATATCCGGTAGGTATTATGGTAGATGAGAACACCATACAAGTGTTTTTGGATTTTGCAGTGGATTCTGGTTTGATTACGCAACAACAAAGAAATACGATTGTAGGATATGAACTGTATCGTGGAGATAGGAGACTAAATAGGTCGGTTGTGGCTTCAGGATTAGCCTATGATATGCTTAGATACATAGGAGACGATGGTAATGTGAATATCTATCCTAATTACCCATATAATGACCTGTCACAAGATCAATATAATTATACGTCTGGCAAAAGAGACGAGTTTATATCCCATCCTTTCGACAAAGGAGGAAACGTGTGGTATTCATTCTGTTCACCTGATATTTATTTCAACAAGCCAGAACTTCCAAATGAAGTATGTATAGACGGGTTTCAAAGAGGAATGTCTGTGGGCAGTTTCGTACCTGTAGAAGATCATCCAAAATGGACTATCTTAGGTCCTGCCGCATACACGATGGCTGCGTCGCTTGCCGCAGTTGAATCAAGTGCTACAATAGCAGCTATGATAGCAGAAGAGCTTCAGATAAGGGCGCAGTCTGGATACATAGGAGGGTCGGCCGGTCTTACCGGAGGAGGATTCCTGACTAATTTAAGCGTGGCCATGCTGTTTTCTTCAATGGTGTCAACCATCAGTCAGACTCTTGCTAAAGGCCCGATATTGTACGGTAAGTACCGTTATGATTGGCTTAATACGTTTATAAACAATGGACCAAGACGTAATCATGCATGGTATTATACTTCTGTGGGATTATATAATTCAATGATAGGCATAACAGATCAGGATAAGTATGAACGAAATTTTGCCCGTGGTTTATCTTCTGTTAAGTACATTAAGTCTGGCGTATATCCGATGATGGATGCCAGTATGTCTTCTAAATGGGGAACCGGTAGAAATGATAATGAGGGACGTTTCTTATTCGTTAATAATATAGATCGTGAATCTTCGTTATTTTTATCATTTGGTGATCCAGGTGAAAAAGGAGATGGTAAATCGAAATATTTATTGGAATATCCGAACTATGTTTACAATTACGACAGTAGCCGCATAGATGATTCGGTTATTGCTGGAAGTGATGTTGTAGCAGGAAGAACATTCGAGCAATCCAAAACAGTATCGTACATCTGTTCTCCGTATATGAGACTTATGCGATATAGGCCGGATCAATATGGACAGATAGAAGATATAAAATGGATTTCCATAGGTGGATGTGGATTTTTCACTAATGAAAAGAAACTGATATTCGGTGGCGATACGGTGATAACCAGATTTTCATTAAAAAGAAAATTCCCTGTTTTTTATAATAGCGCTTTTGGTATTGGAGACATGATACCATTCCCATACATGGATTACAGAAATGTAGGGTATCCAAGATATTTTGTTAATTATGATACTGGAGAAGACGCTCTTGAGACAATAGATAACGGACGTTTCAATAGCTGGACATCATCTAATAAAGGAAGATACGCTTTTTATCCAAACAGGAAGAGCTTATACGAATTAAATGGTGACACATCCGGCAGGTACGTTAATGGAAGATTTTATACATGGTTCTATGGCATTCCTCAGTTCCTTGTAGAGTCTGAAATAAATTGTAATTTCAGATTAGAGGGCCCTCAGCCTCATGAACTATTCTATCCAAAAGTAGGAGATTTTGTTTGGTGGACACAAGAAAAGAACGTATCTATCCATAGGGATAATGATTACAAGATAAGTCCTATCTATTCGTCGAGGATGACACTAACACCAAATGTATTGCCGGCAACGTACGAACGACGTTTTTATGACTGTGCTTACCAACGTCCTAATGGTGTTATATGGAGTAGGGCTGATGTATCTGAAAACAGCCAAACAGATCCGTGGCTGACGTACAAGCCTATGGACTATCATGAGTTCCCAACCAGCAACGGGAAGCTTATTCACATGAAGCGTATCGAGTCTAATCAGATTCTTGTCAGGTTCGAGGATCAGGTTTCACTCCATAACGCCATAGACGTAATCAAGGAGCGCACCTCCCCGGGGCAGGCTGAGATGGGCACAGGCGGTCTGTTTGCGTCCCGGCCTCTGGAGTACAACACGACCGACCTTGGTTATTCTGGAACACAGAGCACTGAAATAATTAGTTCAGAATTTGGTCACTTCTGGGTAGATACTAAAAGAGCACAAGTGTTTATGACCGATCCGAACGGACGTAATCTCAAGGAACTTAGTGTAGGTATCAGACATTGGCTTAAACGTCATCTTCCGTTTAAGATTCTTAGATACGGAATAACCAACATCTTAACCGGCACAGAGATGACAGAAGAAGATACAGACAATAAATTTATCGGTCTTGGTCTGTCTCTTGGATGGGATAACAGGTATAAGAGAGTACTTATCACGAAAAAAGATTATATACCTGTTAAGAACCCGGCATATTACAAATATGATGGTGGAAGGTTCTTGTACAATGAAACAGAGGTACTGTCAAACGATAAGGAAATATCTTTAAAAGACGAACAGTATTTTAAAGACGTGTCGTTCACTATCGGATATTCGTGTCTGAAGCAAGAATGGATTTCTTATTATTCGTTCTGTCCTGACTATTATATAGAACAGCAACAATATTTCCAGACAGGAATAAACTTCCCGGCATCAGACGAAGAAGGTGGCTTATGGAGTCATTTGCTGACGAATAAGAGCTTCCAGACATTCTACGGAGCAACATATCCATTTATATTAGAAGTGCCGATAAAAGAGAAATATAATGGCTCTACGCTGGCTTCTGTAGAATACGAGCTTGATGCAAGGAAATACGTAGATGATGTGAATTACACTCTTGACAGGAAAGTAGGTTTAGATACGATAACTATCTACAACGACACAAACAACTCAGGTGAAATTCATCTTGTTCCAGAAGAAAAGAATAATTTAGCGCAACGTATATCGTATCCGAAGATCGTAGGCGACTATACTGAGGTCCTGGATACTGAGGTATATAGAAGACATAAGTTAAATGACTTTTTCAACAGGGTTGATGATGACCGGTCAGATACCCCTATTTGGATCAAGGACGATAACGATATAAATAAGTCAGTTAATCCTGATGCTCTTAATTTCAGACGGTCATGGCTGGATAGATTAAGAGGAAGTTGGATGCTGATGAGGATAAAGAAAGTAATTAGTAACCGGAAAATCATATTCCAGTGGTTGATTTCTGAAGATAAGATTAAGAATAGATAAATTACAATATTTAATAAGTTGAAAATAAGTAGTTTTTATTTTGTGATTTAATAATAGTTGAATATGTTTGTAGCGCCTATTGATCCATCTCGGACAGATAGGCGCTTATTTATGACAATTTAACCAATAAAACCACCATGCTTTAGTAGGTGGATGAATTGGGTTGATTAATTTTGAATCAAAATTACAGATAAAAAAAATGATTTCATACAAATACAACATCTATCATTCAAAGAAAACGAAGTATCTTGACAAGATGTTTCGTGAATGTTGTTTTGTGTGGAATCATGCTTTAGCTCTACAACGTAGATATTATAGACTGTTTGGGAAATACATACCAGTTGGTAAGATGCAAAAACATTTCTCTAAAAGAATTAATAGAAATCTTCTTCATTCCCAAACAGTACAAGAAATCCTTCAGAGATTAGACTCAGCATACAATCGTTTCTTCAAAAAGTTAGCCAAACGACCTCCTAAGTTTAAATCACCGGAGAAATTCAATTCTTTTGTATTCAAACAAGGAGGGTTTACCCTAAATGGTAATAGTCTAACAATTAACAAAGGAAAGAAACGATTTAGATTTTCATACAGTAGAGTCTACAAAGGTAATGTTAAACAAATAAGAATAGTTAGAGAAACCTGTTCCCGTTTTAGTTTGATTATAGTTACAGACCATAATCCTTCAAACTCTTATAGAAAGACACATGATGGTGCATCTATCGGATTGGATTTTGGGCTGAAAACTTATCTAACTAAAAGTGATGGTAGCAAAATCGATTCTCCTCTATTCTTCAAACAATATCAAAACAAGATTAGAAAACTAAACAAACGGTTTTCTAATGCAAAGAAAGGATCCAACAATAGAAGAAGGAGACTGTTTGAACTCCAACAAGCATATCGTAAAATAAAAGATCTTCGATCGGATTTTCAATGGGGATTAGCACACCAGTTATGCAAACAATATGATTATATTTTTATTGAAGATTTAAACATTGAAGGAATGAAGCGTTTGTGGGGAAAGAAGGTTTCTGATCTTAGCCATTCTTCTTTTATTGATAAGCTAATGTATGTTGCTTCAAAGTATGGAGTGATAGTACACAAGATTGACAAATGGTATCCTTCTTCCAAAACTTGCGAATGTGGCTGCATTAATAAAGGATTGTCGTTACGCGACCGCACGTGGGTGTGCCCGGCGTGCGGCGCAATTAACGACCGTGATGTTCTTGCAGCCCGTAATATACTTCGGAAGGGCATTTCCGAATTGGAGAGTATGGGTAATTCCAGCGGTAGAAATACCGGGGTTCCATACGTTTGTATCCAAGAATCCCATTCGCTTTAGCGATGGGAGTATGTCAAAGAGGATCTAATATCTTGAACATAGCTGGCTGGTCAGAATCTATCTTCGATGTTATTAACAGCAAGTTCTGCGGATATAAGAATATGATTGAGGAAATTAGGAAGATTAAGATTTAAATCTTACATTCGTACTGTTTTCATAAGAAGAGATTTATCATAACAAGCCGGAGAATGAATGGTGGCATTCTTCGGCTATTTTATTTACATTTGTTGAAAAAAAAAGAATGAAAGAAAAAGAATTTGATTTTGTGATATATCCACTAAAGTTGATTATCACCGTAGGGTTAGATTACAAAACATTGTGTGATCGTTTCGAGAATGCAGAATTGGATCATGAAGGAGAATGGGGAGATGAAGGCGATTTAGATTCAGAAGTATCTTTTATGAATCTTGTTCGTGATAAGAGAGATGATAGAGCTTTTAAGTTATTATGGAATTTTCAAAGTGAGAATGATATGACTATACAAAACATATGTCATGAATCATTTCATGCAGCTATGTCGGTATGCCAACATTGTAATATGTCTCTTGGTTTTAAAGTGGGAGAAGATGAACACGCAGCTTACATAGCTGGATTTGTTGGTAACTGCGCAGGTGAAATGTTTGGATTCTTAGAGGAAGAAAAAGATGGCAAAGAAAACTAAAAATTATGTAAAGGACAAACAACCAAAAACATTATGGAATAAAATTGGTCCGTTTGTAAAACTTAGAGAATATCTGGCATCTAATATAACACCTGATGTGTATGCTAACGAAAGAGGATTAAAAACTAAAATAATGGAATTTTTTGGTCAAGATGTTCCGAAAGCCAATGTAGATGATTTTAGTCAGAATCTTTGGTTTAGATTCTTAAACCAACCAAATAACCTGAAAGAGGAAAACGGGATTGTTAGAATACCAGATAATATCAAATCCATTATATCTGACAGGATAAATGGTGGGTGGGAGAAAATGGCTAAAAAATATGGGAAGGAGCTTGATTCCTTAGATAATAAGATAATTGATGGAAAAGTTGCAGGCAAGGACGTATCTGATTTGGAGGAGTTAAGGGATGTAACGAGCAGGAAACTTGGAATGGTAGAAGAGGGTATAGATCTCTTAAAAAAAGCCAGAACCGGGGAACATCAGGTATTTAACGAATATAATTTTATACCGGATGCTTACGGAGATTTAAATGATTTATCAGGCTTATCAAGTTTTACCATGTACCGTGATGATAGAGGTAGGATGGTTGTGAAAGATAAGTACGATTTTTATAGAAGCGATCAACCTTTTGGTGTTGGGGTTGTTACTAAGACTCTTGATACAATAGGATATCCTTTTGAAATAAGGGATTATGTAGAAGATAAAATCCCATACGAAGAGAATGATCCAAACAAGATCCTGTTTAGATCCATTATTGATTCAAAGAATGATTTGGATAAAAGGATGGAGATAAGATCCAAAAAACAAGGAGGGGATTCTTCTAAGCCGGAAATAGATTGGGATTTATTCAAATCCAAATATGAAAATATGAAGCGTGTGGGTAAGGGTAAGCATCGTACTATGGACGTAGAAGGGATGAATATGATCTATGATGCTTTATATGATAAAGGTTTTAATCAACGCCAGATAGAAGCCGTACTTGGAAATATTATTGAAGAATCTGGTGGAAACCCCTACGCTGTATCTGAGGATGGAAAATTTAGGGGACTTTTTCAAGAATATTACAAAAGATATCCGCCAAAAGAGTTTGAAAGAGATAAAGAGAGATTTAAGAGCGATAAGCGTGGATATATCAACTATATGATAGACAGATTTTATGATCATGTTCAAGATGCTGGGATGTATAGTATAAAGGATACTAAATATGATAAAGCCATTCATGCAGTAAACGAATTTATGTCAGAAGATCCAGATACAGATTATTCGTATCCACTTGTATATGCTTTTGAAGCTCCATCAGATAAAGAAGGAACTTATAAAAACAGAAAGAGCGTATCAAACTTGATAAGCCAATCTTATGTTACGGATAATGTTAATAATTCAGATGATGCTGATAAAAAGAATAATAGTATTATTGATGCTATTCTTGACATAAAAAACGATCTTGAATTACAAGACCCGATTTCCACTACAAGAGGCGAAGCCTTTAAAGAAGCCAGGAAAAGAGGTCTTAAGGAATTTACATGGAATGGAAAGAGATACAATACCAATATAAAAAAAGAAGGAGGAGCCGTAGATGAAGAAAACGGATCTAAATATAGGTACATTGCATCTAAGGATAATACATCAGTAGGGTCAAGCGGAATAAATGAAAATGCTAATTATGGTACGATCCCTGTTGATGGTGTGAATATAAACGAAATTGTAGCTGGAGGCGTTCCTGTAGTAGGTGATATAATGGACGTCAAGGATGCGTATGATTCTTTCATAGATAGAGATGCGCTTGGAATGGTTATGGCCGCTATGGGTCTTATTCCTTTTGTAGGAGGTATATCGAAAAAAGCAATGCAAGCGAAAAGAGCTACTAAAAAACTATCTCAAAGAGATAAAGAACTTTTAGGATCGTTGCCTGAATATGCTAAACCAGCATCTCCTATAGGCGAGGCATGGGAAAATCATAAAAAGCGACTTTTCTCTGGAGCCTATGAAAGACTTACTGGGGAGAAGTTAAGGATGAAAAATGGGGAGCCAGATCCGGATATGCTTGATACCAACATATATGATTGGGATGATCCGAAAGTTTTCAGGGATGCAAAGTATTTTTTAGGAGATGAATACTCTGATGATGAGATAAGGGAGATAATAGATGAAATATCTGGATATGGGGTATTAAATGGAAATATAATCAGGTCTAAAAACGTTGATAAGTTCATTGATTTATTTCTCGAAGGAAACCCCAATATATCTAACAAGGATGTAGAGAATTTTGTGAAAAGTCACGAAGTGGAACACAAAATTCATTATCCAGATTCAGGCGCAGATAAAAACGGATTTGATTTGAATAAGATAGATGATGATGAAGTAAAAGATTATTTCAAAGAGGATCATTTTACGGAAATGGCGGCCAGAGGAACTCAGATTAAAAATTATTTTGGTTTGACCGATGATGCTCAAGAAGTGACGCCTGAAATGTTAGAATATGCAGCCAGAAATTACTTGAAGGATTATGGGTATGATAATGAGATGAAAGAATATTTTGAATCCATATCAGACTATAAAAAGGCTGCCAAATGGATAACAGATCACGCTTCAGTCGGAATAGGAGCCTACTATGTAGGGGATAGGATTGCTAATCCTAAAAAAGAAAAGAAAAGAAACGGAGGGAAGCTTACTCCATACAAGGTTGGTTTTCATTTTATTGATCATAAAAAAGAATACGGAGATCCGAAAGATGCATCACATAGATTACCCGGTAGGAAATTCATGTATTTCTACGAAAACGATAAGCCGAGTAAAAGCATTGTGTTTGCTGAAGAAGGTGGCGTAATTGGCAAGCAGCGTGAAGCATATGATTACTTTACTAATAAGCGAGGTATGTCTAAAATACAGGCGCTCGCCATCATAGGTAACCTCATGGCTGAATCCGGTCTTAAAGATGACATATACGGAGACAACAGAACGTCATACGGCATACAACAATGGCATAATGAGCGCATGGATAAGTTGTTCAAGCACGCCAAAAAGAAAGGTCATTCTACACCCACATTCAAAGACCAACTTGAGTTCTTAGCTGACGAATACGAAGGGAAAACCGGATATTCTAATTTCTTATACACAAGAAAAGGGAAAAAAGGACCAGGGTATTACAACTACAGCCGGCAGGATTTTATGAACGCCGATAACCTTAAGGATGCTGTAGTAGCTTGGAACCAAGGGGCAGGACGCCCTCATAAAAGTGTGATACGAAACGATGACCGTTATAACTATGCTATGGAAGTTGCTAAAAATCTTGGTTTGGATATTGAAGAAAATTCCGTATCTTCGTATGGTCAAATGGGATTCGGAGATGATGGAGAAATAGCAGCATCGGTAACACTTCCAGAGGTAGAAGTGGCAGCCGCCCTCCCTAACCCGGAAGCTCCGTCCCCGGAGAGACAGTCCGAGGAAGAGAGATTCCGTACATGGACTGAAACGTATGGTAAGGACATCGTAAATCATTTACTGACGTTAGACGGGAAAAAGGATGGTGATGACAGTGATTACAGCATGATGTATAAACAGCATGAAAAAGAAAGCGAAGAGGATAAGAAAATGGCTTTGATTAATGCCGTGCTTCCCAATATACAACTTCGCATTAAAGGCGTCACTGACAATTAGAACAATTATTTTATTTCTCATGAAGCGAAGCCGGATTTGAGACTCGTTATGCGGATACCGAAGGTTGAAGAACGATATCAAGATAATCCGGCTTTTTTGTGCGATTTCGTGAAGGATGGAACTATCATCGCCTTGGTTTAACAGAACAGACCTACGTACCTCTACTGTCCTGACGGGCATGGACGCCCGTCTCGCCTACCAGCCTGCCTAATTCTCCACTGGCTACCTAATATAACTATTAACGTCACTCCATCACCTATCTCCCTTCAGTCGATAGGTTCAGTCGTTTTTAAATATTATAAGTTTTTTCGCATCGTTCCCTTCGGTCACGATACTCAATCTTTTAACACAATTAGGCAAACAATACAATAGACGAAAAAAGTAATTTGTCAATCCGTTCACTCACTTAACTCCCTTCGGTCGTTAAGTTCATTCACTGCAAACAATTATATGAATAAATGGTAAAGTATATAAAATAATATAAATAATATAATGAGTAAGATCATTAAAAATGGTCTTAATATTAAGGAAAACGGAGACTATTTATAGGCGTAGTTTTAATTCAAGATTTGTTGTCCCACTCCTGACGGTCAGACGGTTACGTTTCGAGCCGTTCTTTTGTCTCTTATCTAAACCGTCATAAAATAAAAAACCTTGTATCCTATTTCTCTCAAACCGGATACAAGGCCGTGCATTTTCTTATTTGAACATATGATGAAAAATCATATCTTTGCACTAAAGAACATAATTATGGAGACAAAGTTAATCGAAATAATAGATCCTCACAAGTTACACGACGAACTCTTTAAGAAAGAGCAAGTCTCTCCGATAGAAGTTATCTACAATAGTTTCAGTAATTTAGGGTACAATGTGGTACGCCGCCCAGCTGGTCAATGTTTAGGAAATTTGAGATATTTTAACCTGTTTTACGATAAGAATACTCATCATTTTTATCAGAAGGATAAGAAGTTGAGATATTTTAGTAATTTTCTGATATCCGATTATTGGAAAGATAGGGTGAGGTGTTTTATAGTTTGGAATTTTGGTTTTGGGAGATTCTTCCCGTACAATGACTTCATAGAGGCTATGGTCTATGACTATCTCCGATATGGGAGGAAGTCAGTTCCTTATCTTAAGAGTGTGCAAGAAGCTGAAGAAAAGTGTGTAAGGTTCTACATTAGATCTCAAATAGATATGCTTCGTAAGGAAGGATATGCTGCATACCGGGCTAAGTTCAAGGAAGAATGTCCTCAGTATTTTATCGGAGACGATAGGACGGTGTTCAGATGTCTTGACAGCTCTTTAAAAAGAGAAGAGAAGATTGCCGCATGCGTAGCTCACAAAAGAGCTTTAAAAGAGGTGGTTATAACTTCTTTTATTAACCATCTCAAGAAACATCCTACCACCTTGTATTCCTGGTTTTCATCAGAGGTAGACAGCGAAGGGAAGAACAGGCTTTGTTTATCTGATAAGGCTGTTTCTTATTTAAACAAAAGATTGGTTCGCAATGGGTTAAAGGTTCTTTCAGCATCATATCTTTTTAGACTATTTAGGAAAATGGTCAAGAATTTGTTTGGCTCCAATGTTAGGTCGTTCTTGAATGGCTGTCTTATGTCTGTTTCAACAGAAGAGGTTTTAACCAAGTCTATAAAGAAAATAGTTTCCAAGACGGTATTGTTTTTATACAAGAGAGTACTCAAGGCTTATCGCAGGGCATACGGACTCAAGTACGATCCCGATTCAGGAGGTTTGTCCGCTATACATACCTGATTTTTAAACCTATCCCATAACGTTGGATTTTCTCGTTTGTTTCTCTTATCTTTGTGAAAAAAGATAAGTATGAAATTACGAATCATAAAAAATCGTCCGGTATTCGCTCCTGGTGGTAGTGTTCAGGATAAAAAACAGGATATTAATGTATCCTCTACTCAGCCTATTCTTGATTATGGAACACCTGTTAATAAATGGGGTAAATCTGATATTCAGAATATATATATGCCTTATGATGTGACTTTAGAAGCAGAGGAGGGGGAGATAAATCCATTTAGCAATATGCCTACATCTGATCCATTCTTTGAAAATCATGATGCAGGATATGCAGGATATCTTGCTGATAATAGGAGCATGGTTAAAAACGTAGAGAAATCAGTTGTTAATAATGCAATGAATGTAGGTGGCTCTGATGCTGATTCTTCTAAAGAAAAGCGATCACAAGATGGAAATCCTTTGGATCCTATGACTGCTCCTTATTATTCTTCTGATCTTGCTGGTAGGTCCCAGATGTTTGGTGCGAGTTTGGGAAGAATAAGGGCTGGAAACAAAACCGGTGCTAACATAGCGGAGGCGGCTTTATCCGGTCTTAGTCTTGGGATGGGTCTTACCCGTAATATTATGGGGGCTTCTTCTGAGGCTTATGCCGCCAGTAGAGACGAACAAGCGGCAAGAGAGAAACTTGCCGAGAATCGCCGTCAGCAGTTTATCCGATGGGAGCGTGAAGGGGGAGGTATTAATCTTGGAAATGGTCAGAGAATAGATACGTCTGATATGACAGGGGAATATATTTATCCTCTTCCTAAATCTATGGAGGATAATGCCAATGTTGAGATAGAAAAAGGAGAATATGTTTCGACTCCGGATGATGTTGGCCCTATGGAGGCAAAAGGTAGCAGGCATGAAGACGGCGGCACTCCTGTTGATTTACCCGAAGCTCATATTATTTCAGATTACCGTACTATCGATGATGATTTTGCTTCTTACATAAGGGAAAATTATGGCATTAGAGCTACGGAAAAAGATACGTATGCTACGCTTCTTGATAGGTACAAGAAAAAAATAGGATTGTCTGAAAAGTATGATGATCAGGAACGTGTTTTCAAGAGGTTGGAAAAGAATAAGGATGTTAAGGATAAAAACACTTCTGAGTTAAATAAGTCCATTCTTTCTAAGTACGTAAATGATAATCAAAAGGAAATAGACGAACTTGAGGCGCAATTCAGGTCTTTTGCTGACATCGTTTATAACAAGCAAGAGGAATCCAAGCGCCAAGAAAAGATAGATGCTTTCTTTAGAGATGGCGGAAAAGTTGATTTAAATGCTGTGAGAAAACAAGCTAAGGCTCTTAACGTATCTGAATCTGATGCTAAAAATTGGATATATGATGAGTATGTAAAGAGAGTTAGGAAAATGGCTGAAGGCGGTCCTACCAAGGAACAGATAGAGTGGGGTAAGAAAGTACAGCAGCTTTTAATGAAGCAGTTTGGACGTACTCTTAATATGTCTATAGTAGATGTTGCGGACAGAGAGCAGATTCTTAATCCTGATTCTGGTGTAAATTCTAATCAAAATCTGCAACATAGAAGTAGTGCCGGTTATGGTAGGGTAAATAACAAGGCTATTTCTAATTTGCTTGATATTAACCGTTGGGCTAATAAATACAATACGGATGGTGATTTTAATACAGAAGGATTCCAGACTGGATACAATAGCCAACTAAATAGCCTATGGGCTTTGGCGGAATCAGGTGCTATAGCCAATGCCGAAAAAGCCAAGAAATTTAGAGACGAATACGGATTTTGGGGAGAAGATGCCGGTAAGTACGACCAAGGAAGTAAATCGGCATATAACTCATTTGCCGTAGATGACAAATTTGGACAAACTACGGCAACCAGATCATTTTATGGATTGGATGTAGTTACTCCTGAACAAAAGAGATTGTTGAATGAAAAAGGGATAAAGAATTATGTTGACTTATTTGGTGATAAATCTGATGCAGCTAAGAAGATTCTGGGTGCCGATTATAATAAGTTTGCTGCTTTAAGAGATAGTGGTTTGATGTCGGAAATGGACTTCGTATTGGAAGCCGTAAACCCAGCATCAAAACCTATAGAAGCTGAACCTGTAGGAACCGATCCTAAATTTCCCAACCCAGGTTCTCCAGGCAGGATAGAAGTGAAGAAAGAAAATCCTGTTATTGATACTACTGTAGAAACGGAAGAAAAGGAAGAAGATGATACAAACGGAAGAAAAGGCGTCGGCCCTGCTTTATCAGGCCCTATATTCCCTGAGATGTTGAGGATGCTTGATACCGGATTAGAGATAGAGGGATTGGAAAGGCATCAGGCTCCGAGAATAGATCCGGTTCTTCAATCTGCTGATCAGTATATCAACGAGCTCAACCGCGCGACATCGGCTCAGTTGGACACAATAGGTGACGTGCCCGACTCTCAGCGTTCCGCTATTCTGGCTAATATGAACGCCATAGCCGGAAGCAATATAGCCAAGTACATTAACGAAGTAAATTTCAATAACGCAAGGCAAATAAACGAAGCTGATAGATTTAACGAAATGGCTTATGTTCAAACAGATGATAAGAACATAGCGGAAAGGCAACGTTATGAATCCGGATTATTGAAGGCTATGGCTATAAGGGATGAAAATCTTGCTCGTTATTATGACAGTATAAACAGCGAGATACAGAATAAGTTTAATGTTAGAACTTCATTGAACACCATAGCTTCCATAGCTCCGAATATGAGAATGCTTCCAAGTGGTCAAATTATTTACGTTCAAGGTGATCAGGATGTGATGAATATGGGTGATTATTCCACACCTTACTTGAGAAGTTTAAATGAAGAAGATGATGAAACTAAAAGAAGAAGGAGGACCAAATAGTGGCTTCACAGTATAGTATTTTAAGGCAATATGCCCCGTATGTTAGTCCTTACAACATAGATCTTGTTAAGGACGTTATGATGTACAAACAGCAGAAGGTTGATGCTGCTCGTGAAAAGATCTATACCCAGGTAGATTATCTTATGGGTCAAGAGATAGATAAGCCTGAAGCCCGTGCTTATATGGAAGATAAGATGTCAGGTGTGATTGCTAACATCAATCAAAAATTCAAAGGCGTGGATCTTTCTTCTGATGGTGTTACGAGAGCCATACAAGGAGAAATAAGTTCGGTGTTGGATGATACGGTCATTAACGCGATTGCCGGCACCAAAGAAGGTAAGAGGGTTATGAAGGAAATAGAATCTATAAAACAGAATCATCCTGAACTTTATTCTCCTATTAATGAATGGCATGCTTTGGATCCTTATTATAAATGGCGATCAGATGGTAAAGCCGGATCGAGGCTTGGAGGTCTTCATTATTCTCCTTATATTGATTATACTAAGGAAATAAATAAATTGGTTAGTGATTTTAGGGAAAACAATAAAGGAAGGAAGATTCAGACTACAGAATATGATGTAGAGGGTAAACCTACTGGTGGAATTATAGAAGTCAACGTAGATGAACTTACTGATTCCCAGATAAGGAATTTCGTGTCTGCTAACTTATCTGAAAACATGAGGAATCAGATGAGAATAGAAGCATCATACATGGCAGCTACCAATCCAGTATTCAGTAATCCGGATTTGGTTAGCCAATACATTGGATCTTATGTCGAAAGATACGATAGGCATATAGGAGCATTGGAAGCAAAAAAGAAATCAGTAGGGGATAATAAGGATATTATTGATCGTATCGATAGTCAGATACAGGAAGCTAAAAATCAGAAAGCAGAAGCCAAGAGGGAGGCAGATATGATAATAGCTTCATCAGATCCGGTAGCGGCTGCTAATTTTGTTGTTACCAATAATCTTTTCGATAAGATGACTGATGCATGGAGATACGACAATACAAGTTTTGAAAGGAAGAAAGATGATCTTTATTTTGCAAGATTGGCAGAGGATAGGGCTCAGCAAAAGTTTTTGACTGACAATGCCAAGTCTATGGTTGAAATATCATTGGCGAATGAGCAGCTTGCTCAGGCTAAGATTGAAACCGAATACATGCGTACTTACGGTTCCAAGATGGGCACTGAAAGCTCATCCGGAGGCACAAGAGGAGCAGGCGGTGTAGGAGTGCCGATGGCTCCTATGGACGGGCCTACGGCTATCAATTCTGGAACGGGTAAGATAGGATCTGTTAATTTGGCTAATATCCCTTATGAACAACTCACATCTTCTTCCACAGAGCGTAGAGCAAATTTATTGAAACTATATAATTCATTATCTCCTACAGACAGAAGCAATATCGTTGCAGCATCATACGAAGAAGAAAAGACTGACCCAGGATTGTATGCTAATATGACTCCCGAAGAACGAGTGTATTCGTATTTAAAAAATAATGGAGGTCAGAAAAATGGATATTTCGGACAAGGCAATAACAGATTATCGGAAGCTTATGACGCTTTATTGGTTTCTGATTCTAAGGCAAATGGAGCTTCGAAGGCTATAAATAATATAACTGATTATCAAATAGATAATATAGTTACTGAAAAAAATAAGGATATTATCAGGAAAGTTCGTGATGCTAAGTTCATGAAAGGAAATTCTTTTATGAATCTTACTGATACTGATGATAAGGCTGGAGCTTTCCTACTCGCCACGGCCATAACAACTGGTGTATCTGATGCCGTAGGGTTTAGAGAATACATGATGAACCCTTCAAGAGGAATAGATATTCTTAGTGCTATATCTCCGTCATTAGGAGCTAAGGCGAGTGCCGGTAAGTTGGGGAAAAACATATCTGATGCTATTACAAGCGATGGCAATAGTTCTTCTACTGGTACGTTGGCTCTTATTAATGGAATGAAGAAACTCAATGGCGATCCTGATTTTAATATATCTGATTATATGACCATAGATAAGGACGGTGATATAGATTTAAAAGATTATCAGGAAGGTGAACCGTTAACTATTACCCAGCTAAGATATGCTGAGAAAAACAGTAGGGTGTCTGATATGATAGCAGGTCAGATGCAGGATGAGATAAAAATGTCCGTGTCTCCCGATCAGATTTCTGATAAGTTATCTCAGTATCATTACCTTGATTCTTACAAAAGATACAATTGGAATGCTGATTCACCGGAAAAGTCTTTACAGAAGGCTCAGTTTAGAAGATTGTCTGGTTACATGGCAGGAAAGGTAAACAATCTGGATCCTACTGCTATTAATACCATCAACATGGACGCCGAGATAGATAATGGCACTGTCAGAAGATTTTTGACTGCTCAAGTAGGATCCGGTAGAGACTCTTATGTTACAGAAAGGGTAGAGATTACGAATGATGAGCTTCTTAAGGCAGGCATAGATCCTTCAGTTGAAGAGCGCAATTATCCGGTAGATGGTTACAAATCAAGTTTTGGAACCTGTGATTTTGTAGATACGGGAAAGAAGGAAGGTTATTCTTATGATAAGTATCTTATACGTAATGGTCTTCCCCGTTTGGCTTCTAAGGCTGATGTCAAGAATGATCTTTATGATATAGTAAAAATACATGGTTCTTACCTTAAGCCAGAAGAAATGAATGTTGTTAAAACCCTTGTTGATAATTTTATTGACATGTCTGATAATATATCAGTTCAGTTGGAAGGAATGGATGATAGGGGTTCGAGAGAGGTAGCGGTCAATTTCTATGACAAAAGGACTAAAAATTCTAAAAATCCTGCATTGTTATTCTCGGATTTTGTTCCTTTGGATCCAGGTAATGATGAGTATGCGGATTACTGGAATAACATTCACCAGAAGTGTCCTCAGTATTTCTTTGTAAAATACGTGAAGGAAGCTGTTCAGGAGCGTCTTGATCAGATGAGGGATCCATATATGAGAGGGATGGATATTACGCCCAACAATAACGATAAGTTTAGTAAGTTGAACGATTTTTTGCAAAAGCTTTATGGCAACAGATAGTAATGTAAATAGATATAATCCTGCTGCTAAAACCACTTACGAAGATGTGGCAAGGCAAAGGAAATTAGCCGAAGAAGAAAATTACACTCCGGCTACATTACCAGAGACGACAACGCCTCTGGTTCCTAATTATATGCCGGGAGAGGGCGTGTATGCCCAACCTAAATTTCCAGATTATGCATCAAGGATAGCTGCTGCCCAGTATGAAGAACCGTATATAGCCAAGGAGATAAGCAACAGCTACTCAGAGGCACTGGCCCGCAACAGCTACAGGGGGGCTACACCCGCCCCGCCGCCTCTTAATCCCTATGGACCAAAGGTAAGTATCCGTGAAAGTCATCAGATGGGTAATGATGGGGTATGGCGCACAAAATATCCCAATTATATCCCAGGTATAAATAATGAGGATTATTATGCCAGAAGGCAAAGTGGTTGGAGTAAGTTTTGGAATGGTGTAGGTAAATTTGCCTTAAAGTCTGCATTGTATGGGGCCCAGGGAACTATATCATTACCCGACAAGCTTATTAATATGGCATCTGAGGGAAGTTATAAGGCAGCTTTGAATACGAACATGGATAAGTTTGTTGGTGATCTTGATCAGCGAATAGACATGCTTCTTCCACATTATTACAAGAAAGAAGTAGAAGATTACAATTTTGGTCAGAAGCTTTTTAAGGATACTGGTAATTTTTTATGGAATGACGTCCTTGGCAACGGAATGTCTTTTACCGTAGGAGCCATGATATCAGCATACATGACCGGAGGACTGGGAGTTGGTTCATTAGGTAACATAGGCGCAAAATTAGGTGGAAGAGTCGGAGCTAAGCTGGCAGCAAGACAAGCTGCCAATAGAGGTATAGGAAGTCTCAAAAGTGTGTTTAACGACTATGTAAGGAAAGGAGTTGCTACCGGGAGGAATGTAGGAGAGGCTGCTAAGACCATGACGTTGTTGGCTACCAGTGCCGGCTTTGAGTCATCGGTTGAAGCAAATTCTTTTATGAAACAATCCGAATCCGACTTCAAGGATTATTATCGTAAAATTTATGGTCGTGATCCTAATGCTGAGGAAATGGCTGTTTTTCGTAATTCTAATGCTGATGTAGGTAGTGCGATATTTGCAGCTAATATGGGTATAGTAGGATTGTCCAACTGGCTCTTGTTTGGTAAATACATAGGATTAGGAGGAAAGGCTATACCAGGACTGGAAAAGAAACTTAATAAGCATCTATTTGGATTAGGGACGGAAGTTACAAAGCCAGGAGAGATGGCTATTAAGATAACCAACCCTAACATAGGGCAGAAGATAGCTGGTAATGTTTTCAATATCATGAAAAGACCAGTGTCCGAAGGTTTATGGGAAGAAGGGTCTCAAGGTGCTGTCCAGAACACGGCTGAAGAATATGTTAAGTCAAGATATGACAATGTGGCTATGAATGGAGCCGTCGATGTTCTTGATGCTATTTCTGACGGATTTAAAAAACAATATACGTCTAAAGAAGGATGGACTGAAATAGGAATAGGTGCTATTATCGGTTCTTTGTTCGGCATGAGAGAAGGCTTCTTTGGGGTAAAAGAGTATAGTAATAGTCAGATATTACTAGAGAGGCAGGTGGATGAATACAACAAAGCATCTTCTAATCTTAATACGGCGGCTTTGAATACGTTGAAGAAGTCAATGAGTTTAGGTCCGCAAGTTCGTTCCGATGCTCAGTCTATGACCGGCAAGGAGCTTGATGATGCTATGTTTGAAAAGATGTCTATTGACAACCAAATGGGAACCTTAGAGGATTCGGCTGAGAATTTCAGGCAGATGGTTGATATGATGCCTATTTCAGAAATAGCTGAAGCTAATGGGATGTCTTTAGAAGAGGCAAAGAAATACAAGGACTCTATTATTGATAATTATAATAATCGTCTTTCTGATTTCAGATCTGCTCAGAGTTTTGCTGAAGATCTTATAGGTGATGACTCTAAGATTGAATTTAGGAAATACGTGGCTCGTAATGCCTTCCTTGGTCTTCAATCAGAATCAAGGATGAAAGACATAGCTTCTGTCATAGAAACGCTTTCAGGACAGCCTCGCGTGGCAGATGCGCTAAGTACGTTCTCCCGGCTGTCGGACAGAGCGAGGGAGCGGGCGATGGCTATCCGTGGCATACGATCAAGAATAGAAGAACTTGAATCCGAAATAGAAGATCTTGCCACCCGTCCTCGTAACGTAGATGGAAAAGACCCACAAGCTGAATCTATACAACGAAAAACCAAAGAATTGGAAGATCTTAGAACCAATTACAATAATTCGTTGTCTGAGTTATCAACGTTAATAGGAAAAGAGTTTTCGATAGAAGAGTTGGTAAGTAAAACCGAATCTGTTTTATCATCACCTCTTTCTCCCATAAGTTCACAAGATGTAATAGAAGCCTATGATGCTCTTGTGGCTTTTGATGATTATTTTAATGTAAAATCAAGACAGGAAAAGAAGTTTACGGCCAAAGACAAAGCCATGAGATCCTTGGTAAATGAATACCGTAGGAGTTTGATGGACTATAGGAATATGAATAATTTCTTGTCTAAGATGCTTGATAAAAGATTCTTAGATGAGGAAAACAGGGGATTTTCAAAAGCGCTGTCTTCTCTATGGTCTACTCCTTATAAGGAGGATGACAAGGTTCCTGATTTTGCAGAGCCTAATAAAGTCGGTGAATATGATACTGATGAGGTAGTAGATCAAGCTGTGTCAGAAGGTAAGATTTCGGAAGACGAAGCTTGGACTATCAAAGCATTTATGCATGCTCTTGATAAAGTAAGAGAAGATAGGATGAAGGAAGCGGAAGATAATATAAAAGAGTCATCGCTTACGGAGTCTGTATCAGATGAAGATTATGAGGCTGCTATGGATAATCCTATTATGGTTCCGGTAGTAAGGCAGTCTATAATTGATAAATTATATACAGGGAATGCTGATCTTCTTACTGCGAGAGAAAAAGATGTGTATGATAAATACAAACAAGATTTTGATGATCATGTGTCGTCTTTAGGTGACAGTCCTATTAATCTCATAAAATCATTATCTGAAAAGGCTGACAGACTTACAAGTCCGAGATCAGTATATGAGGAAAATAAAGCTATTATTGACATGGCTAAATCCAATTTAGAACCAGATCAAAGGCAGGAGCTTGATGATGCTATTTCTTCGTATGTGGATATAATGAACAGACGGGACAAAGGGGAGAAAGTTGACGAAGATAAGCTTGCCGATTCGGTATTTACCATAGAAGATCTTGGCCAGGTTGGAAACATCACGGATCTCCTTCCTTATATCGAACAAAACAGGATTATTGACAAAGGTCGTATCTCTGAATCTACGTTGAGTAATTTTGGGGAAGATGATGTTAATATAGATTCTCTTGTAAATGAATTAGACGAATCCGATAATACGCCGGGGGTCAACATAGATAGTGCTCAGAATCCAGAGACGTTGATGGTAAGAAAAATATCCAACGATGGCAATGAAAGGTATGAAATTGCGGGTCTTAGAGCCGATAAATTTATATCTTCAATAAAATCATTGGTTCCTATTCAAATAAGTTCTGAAACGAACGCTAATGGCACTAAAAGGTATTCCCTTAACATAGGTGGAGAAACAGCTACTATAATGGAACTGCCTTATCATGCAAGATGGTCTATAGACAAAGAATCGGCTCGTGTTCTTAACCGTTACACAGATGTGTCTATCCAGGACGTGGGTAATTCATATTCTTTGGTTTATAAGCGTCTTGATTCAGATGAGTTGGTTCCGTACAGAACAGGTGTTGGATTCGGGGAGAATGAAGTAGATAAAATAGACCAAGAAGCATTATCTTCTTTGAAAAAAGGAGATAAGGTTAATCTTGAGATAGATGTCAATGATACTTATAATCAGTCTCTTTTTACTGAATATGATAATGCTGTTCAATCCGGCGATAGAAATAAAATAGAATCTGCCGAGAATAAGTTGGTATCCAATATGGTTATCAAGGTCATGAGTGGAAACAGATTCGTTTCTGTTGTAAAAGCTGACACAGGAGGCATAGATGGTATAAGTAAAATAAGAAGAACGGCTTTCAACAAGTGGAAGAAGGATGCCGGCCGGTCGGCTACCATCGGCGTCGGCACGCATGTTGTTGCCCAGACCCTTCCCGGAAGACCGGTGTTTAACATGAAGGTGAACGGTCAAGGATATGGCCAGGTAGAAAATCTCCCCATTACCGAAAAAGGTGCTGAAAAAGTATCTGATGTCGGATATGTATTAAATGGCAAAGTCGTGCTTAAGAACGGATCTAAATACACAGGCTTCCCATTTGCTTATTCTATATTAAATGACAAGGGGAATAATTACAAAAATGTAAGAGTTCCGATAGTTGTCATCAAAGGTAAAAACGGTCTTAATTATCTTTTCCCAGTTAGCCTGCGTTCTGTAGAATCAGAGGAAGGGCAGAAATGGATGTCTTTTATAGATATGCTGCTTGAATCCGGTGATTCTGAATTGCTACAGATGGGTCAAGATGATATACAAGATCTTAATGCGTATCTAACCAAGTTAGGTCTTGATCCAGCTTCGTATCAAGTATCGTATTTGAATCCTATTTCAGGGCTTAGAAAAGCTCGTGAGGCTATAGAAAAATTATCTACGGTTCCTGATGTTGTTAAGTGGGTAGAAGATGAGAATAGGAGTGTGAAAGACATTGTGACGTCTGAAGTAGAATCTGGAATAGATTTCGAAGGTGAGATGTTTGTTGCTCCTAAGATCAGGATCCAGTTTGGTAAATCATCTTCCAGCCCTAAATCGCTTATAGAGGATGATCTTCCTTTCTCTGATGAGGGTAAGACCGTTACTTCTAAAGAAGATGTGGATGTTTATGAAGAGGAAATGCCAGAGGAAGGAGCTGTCCGGGGGACTCAGACGGCGCCATTGGCTCAGCCGGCTCCTGCGGCACAAGATGCGCAGTCTTTACCTGGCAAGAAGCGTACCTCCAGGAAAAACTTCTCTCTTATGTTAAACGAAATAGAATCTCATATAGAAAAAGAGGGATTGCCGCCTTATGCTAATATTTTTGATTTTATAGCAAGGAAGATTGTAGGAGGCGACTTAAGGTTTCTTCGTGAGAGAGGTAATCCTAAAAGTCTTAAGGAGGAAATGGGATTAGAACCTAAAGGAACAGTAGGTGATAAGATATCCACTCCTTCCAAGAAAGGTGGTAAGACCTTAGATGAATATGTTTCTTGGCTTCGTTCTCAAACAGATCAGGTGGTGGTTGATTATGTTGGGCCAAGATCTGACGAACAAATTATATCAGAGTTGAAAAACTTTTTGAAATATATTAATTTTGTTCCAAGCAAGGCTTTGAATTATTCTCTTAGAGTCAATGGCATGGATACCCTAAAAGAATATGGCACGAAAGAGGAGGTAGAAAAAATGGAATCTGACGTCAATAGTTTGGTTTCTAAAGTTTTACCTACGGTGGATAATCAAACTGTAGAAGATGTTTCTACTGCAATAAAATCAAACAACTTGCCCGCCATATGGGGGCCCGTGGAAAGCCTTGATATGACAAACGAGGAAAAAATAGAGTTTTTGAATAACGTAGCAGATTTCCTTAGCGGCATTCCAGAGTATGATGCTGTTGTGGAGTCTATAGAGTCAGAATCAGATAATATTTTAAATAATGGAAAAGAAGGAAGTGCAGAAGGCGGTGCAGTACGCACTGAGGAAGATGGCGATAAAAAGGGAGATGGAGAAGGCAAAGGACAATCCAGAACAAATGTCGAAGTTAAAGGAAATGTCGAATTACCTGGATCTCAAGAAGGAAGAGTAGATAACTATAGGAAGAACGGAGATAAGTTTTCTGACATTTCTGAAGTTACCTTATGGTTACTTAGAAGGGCTGCCGGCATAACCTCTATCTCGGAAGGAGAAGAGGTTTATGTAGAGGGAGATGAGGTTAATAGCATTATGACCGATATGGAATCAAGGTACGGGATAGACACCATCAACCACTCGCATACGACTAAGGCTATAAGGGATCTTAACGGCGTATCAGGTTATAAAGTAGAATACGGCTTAACCTTTTTAACATACGATCCTTTTATTAGGATATCCAATCCAAGGAAAGAATCTAAGACTGCAAAAGATGAACCTCGTATATCCGAAGAGCCGCTTGCTCACATATCAAGGGTGACAACCCCTTATTTCCTGTACGGCGGTGATGAAGCATATACATCTGTTCCGGCTAAGGTAGAACCTATACCAGAGAAGATAATGGGTCGTAATGGCATTAAATTTGGTATGAGCGTAGTCGAGCTGACCAAATTAGGGTACAAAAAAGCCGGTGGAAACTGGATATACAAATTCTACATGAACTCAGGTGTTTATGATTTGTATAATATCGGTACCGGCGAAGCGTTTAGAGCAAAACCGGATCTTGGAGTTAAGATAAGTTCCAGTGCATTCATCCGTTCTTTATCTCAATCTGGTAGAAAAATACAAAATATGATGAGTAACATGAGCCAGGAAGAGATAGATAGGAATAAGAATCTTGTAGAAGGTTCTGATAATTCGGATTCAAATAGCGAGCTGAATAAAGATTGTTGATTATATTTGTAGAAAAAAAAAGAAATGGGATTAAAATGTCAGATAGAAAAAAGGAATAATATTGTAGAACGGGTTGAGGCTCCTAACGGGGAGCCTTCCGTTCTTTACGAAAGTGCCTTAAAATTATTGGGAAATAGCGAGCGGGCTCTTCAGGTATGGGCGAAGGCTTACACTCCTGATTTTTTATCGTATTACGGTCATTGGAATAACCCTGCCCCTGGGGAGATGTTTAATACAGACTCCAATGGCGAACCTCTTTTGGATGACGTACTGTCGTATATGAAGCGTCAGACTTATTTTGCTGATCCTTTAACTGCTCAGGATGTTAAGGATGTAAGAGATTTTCTTTTATCTACCGATGGTGTTTATACGGCACCATCATTATCCAACATCATTCTTCATTATTTTTATGTAGATGGTAGTTTGATACTGAACGAGCAGAATTTAAGAAGATCAGGCTTGTATAATGAAACAGAGATAAGTAGAATCTTATCTGATCCTTCTGTTCTTAATGAAGTTTCGACATCCATGAGGAAGCTATTGGATTATTCCAATAACGAACATGATAGGGAAAAAGATAATTATTTTATGTCTATTGACTATCAGTATGATCCTATTGTTTACAAGGAGGGAGTGTTTAACCAATTTGGTAAAAAAGTACCATATAATCCTTCTGAGCTTTATTGGGCCATGGGCAAAACAGTAGCCGGCATAAAAAACTTTTCTGAATTTTCATCTGCTTTTGAATCGTTGAGAAACTCATACCCTGAACTGGTTGAGAAATTCGTTTCTGATAAAGAATTTGCCGAATCTATGTTTGATGAGTTCTCATCTACGAATAAGATTCCGGTAATAAACATAGAAGGGGATGATGTGGTAGAAGGCAAGAGAAGATCCTTGTCTAAGCTACAAGATCTGTCTTATTACAATCCTGGCAAAATAGAGTTCCTAAGAGCTCGTATATCGGCTTATTTACATAGGGCTAATGCCGACACCGAATCCGATTTAAGAAGCATGATATGGGATATAGAAGAGGCTTGTACGTGGTTTGGCATAGATATAATAGGGACATCGGAAACTTATGATGGCACAGAAGAATCTTTGAATAAGATAGATAATTTGATGCTGGATCTTGATATTTATGTGGCCAGGCATAATGATGTAAATTATGCTCCAACGCTGGCATCTTCTATAGATGATGTTCTTGGTGATAGCACAGATTATTATTCTGAATTATTGCCGGAGTATATGGATAATTTGAATATCGTTTATTCTGAATCCGATATAGACCCAGTAGAGGCATTTGAGAAACATTCATTGCTTAAGGTAGGAGATAATCTATATCAAAGGATCAGCAAAGATGATATTAACGAGATGTATCAAATATCAACAGTGTTAGCCAAGCACAACCTAACTCATTTTTCTACTAAAATATATCCTGAATCTTGTTTTAAGAACGGCGTTTTGGATAAAGAGAAAGTACGGAACGTAGATAATAATACGCTCATGGATTCCATTAAAAAATACGTCAGATCGTTCATGGATTCTCAGAACACGGAGGACATGATAATGACCAGGATGGCGTTTGGTCACCCGGCGGTACTTGACGTTCCTTACGTGGATGTGGATCGGGAGTATAGTCGATACATGAACAAAAAACAAGATAGCGAAAACCCATTATCCTTATTCGATTTATACCAATCTTACCTTGACAACAAACTCCATAAAACAAAATTATATGATAATGCCTATAAGTATCTTGACTTCAAACCTGGTCCATCTTTGGGCCTTATTTCTGATGATCCTGATATTTTGAAATCAATAGAATTATCTTTATCTGGAAAAGACAGGTTGATGTTGTTTGATTATAGCATGACCAGTACCGACCCTTCTTTATCAGAATTGTTTTATTTGGAGAAGTATGACCCTTCGTATGCCGGGAATGATTTTGAACACTATTTTTACACCAGGCACCCGTATTTGTTAAAAGAAAAATCGGGCCCTAATATCGTAGAGCAAGATGGTGTTATAACAGCCGAAGGTATTTATGATAATTTTATAAGAGTAGGTAATAAGATATGGTCTAAAGTAAGCGAGAGTAGTTCCGGCTCTATCTACCAAAATCTGACAGGAACCGAATCAGAGGTGAAATACGATTCTACTCAGAAGGCTAAGACGGTAGAAACCGATTACGCTCCATACCAAAACAGATCTGGCTTGACGCAAGACATGACCGTAAGCAAGCCTGAATTGGATGATCTTAATAAATTGGAATGTAGGTAATTTTTGTGTACATATATATAGTTTTTTCATAGTTATAATTTGGGAAGTGAGGCTTGTGAAAGTCTCACTTTTCTCATATATGCACGTATATCAATAACATACAAGAAAAGTTAGATTTTCATTGTTTATGAATTATTTTTATTAAGTTTGCAATATTAGTTTCAGGAAGGGATTATAGAAATAGGAAAAAGTAAGAACCGGACGTAACTAATAACAGTAGGAAATGAGAATCAGTACCATCAAACGTAATAACAGCATTCATCTTATGTATAAAAACATTATGAATGATTTAGGTCAATTAAGAACTGTAGTTTCAAAATCCTATATTTATAATCTGATACAAAATCAAACCGGATTAAGTATCAGAACTATATCCCATGTCTTGAATCATACAAAAGAACAGGATACAGATTCTTTGTGAAAGGCATACATTTTCATATATTTGTGTGTTCTTTAGTTTTTAGATTTAAGTTTTTCATGGTATTAGTTTAGATTAGTGTAGATCAGGGTTCGCAGTGATGCGGGCCCTGGTTTGATTTAAAAAGTATTAAAATATTTGCTATTTAAAATCCTGTTCCTATCTTTGCTCCAGAAACAATGAACAACGAGATCCCACCTCTGGTTGTTTGATGTTGAAAGATATTTTTGGCTCATTAGGGTTTGTCATAGTGGGATCTGACATTCTCTTTTGGGCCTATTTTTTTTATCATGGATAAAGTTTCTGTTTTTGAAAGTTCGGATTTTGGAGAGCTTAGAATTATTGTAGATCCAAAAGGAGATGTTTGGTTTGTGGCGTCAGATGTGGCTAAATCTCTTGGATATATAAATGCTAAAGATGCGGTAAAAAGACATGTAGATGATGATGATTCTATGCTTTTGCAAGTATCTGATAATCAATGGGGCGTAAAACGATCTATATTGAAAACCAGATATATAGATAGTATAAGAATAATTAATGAATCTGGTTTATATTCTCTTATATTATCTTCAAAATTAGAGTCTGCTAAGAGATTTAAGAAATGGGTAACATCTGAGGTTCTTCCTTCTATTCGTAAAACAGGAGAATATAAAACAAGTTCCGGTGGAAAGGGAATTTTGGTCCCTGACTTTTCTAATCCGGCAGATGCAGCAAGAGCCTGGGCTGATCAGTATGAAGCTGCTCAGAGAGCTATAGCCGAAAAGTCGCAGGCAGAGGCAGAGAAGCAACAAGCTTTGAAAACAATAGAAGAACACAAGCCCGATGTAGAATTTGCCGAGTCTTTTAGGAAAGTAGACCATAACAATATGTGGCTGATTCGTGATATTGCAAAGAAGTTAGAGCAAAATGGTGTTATTATTGCTGAAAAGAATCTTCGCTCATTCCTTGAAGAAGCTAAATTCATGTTTAGGAACGGTCTTGGCAAATGGGAGCTATATAGTAATGTTGTAGTTAAAGGGTATGGAGTGTATAGGTCTTATTTCATAGACAAGTATTCTGGTGATAGAATCAATCAACAAACCATATACATGACAGGCTCCGGATATGAAGTGACCTTAAATGGTATAAAAGGAAAACTCAAAAATGTGTTTCTAAAATATGGCAAGTTTGCTTAAGTTTATTTACAGGTGGTGTTTTGAAAGAATAAAAAACACTACCTTTTTTTTGTTTCTGTTTTTGCTGAAAATATTTCTCTTCTATAAGAAATAAACACACCTATATTCCACCTTACAATCATGAACTTTGTTACGTGCTTCATGCACGTATGTTTAACAATTAAATACTATAAAATTATGGGTGGTGATAAAATCGTCCTTTTAGATGGAGCCGGGGCTAACGGTGGTGGTGCAGCCACTAACGGTCTTCTTTCAATGATTCCCGGCATGTTTGCTAATTTGATAGGTGGTAATAAAATGGATCCGAATCTGGTGGCGGCTTTGATGAACGGTCGTAACAACCAGGACGGTTTCGGTGGGGCTAACGGTTGGTGGCTCTGGATAATTGTTTTGTTCTGGCTGTGGGGTGGACGCGGCTTCGGTAACGGTTTTGGAAATGGCGGTGATTGTTGTGCCAATGGTTTGCCGGCTCAGTTGAATAACGATTACGGTCGTGAACTTTTGATGCAGGCAATTCAAGGTAATCGTAGCGCCATAGATCAGATTGCTTCTGCTTTGAACTGTTCTACTACTCAACTTCAGAACGCTATCTGCAACGTACAGGGTGCTATTGATAAAGTAGCTGGTCAGGTAGGTATGACTTCTCAGGCTGTTATCAACGCAGTTCAACAACAAGGTTGTGAAATAGGAAATCAAATCAGCTCTTGCTGCTGCAATCTGAGTTCGTTGATCAATCAAAGCACTTGCCAGACTCAGGGAATGATTACTCAGCAAGGTTTTGATAACCAGCTTCGCACGTTGGAACAAACCAATATCTTGCAGAACGGTCTCAACCAAGGTCTGGCTAACAATCGTGAGCAAGCTACAAGCCAATTCAATATCTTGTCTGCGAAACTTGACGCCCAAACCGTTATGATCAACGACAAATTCTGTCAGTTGGAAATGAGGGAGATGCAGAACACTATTGCTCAACTTCGTGAAGAAAAAGCGGCTTTGACAGCTTCGGCATTATCTCAGCAACAAACCCAGAATATCGTTGGTCAATTACGCCCGACGGCCGTCCCGGCCTACCCCTCTTGTTCTCCTTACCAGGCTTATACTTGGGGACAGGTATTCGGAGGAGGTTGCTGCAATAACGGATGTGGATGTAACAACGGATGTTGCAATAACAACGCTGCTGTCTGATTTTATTAAGAGAGGAGGCTAATATGGCTTGTGTTTCTAAAATAGGATCGTTGTATGAGATGGTTACGAAGAATGTTATTGTCAGTACGACAAATACAATCTTCGGTATTAACCCACGGGCTTGGATCGCCCTTCCGTGTGAGGGTCTTATCCTTCTTAAGATAAGGCAAGTAGTCCCCACAGCCGGAAGTGCTCTACCGGTACAGATTGCGGTCCCGGCAAACAGCACAGTTTCAACAGTAGGAGCCGACACCTGTTGCTCGGTTACGGGAGTGAATGTCGTGAACCCTATTAACGTAGCTGTAACGGGTGCTGCTATGGTAAATGGCACAGAACGCCTTCTGTACTTCAATAAAGTTCGTGGCGTGTTAAGATTAATGGATTGCTGTGTTCCAGTAGCGGCAGCCCAGGCGTCTGAAGTTAAAGCAGGTAAATGATTTCAGTAGGGTGATGGAGATCATCACCCTATTTTCACCTAAATAATATTTTGATCATGTTTTCAGATTTGAAGAAAGGGTTTCAGGTACATACCCTTGATACTAATACAGTACCTAAATACGAATTGGGAAAGGTAGTAGCCGTATCCGAACCCAGGTATCTTCCTCCTCAGCCGGGTCAGTATCAGGCGATGCAGACCCGCGTGGTGGATCTGACGGTAGAGCTCACTGGCGAAACCAAGACCTATACGGTTCCGGAATCCCAGAATGTGGCTAAGGCTATGGGTATAACATTATCTACCAGCATAGATCCGATTATGAACGAACTGAATGCTATAAAAAACACCAGTCAAGACATAATAAACAGCGTAGATGCCCATCGTGCCAAGATAGAGGCTTGTGAATCTATATTAGAAGACATCAATCCGGCATTCAAACAAACGAGAGAGCAGGATCGTAAAATAGCTGGTATAGAAAATAAGGTGAATGACCTTACTGATTCATTCGAAGATTTAAAGAAGTTGATTGTAGAACGTTTGAAATAAGTATAATATGATAGTATATGATTTAAATTCAGGGCAAAGAGAATATCCTGGATATGATGAGATAGAAGATAGACGAGGCAGAGGCCGTAGTCGTCGTTCTGATGGGACGTACATGGGTTACGGACATGGATTCCTTCCTCCTTATGACCATTATGGTATGCATGAAAAAATGAAAGAGATGGAAGAACGCGAAAACGAGTTGGAAGAAAGAGAAAGAAGACTCGAAGAACGCGAACGTCGTCATGAAATGGAGGACCGGGAATACCGGAGGATGGGTTACGAATCTTACCCGACCGATTATTATGGAGACGACAGATACTACGGTGACGGACCTCAGATGCGTAGAGGTCGCGGACGTGGCAGAGGTCGTTCTTATTGAGGAGCAGACGCAGAGGATCCAGCTTATCAGAAATATGTAGATACTTACGGCTACCATTTTTCTAATGCTCTCGCTGATGAGGCGGTAAAGAAGATGGTCAACGTCGATGGATCCAAGAGGATCTGGAAGCAGCCGGAAATAAAAGATATTTTTGAAAAGTGCGGAGCGAAGAAGCCGGATAAAGCGACATGGGGCGATGTCCAATATGTCTTTGCAATGTACTATTCGGATGGTTTTCCGAAGGTCTTCAAATGTGAGAACGAGTTGGTGAAAGCTACGTTAATGTATTTGGATGATCCGGATGCTCCCGAAGGAGTAGCCTTTATAAGATGGCTTGCCGTGCAAGATTACCTCGGCGAAAAAATAAACTGGAAGGATCTGACCTGAGATCCAGATCCAGGTCCTTCCGGTGGTGCGGGAGCCATAGTGAAAAATATGATTCCCGCATTCCCGTTTTTCCCGTTTGGAAAAAAAGAATAAAAATGTTATACCGGTCGGCGGGCAATAGAATACCCGTGGCCGGTTTGTTTCACATAACTTTTTTTGGATATGAATATAGCACACGAATCTAAATCGAATAAAACCCCATTGTATTTAATAGGAGAGTTGATTGGCGTACCGAATACGGTTATGGACTCAGCATTGCATGAACTGAAAGATAGAATAGACAAAGACCCTAAATGGGTGATTATATACCACTTTACACCAAAAGCGTAAAGTAATACACATTTATACGGAAATTCGTACCGGGTTACACCAAAACCCTCTACCTTCTGGTAACATCGTTACATCAAAGGATTCTTTTTCCGATTTACGGATGATGTTAAAAGCACCATTGATATCAGCATTAATTGTCTTACCAGAAGAGGTTTTAAACAATCCTCGTTTGATCCTTCTTCCTTTGTAGGATTCATGTTTGCAAATCCGTTCATTATCTAAAAAGCTACATTTTGAAGTATAAGATTCTTCAACGATCTTAACATTAATACCTTCTAATGTAGCTTTATACGATATCATACTGATAAACGAATTAAAAGGAATAGATACAAAGTTCTGATTATTACGCTTTCCAATATTGATCTCTTGTTTCCAGTATTTGTTATGACCGATTATGATCGTATTAATACCATTGGAAACTACATGATTAACCAATATTCTACTTGCTTTATGCAGATAGTCTTTGATCTTGTTATTCCTTTTGTCGGTTAATGACCTTATTTGTTTTGAAATCTGTTTATTGTCTTTTAACTTAGATTTTAAGAATGCTAACCTTTTGTTATAATATTGGTTAATAGACTTTAGTGGCCTACCATTGATGATAAAACAAGAACCGGTGTTTGAAACACAAGATGCTAAATTATCCAATCCTATGTCGATGCCAAGATAGTTCCCATTATCGGACATAAGATTCTTTTCCTTCTTATTGTAAACTATTTCAAGAACAATATACCCATTCTTAGGAATGAATCTAAGTTGTTGAATATTTTGCTTGTTAGTTCTTGTTGTAAAGGAAAACTGTTTTGGTAACTTAACAATGCCTTGTTTTATCCATTTTTGAGAAAAAGCATTTGTTGCAAAAACAGCAGGAAACAAACCACCCTTGTTGAGATACCTTGGCATTCTTACTTCCTCAGAATACTCACCTCTATTCTTTTTATTAAAGAGATTGAAGAAAGATTTAAAGTTTCTATCAACCATCATCAACACTTGTTGAGCAACCGGTGCTGGTAAAGCACGATAGTCAACATCATTTTCTGTTCTTAACTTCTTTTCAAGAGAATAGTAGTTTAGGTACTTATACTTTACAGTATTATCATCCTTGTATTGAAAATAATACTGTCTAACAACATATAACCCTTTATTGTATAAGTTTTTACACTTATGCAATAGATCATAAAGTTCATTGTAATAAACAGAACTTGGTTTGATCGTATGTTGTTCGACTAATCTCATGACACAAATATAGAAATTATTATTTATATATGAAAACAAATTGGCGTATTTGTGGTGTAAAGTTGTATATAATTACCTAAAGATGTTAAAAATTGGCTCGAATCTTTACCCAAGATCTGAACCTATTTTTTTTCAATACCGGGCCCGATGCGATTTTAACGTATCGGGTTTTTATTTTAATTCATATTGTTTTATTTTAAATCTAATTAATTCATGAATGTCGTACTTTTGTTGAAAAAGTATTCTATATGGAAAATAAGGAAGATTACGTTGGTTACGAAGATCAAGAACTGTGTAACCGGTATTACAAAGAGGCTGAAGCCATGAGGCAAAAGCAGGACTGGTCTCGTCTTAGGGCTGTCCCTGCTCCGGCCAAGGGAACGCCATCGCCCGGCTGGGGACAGCTTGGACGTGGAAATGATGTCCGTGTTAAGTACGTTAGCATCAATTCAGGATTAGGAGGGGACAGATTATGACCGTAGAAGAATTAGCTAATAAAAGATACGGTGGCGAATTTGTTTTCATAATTGTGAATAATACATAACTCATACAAATCATAACCAATTTGTATTGTATTATGTATAATAGCCAAAAGCTATTCCGATTATTAGCCTAAGTGTTGAAACAAACACTACGTTATTTAAGAATAGATAGTTACCTACGGATGTTTGCCCAAGTTCGTAGCTCTAAGGTAAGTGATTAAACAATGGTTGTATTCGAGCTATAGTGTTGCTTACTAAAAACCTTAAATAACATTGGCGATGGGTACTAACAGAGTTTTACTCTGACTTATGTTGAATAAACATTAAAAACGTTTGTAGATATGGTGTACGTACAAGACATAAATGGTAAACCTATGATGCCTACAACAAGGCATGGTAAGGTTAGGAGACTGCTCAAATCAAACAAAGCAGTCGTTGTAAACCTATGTCCGTTTACCATCCGATTGACGTACATATCCGATAGTTACAAACAAGAAATCGTGTTAGGCGTTGATGCTGGGACTAAACATGTTGGTTTATCAGCTACGACGAAAAGCAAAGAACTTTACAGCAGTGAAGTGATCCTTAGAAATGATATCGTAGATCTTTTGTCTACCAGAAGAGAGCTACGGAAAGCAAGACGGAACAGGTTAAGATATAGAAAACCTCGTTTTAATAATAGAGTAAAAAACAAGCGTCCAGGATGGATAGCACCTTCGGTGCGGTACAAAGTAGACGCCCATATTCGTGTTATTGACAATGTATGTTCTATATTACCAATATCTCGTATTGTTATTGAAGTAGCTCAATTTGATACTCAAAAGATTAACAATCCTAATATATCAGGTAAGGAATATCAGGAAGGAAACAAACTTGGTTTTTGGAACGTAAGGGAGTATGTTTTAGCAAGGGATGGGCATAAATGTCAGTATTGTAAAGGAAAATCGAAATCCAAAATCCTTAATGTCCATCACATCGAATCCCGAAAAACGGGAGGTGATTCCCCTTCTAATCTTATTACCTTATGTGAAACTTGTCATAAAGAATACCATAAAGGTAATATAGATTTAAAGATCAAACGGGGATCGTCGCTTCGCGACGCAGCCGTAATGGGAATTATGAAATGGAGGTTGTATGAAGAGTTAAAATCCAGATACGACAGAGTTTTTATGACGTTTGGTTACATTACGAAACATAATCGGATTAAATACGGTATTGAAAAATCCCATACATCCGACGCGTTTGTCATTTCTATGAACATTAATGCGAAACGGATCGAACGTCAATATTTAAAACGTTTAATTCGTAGACATAACAGGCAAATACATAAAATGAAAATTTTAAAAGGAGGAAAGAAGAAAAACAATCAAGCTCCTTTTGAGGTTTTCGGTTTTAGATTGTTTGATAAAGTGTTGTATAACAATGAAATATTCTTTGTTTATGGAAGGAGAAAATCGGGGAGTTTCAACATCAGGGATTTCAACGGAGAAAATTCAAAAGATGTTTCACGCAAAAAGTTTAAACTCATTAGAGGGAAGAGGCATCCGATTATATTAAAGTAAATGAATAGATTTAATAAATTTAATAGAAAAACGTATCATGTATAATAAAGAAATAGTAATATGCGCGGCTATATGGGTACAGGACAACAAGAAGCGTCCCCATCAGCCCACCAACATACCATCCGGTACCGTGTTCTGTGGACTAAGACATTGTTCTATCATTTCTCAGTTTGTAGCTTATGGTATTGCTCATAAGAACCGTAGTGTGCAAGGATTTTTAACAAGCAAGAATCGGTTTTTAACAAGAGAGGAGGCATCTGAACTTGTTAAGAACAATAATCAGGAGATGATAGTAGATAGGAATGCTATTAGAGAACAATTGTATTCAGAAGATTTATATTGACTAAAAACAAAATAATATGGGATTTATAATCAAGAAGTCAATCACTTATAATATGATGGACGGCAATCAGTTAGAGTATGTATTTGACAACATTAATTTAGATCATATCACATTTAAAGGTAATGGTAAAGAATCTTTTTCATTTAACAGAGCCCTTGTTGAAAATTTAATTGAGACATTTGATACTATGCAGGATATATACTCTGATAATTACGGAATTAAGGTTTATACCGGTAATTGCATAATTCAACTGAATGTAAATCCAAAGAACTTAAGTGAATCCTTTTTTGACGTATATGATAGAGATGGGATGAAATTGATATATAGCATACAAAATAGTGTCTTGAAAGAAATGTTTATAATATGATTACCAGGCAGGACATGTCATAAAAAATGGCGTAATTGAACTATTTAAACAAATAATGAAGTCGGGTACGTGAGTTATCCGACTTTTTCGTATATTTGTGGCATGGCAAAAGGTTATTATTGGATACCACAAACAGATGAAACGTTAAATGGCATAAGCTATTACGTGACTAAGGTAGTAGGAGATATAGTGTTTGATACTAAACGAAAAAGAATAGTGTTTCAAACTACCAGGTATTTCCCAGTAGGCTCCGTATTCCATTTTACTCACAACTGCTTTAAATACGTCATAACCTGCCGGCTCCGTAAGCCGGGGCTGTGGTATGAGGCAAGGAGGGAAGACTGCGGACCTATTGGACCGGATGATGTGGAAAGGTTCGAATCAGGAAGGTTTATTCATAGAAATGGGTACAAATATAATGCGTAAGCGTAACTTGACGATTTACGTCAGATTATAATTATTTTTTCATATGTATATTAAGCCGTCAGACTGGGAAGTTAGACGGCTTTGTTTTTATCATGTGCCTGATTTTTAATTACCTTTGTGTCAAAACAAAATAAATTCTTATGGCGTCAACGTGTATTATTAAAAGAGATAATAAAAAGAAAGTTGTTTCTGTCTCTACCAGATCAGGGGACAGGTCTATGTTGTTTGATAAAATAGCATCTATTCCTCTTATGGAAAATAGGGAGCGGGCTACTACTGTTTTTAAAACCGTATTTTCTAATAAGTTCTTAAAGGCTTTTGGCGACTGGAGAAAGAGAGTGCCTATCAACAAACCGGCTTATAATAAGGTAAAATCCAACATCGATCTTATTCCGGAAGCCTATAGAGAAAGGGTGCTGGATAAGGCTTCTAAGATGAGTAATCCTGTTCTTGTGTCAAAATCAGATGCACCTTATGAAATCCGAGAATCGGGCTTTGGATTCTACAGCCAAGATCTGGGTGATAATATTATGTTGGTGGATGCTATGGTTCCGTCAAGGATCTCCGTGCCGGAAGAACCAGGAATAGACTCAGGGCAGTATCTACAAGATGCTATATCTTCGGACTTCACTCCCGTATCTATGGTACAGGATAATGATGTTAATTATATGGTTATAAAAGACGGTCTTAAGATATTTAGTCCAGAAGAGCTACCAGAAACAGATTCTAATCCTGTGGGTGTAACGTATCAGACTGGAGAACCTCGTTTGTTTTTTATGAATGATCGTAATCAATTATTTGAAGATTACGGAGAAGCTCTTCGCTCTGGCGGGAATGATATCAGAATAGGATTCTTATCTGGCACCGTTCAAGAATCTGCCTGGGATGGCGTGGCAGACATTACTTACAAGGCTGGAAAGTATGTCCTTAACAACCCCAAATCTTTTATACCTGTTATGACCGCCTCTGCTTCCACTTCTTTATCAACAAAAGGTGGGATAATAAACTACCTTATAAAGAAAGGTCTTTTGTCAGGATCCAAGATATTCGATCCGGAAACAAGAAGCTATTATCTTACAGGAGAAGGACATGCAGGACAAATTAGACTTTTCAATTCAGCCTTAGCTTATACCGAACTTCGTAATCATTTCAGTTCTGATGTTTCCATGAATGATCAAGGCATGATAACCATAAATTCATTGGATAATAGTAAGGTGACTATGAGACTCGCCACCGGAGGAACAGAAAGAGTTAGCAAGGAGCAGATAAAGAGCGATCTTAAGTCTGGAAGATACAATGAATTGGATGCTAAATACGATCACTTTGATGCGCTTGTAGTTTCATTTATATTAGAAGACAATGATCTTTATGCTGATACTAAAGCTAAGATAGTATCGGATTATAGCCAAGAGGAACGTAATCAACGAAATTCTATTGTTGAGATACTGAAAACGCTGGGCGTTAGTGTCGTTGGCATGACCGATTATATAGAGAAGTACCAAACTAAATACGGACACGAACCTTCTGCTAAAGCATTGGCGGATATTGCCAATAACGTAATAGCAGTCGGTGAAGATGCTACTTTGTCTGACTTAGTAGAAGAAACAGCCCACTTCCTTGTAGAGGCGTACAGAGATCAGAATGCTGTTGAATCTGTTTTGCAAGACGTAGAAGGCACTGAAGAATGGAATCAGTATGCAAATCAGTATTATAATACATACGGTAAGGTATATGAAGGAACTGAACTTGACAATGTAGTTAGGAAAGAAATTCTTGGAAAGATCCTTGCCAGGGAGATGCAGGACAGAACGGCGCCCATAGAGCCCACCTCCTTCCTGGGACGCGTCCGGCAGCTTCTCTCTGGAATCGTAAACTGGCTTAAATCAGCTTTATCTACCCAAAGACAAGATTTGAATAACGTTATTAAAAACATTCGTGATCTTGCTATTACCGACATAGATAAAGGATTTGATACTTCTCTTTTAAAGGATAATGATTTTACATTATACTCTCTTTCCTCTATGAACAAGAACAAGTTTCTTGAGTCTAAGATCCGGGCATTGAGAAAAACATTGAGAGACTTACGTCAGATAAGCTCTGATAGGGCTGTAACTACATCTATGACCCTTGCTCAACTTAAGACCATAGAAGATAAGATAAATAAGGTAGAGACCGAAATAGACAAAAATGAGATGGCGGCTGCCATGAATAGCATGATCTCCACAGCCGAAGCTCAGGTCAGATACTTAAGCAATGTAGTAAATACTATCCTTCATGGTGATACCAAAGACGGTAAACTTCATTTCAATACCAATGATCGAAAGAACGTAGATATTATCAACAATCAGGTTCTTCCGATCATGAACGATCTTCGAGGATATATCCGTAATAGAAGTACCGAATTTGACGAACGTGAAAAGCAAGATTATACAAATAGGATCAATACCGTCATTGCCGACATCAATGGTATTCAGTCTGATATTAAATCAGTACAAGATCTTGATGAAAGTACGTTGCTTGACAAGTTAATGAACGAACTTCATGTGCCGGTAGATAAGGTAAAGAAAGTAAAAGAGTTCTTTGATAAAGTCCAACACGATGTGTCCTGGATAAGTAGGTGGTTTGGTATATTAGAACATTCTTCCAGCCCGTTTAATAACGCTCTTGGAGCTATGATTGCCAAAGACAATTATAATGCGATGGTGAATGCCCAGCCAGCCATATCCGACTTCCTGGCATATGCGAAAAAACATGGTTTCAATAAATCTGAATTTGAAAAACTGCTTCAGAAAGTAGACGGCAAGACTTCTAATTATCTTCGTAGTGTTCTTGATATGGCTAAATACGATCGTAATAAGAAGCTGGCGCAGATGCGAGCGTTTGCAACTGCCATGAACATAGAGATATCAGAAGAAGAAATCAATGATGTGGTTGACAATAACCGTAATTATGTGTTTAAAAGAGAAGTAGTTGACAAGGACGGAAATACGGTTACTGAGAACGCTAAATTCAAACCTTCTTCTGATAGGGTTAATACCGACATCTTTACCATCGAGCAGGAAAGGATTTATACAGAACAGATGGAGAAGTGGGATGCTGAAAATTCAGAACTGGAATTTAGTGAAAGTTATGCCACAAGAATGGAATCCATATACAAAAAGGCTGAAGAAGAATTGGGGTATCCGGTTTCTCAAACAACTAAAGAATATCTTAATGCTCTTTCCCGGCAAAAACGGATATTGAGGCAACCTTTTATTGATAGCAATGGTAATTTTGATGAAGTTGCTTACTTCAAGAGCAGTAATTATGAAGAAGAAGGACTGCTTCGTAAACAACGTAAGGAAGCAGCTTCAGAATACATATATGTAGGAACCAGAAGAGTCGATAAAACCGGTGATCAACTCAAGATGGCTAAAGAAATACAAGCTATAAATGAAGTATGGAGAAAAGAATCAAATAATGTTACTAATGCCGTATCAGAATCATTTTTGGAAAGATTGAGAACGATTCAGCGTGAGTCTGGAGGGGAGGCTGCACTGAGAACGCTTATGTTAGGAGGACACCTGGCTTTTAATGATCAGTTTTGGAATGATATAGAGTCAGATCAGTCGGCACGCACCGAATCAAACAACAAGGCTTCGTATCTTAAAATGGCGCATGATATCATTAATTCTACGACAAGTGATAGAGATGCGACAGACGTAGAAGCTATTGTGAAAGATATAGAAAAAAACAGAGCTATCATCAAGGAAATAATTGGGAATAACCGCGATGTGGCTGACATCGGAGAAATCAATGAAGCGACATTTACCTCATCTGAAAGAGATGCTTTTAGGGCTGCATCTGAAGCTATTGAAACCGATTACGCTATTTTAATAGATTATGCTAAGATGGTGGGTCTTGAAGATATTGATAAATACCTTACTAAAAGCAGTAAGGCTGAAAACGAAGTCAATCAATCTTATTTAAATGCTCTTGCTGACTCCAAGGAAGTGGAATGGAAGTTTGTGCAACGTCATACTACGGCAAAGAAAGCAAAAAGGATTCAAGCCTTAAGGGATAAACTATTTAAGGCTGCTGATAACCGATATTTGTTTACTGTATCTGAAACCAACTACTTGTCAGAAAAGCTTGGAATAAGCAAAGAATTAGACGGTAGAGATTTTAGGAATGCTGTCAATACTAAGATGGCCAGCTTGTTTTTAAATAACACAAGAGAATCAGGTATAGAAGAGGCTAATGCTATTGTTAATGAATTTGCCAGAAGTCAAGTCTTTTCATATTACAAACGCATGACTCCTACCGGATATGCGGCTATGCTTGGTAAAATAGGTCGAGGTGAGATAGACGTGGCACAGATGGTTAAAGACGTACAGAACGGGACATCCACACAAGATTATGGTATGAATATATCGTACCTGTCTTTCGACCCTGCAAGAGCGTGGGTGGCTGAATCTGAAGCTGAAAATAGCGGTCGTAACCCAGATTATGTAAAAGATCATGGGTATGGTTATCGTATGCCCAAGAAGAGCCTGTATCGTGATGAATCGTATTTCAATGACTTCGGCATTAGATATGATGCTGATGGTAATGAGATTGCTACTAAAAACGTAGAGCAATGGAATATGATTCAAAAACTTAAGGAAATAAAAAGACAATCCCTTTCCTTATACAAAGAGCAGAGCCCCAATTTGTATGCTATTCCACAGATATCCAAACAAGATATAGAACGTATGGAGGGATTGGGTATCAACTTCAAAAATACGGTTCGTAATTTTGTATCAGATCTCTGTCTGGACAGAGTAGACGATTCTCTATACGGTAAAACCAGACAAGGGGAAGTATATGATCCAGAAGATAGGATTAGGTCTATACCTAAATACTACATATATGAATTAGAGAACCAAGATGACGTATCTCATGATTTTGGTTATTCTTATTCGATGCTTATGATGCAATCATCGTTATACAACGAAAAGCAGAAGTCTATAGAGCTTGCCCAAGGACTGGAGCAGATGTTACTGAATAAGCAATTTGAAGGCGGTAAGAAAGCTGAGGCAACTCAAGCATACCAGATGTTTAGAGACTTCTTTAATGACCATTATTATGGCATTAGGATGAACACCAAGAAACTTACGGTTAACATCGGTGGATACACGATAGATCTTACAAGAATTATGATGGCCGTTGAAAGATTTATGTCGGTCATGAACTTAGCGCTGTCCCCGTTTGTGGCAGCTACCGGCGCTCTGACAGGTCATATTAACCTCATCATGGAATCTGCCGTAGGACAATATATAAGCAAAGATTCCCTTAAATACGCATCGGCTGAGTTTTCACGTCTTGCGCCATCTTGTATAGCAGAAACCGGAGACATAGATAGAAAAAGCAAATTATATGTCATAGGTGAGAGAATGGGGATATTCAATATCCGAAATCGTATGTATGGTGCCGGATATAATAGAGTGGCCAGGACCTTAATGCGTTCACCTATGTATGCTTTTATGGAAATCCTGAACTACCCTCTTGATCCGCAGGTTATGATTGCTACTATGGACAATGTTCGTTATTACAAAGGTCGGTTCTACACGTTCCAAGATTTCAAGATGGAAAAAGAACGCAATAAAGAACAGAGTACCATAAAAAGAGAATGGAACGCATTAAAAGATCGTACTTTATGGAGTATGGTAGACGTCGTGGATGGAAAGGTGGTTGTAAAGCCGGGATCGGGTGTTACTGTTGAGGAAGTTGAAACCCAGATGGCTATAACCAGGAATCAAGTCCGTAGCTTGTCGCAGATATGTAACGGATCTTTGAATGAAGAAAACCGGACCGCCGCATCACGTAACTGGATAGCCAGGTTCATGACTGCCCACCGAGGATGGCTGGTGCTGGCGGCTCAACGTCTGTGGAAAAGAAGGGGGTTCAATTTCCAGACAATGCAAGAAGAAGAAGGGCTGTCAATTACGTTAAAGAATATGATAGCCAAAACATTTAGCTTAGCTTCCGAGCCTGGTATGAAAAATATCATAGATGCCTGGAACGAAAATAAAGATAAGATGGGTGAGGTGGAAAAGACTAATCTTAAACGCCTCAGTGTTTATGCCGGCACGTTCCTCATCATGCAGGCCGTGTCTATGCTTCTTGCCGGATGGCGTGATGATGATGAAAACGAGGAAAGCTGGCTTACTCAATTCGGATCCTATGTAGGATTCAGAACCATAAATGAAATAGCATCTCAGATGCCGTTTATTATGGAGCTTAATGTGGTGGATATCATTAATGACCCTTTTGTTATGGGACGGAAACTGAAGGATCTCACCGATCTCAGGAACTACTCACTTGATAAAGTAACATCTGGTACATACAAAGGTGAGTCTAAGTTATTTAGACAACTCGCTAAACAGACGTTTATCAAACAATGGTATAACATTAAGACGCCGGAAGACGTAGCACGCGCCTATAACTGGTGGCAGCAGACGAACAATAAGTCAATGATGTTCTTCATCGGCGCCACTCCTGATTCGGAAGGAGACGATGATGTGAGCTACAAGTAGACGAAGAATATTGGGCTTATATTACTACAATATGGCCCTAATATGCTATCTTAGCATTGTCAAAGAGTAGACTATACGTTTTTTGTTCTTACTTTAAAGGTTATGTAGGTTTAATTTTTTCTGAAATTGTTTTCTTACCAGTTCTCAGTCAGCGATGATAGAGAACTGGTTTCTTTTGTTATGAAAAAAATGCTATCTTGCAAAAAAAATAAAATAATGAGAAGAAGGTTTTTGTCATATGATTTATTTCAGACGATAATTCCCGTTTTCGCCGTTAGTATATCTGCACCTCTTTCCACTTGGAAAAATGCCGTTCATATACTTACCACGAGATCGAGGGAAAGTGGTGGTATAAATGTTGGAAAATATGCGGTTGATATTGCCAGTTCCAATTACGTGTGTACTATGGGAGATACCCAAAGTATAGATTGCCATATGACTCCATCTGGGTCCGGCATCAATTGCTATTTCAATAATGGAAATGTCACAGAGGATATTTATCTTACATTTTATCTGGAGGATGTTCTGTACTATTTCTATATAACAGATAAGACAAACGATTCAGATCTTCGTCCTCAACTTTCTATGGATGTTGATAAATATTTTATAGATACTATACATATAATAAAGACAATAAGTGATTTTGTTGCACCTGATACTTACTTAAAAGGAATATGAGAAGAAGATTTGAAACATCATTAAAAATATATGAATATCAAATAGTTAGCAACTGTATAGGGGGGGGGGTAATCATTGATGATGAAATAGTCGGTACCGTTCCACAAAGTGGTGTATTTACCTTTCTTTCTATAAAACAACGTCTGGGTTCTATAAGTATCCAAGGAGGAGTCCCATCTAATACAAAAGAGACTATCAGCGAACAAACAGAATCTACGAAAGAGCTTGTAGAGAAGGATGACATTAAACTTATTATAGGTAGAGTAGAATCTCCTTCTTTAGGTTTTTTGATACGTCTTTATTTGCCTGACCAGTTTACAGTGAGAGAACAAGAAAAGAAATATGTAACATATCGTGAAATACTATATACTGCTCCTGGTAAAAAATACAATGTAAACAATGATAATCCTATTGTAATGAATTACACCAGTGAGCAACATGAGTACCCAGATACGATAATAGGAGATCCTGTAGATAAGATCTACGAAACCGGCTCAGATACATCATGGAGTTGCGAACTTGTTGAAACTAATATTGAACCAGAGCCTTCTCCTACATCTTTTCAAAATTTGACCCTAACATCAATAGTCAGACCTATTATAACCAGGTTGGGTCAAGGCACTTTATATGCCACCTATTCCGCTCATATAAAACTTGAATTATATTCTAAAGCGTATGGAAGTATAGGTGAATATGTGGTAACATCGGAGACAGTTACGTTCGACAATTAAAACAATTCTGCATATAGAATCTATACTATCATCTATATGCAGAATTGTATATATAACTGCCTTAATCATTTGGAATAACTCCCACTACTTCTTCTGTTGCAGCTTTTTGTTTAACAAAATCTTCTGCCTCATCCCAAGAAGTAGCCCATATTTCACCAGCGTATTTTCGCCCGTTGATTTCAAATTCTGTCAAAAATTTCTTTTGTTTTTCTTCTTTTGTTTTCATAACTATAATTTTTAAAAGTGAATAATTAATTGAGATATATAATTATCTTAATTGATTTATAAAAAATGTACCCTATCTGTGAAAACTAAACCAATACCTTCTATAATATATCCTACTACAGGAGCTTTGTCAAATTCCTCCTTCGTAGCCCAAGTAGCATTATCAGGCATCAGTTCCTTAAATGCGTCCGAAACATCACCTTGGCACCAGCAGTTATTTGATACAACAACGCCTTTCCCTTCGATATTGACATACATTTTTCTTCCACCACATCCAAGGCCATTCCATCCTCTTGGCACGTTTTCCACCATAGGCTTAAGCACCCAGCTTTCACCGTCTATCCTAACCCATCCCGGATCGTCTTTGTGTTTGTCGTACATATTTTGCCAAAAAGAGCATTCGTAGCACCATCCCTTGTCTTCCATGATAGTTCTTATCTCACACCTTTCAAATCCATCTGCATCCATCGTGTGCGGAGAATGAGGCTGGTGAGGGGTGCCACATTTCGGACATACGAGTTTTAAATTCTTTTCCATATTATTTAATTTTTACGATCTTAATGGAATCTCCTATATTGTATTCCCCTTGGTGCCCAACGAATTTTATTAACCTATTACTGTGAGCTATTGAAACTCTTTCGTCTTCACCATAATACATTATACATCCACCACGTAAAGGTTTTAAATCGTATATAACCCATCCGTCATTAACTTGATTATCATATTTGCATGATGATAATACAAGTGTCATCAATAAAACAAAATATTTCATATTATTTTCAACATAAAAATTTATAACCTGGTTTTACCGCTTCCGCTTCTTCTTTTGTATCAAACATTAAGGTAGTAACGGCTCCCATGCCATAACAATCGTAAGACACTTTCACCCACCACCTGAAAATTCCCGATCCGTAATCATCATAATACGGCTCGGAAAGAACCTCTTCTACGTACCCATCTAAGTAATTCATGATCGTTCCTCCTTATTTTTAGATTCTGCTTCTTCGAGTATGCTAATTACTTTGTCAACAATATCTGAATCGGACATTTTCTCAATAAAAATATCCATTGCCTTAGTTATGTCATTGGCTTCTTTTTCCTCAAGAGCTATTTCTCCACCGGTAATAGCATCAGATAATGATGTAGATAAGTGTCTTATCTTATCAATGCTCATAAACGTAAATGGATTACCACCTTGACCCCCACCCATTTCTTTCATGATCTGATATCCACCTGAGATAAGTCTGCCTGATGTCGTGGCCAAGGAGGATACGATTAGGGACAGTACCGCCGCTTCCGTCCGCTCCTCGGACACACCCCTCGACCACACGGCTGCCCTTATAGCGCCGGCCAGGTTGTCTATGTATGGCATGAGGCAATCTTCCATCGCTTGTGTTATATCAGCTATAACCTCACTACGCTCTTTATTTATGTAGTAGATAGAAGCATTGTACTTCTTTATCTCTTTGTCCATGTCATTTAAAAGACGCTTGATATTGTGCTTATACATAGGACTGGTTTTAATTACTTCCTTTAGCTTAAGAATGTAATTATAAGCCTGGTCGTTTACGAACAACGTCATGGTCTCAACCGTTGAATGAAGCGTGTTAAGACTGTTAAGAATCTTATCGAAATTATTTATCAAATAAGCTTTTCTGGCTTTTGCTGCGTAATTAATCATCGCATTCAAATTTTAGATTTTCAAGTTCATTCAATTTTTTCTTAATAGATTCGATCAGGTGCGCTCTCCGTTCCTCTGCATGTTTTAAAGCTTCTTCTTTGCTCTCAAAAGCATCCATTCCTATTTCATAAGGAGTGAACCTATCAGGGATGTCGGCTAACAAAAGACCACCATACTCTTCTATTTTAGCTTTTACTTTTCTTATTATACCGTCTCTCAGGCACGCATCCGTAACCCATATAAATCTATCACATTCTTCTAATTCCCTTTCGTACAATTCATACCATTCCGGCTTAGGGAATCTTAATGTGAATCTAATTTCGGTATCTTTCTCTAAGACATTAATATCATACGCCTCCGGCCACAGTTCTTTTATGCTGTCTTCATCTTCAGCATACGCTACCAATACAAATGAATTACTGGATTCTGCACTACACCAATATGGATATTTTATAGGCCATTTGACTGGACGGTAATTATTGTTACAGTCATCCTTTCTAATGTAAAATCTTGCTCTAATCATGTTATTCTACTTTTTTGATTTCGCTTAAATCGCCTTCATACACCAAATAAGATCCTCTTCCAGGTCTTCCTTCTTTATTAACTTCCTGGATTGTAAATATAACTGTTCCAGTACTCATGATTTGAACGCTCTTGAAGAAACCAACAAGAGGTTCTTTCGAACGTTTGTAAAGAACGCTTACCTTATCTCCCTTCTTGAATCCATAAACAGAATCGAAATATTCCTTTTTAATTCTTTCAATATTATTTCTATGTTTGTTCATTGCATCAAGCTCTGTGTCTAACAGTTGAATCATTTGTTCTTTTGTCATTTCTTTTCCTCCTTATCTAATGGTATTAATCCTTTCCCGTGCTTATCATACCACAGCATAGCAATACAATTCCATGCGCATTGTGCAAGATGAAAAGCTCCTGTATCTGAGTCTATTCTTTTTCCTTTCATGTATTCCATTAGGTGTCTGGCAGCCGCAGCACGATACCGTTCAAACCCATTGTCAAGGTTCTGCCATTTATTGGGTCCGTACTTCTTGGCGCCAGCATGATAGACTCTTACAATGTCTTCAATCTCCTCCATTGGAAGCAAGTCCCATCGTAGTTTGTCGTCTATGATGTCATTCTTCACCGATTTATTTTCTACGGGGTCTTTGGAAAGAATAATATCCATAATATCCGTTTCTATGACGAACGTCTCCCCATTACAACAAACCTCAGCATATTTATCATTTACTTCTATGTCTGATACTGCCTCCGCTATAGCTCCTTTGGCTATTTTAAATTCTGCACTGATTATATCATCTTTCAATATGCGAAAAATAGATCCTTTTGGATAAAGGATATTTTTAGTGTTATCATCCATCTTTTCCATTGTTTTATCGTTGTTTTACCTCATTTCTATAGTAATATAATCCATCTTCGTCTTACACTCTATCATTCCTGTTATTCTCAAAATATTGTCTTACGGCTTCAATCGCCTTATCGTCATCAAAAACCTCTACAAATTCCTCATAGAATCTATTTCGTTCCATAGAGAACGTGTTGCTTCCTTCCGGAATGGTCCTGAATACAACTACCTTCTCTCCATCTACGTTCGTTCCTATGATGTTATTGTGAAGAATAATAGAATACCGCCCAGAGTTTTTGTTCTGGACGACACTATGTTCGAGATTGTAGAGTCTAAGTAGTTCTCTTATTTCTTTTACTCCCATATTATTTTACGTTTTTAGAAGTTACAGCCTCTTCTCCCCATTTCTTTACATATATAGATCTCATCATGTTCATTAAATTAGAGAAAGAAGAGATGGTTCCCATCTCTATGCAGAATGCAAGATTAGACTGTAGGGTTTCAAGTTCTTTCAACTGCTCCTGTGTAGCCCTATTTCTTATCATGCTTTCATGCTCATTAAATACAATCCAATTTAAGCCTTTAGCCATCTTGGAGTAATCGGCATCCGGAAATCTTGATATAGCTCTTGACAAGACATTGTATTTATCACCTGCCTCTATTCGGTTTAAGATAAGCTTATCTGTTAACCACGTAACAACCTCAGCATACAACATAGGGTTTAGTTCCATAGCTACAAGCACCCATATATATGGATTACACATAGTTCTCCTATTCTCTCCTCTACCCATTGTCTTATAAGCTCCCATTTTTTTCATCACTTTTATAAGTGACTCTTTTTCAACAGATTGTATAAAACCAGGAAATCCTGATTCTATCTTATATCCTTGTTTTTCAAGGATATAGTAAACACGTTCCGCACTCTCCTTATTAGATAGGATATTCTCTATTCTCTTTTCATTCCACCCCATCTCAACCCTCTTCTTCGTATAGGCTTCCTGAAGGTCTGTTAAGGACATAAACGAAGTTTTAGTGTCCTGCTTAATTATTACGCCAAATAATTCTCGGTCTTTTGATACCATTGTAACATTTGTTTTCATAAAATATAACACATAAAAAATAATACGATACAAAAATATGTATCGTATTATATCTATACAAATATATTGTGTTAAATTTTATGGTTGTATTTTTATATTATGCGCCTATGGCTGCCTCTAAATTTCCTATAATATCAGTTTCTATCTCATCGATTTTATCATCAATGGTTGAAACCGCATTCTCTAAATCCCCTACAATACTTTCCATATCATCAACAACCGCCTCCATATTAGCTACAGCCTCATCTGATTGATAATATCTTTCTGTATCTTGTAACGACTCCGGCATATTGTCTCTTGATTCTGTCTCTTCATCTAAAATCATATCAACATCATCCTTGGCTGAATCCAAATTATGCCTAACCTCTGACAGCTTTGATTTGATAAACTCAAGATCTGTTTTATGCTTTTCCAAATTGGAAATAATATCCTCTATTTTCTTACGTCTTTTGCTGTTCATGCTTTTATTCTATTATAATATTCGATAATCTTTTCTTTTCTATCTCCTGGTTTTACTGCCATATTCTCAGCCAAGAACCTAAAATACGACACCGGTATGTCCTTGAATCTAATTCCTTCATATTTTCCAAACCACATTATTATACTGTCAAGATCGTCTTCTCTCCTACCATCTCCATTTACGGATTTAAGCGAGGCTGCCCGGCGAAGGATCTCGTCTTTGGTAATAATATCACCCATCCTTATATTGGACAGAAGTTGATCGCCGGCAAACATACACCATCCCTTAGAAGGAAATTGTTCGATCGTTAAATCTTCTATCCGGCCGAAACGCCTCATGTTGTCGCAGCAATCAACTATCAGTGCCTCTTTCTTGTCAGGATGGATGCGGACGGCTCGGCCTACAATTTGATAGAATACTGAATATGAGAACGTTGGTCGTCCAAACATCACACAATCAAGTTCAGGAAAATCAAATCCGGTAGCAAGCGTTGAATAATTAAACACGACCTTTAACTTACCTTCTTTGAAATCGGATATGATTTGCTCTCTTTTCTTTTTGGTTGTTAGCGATGTTACGACACCTGTTATGGCTCCCATCCTGGCATTCATGAACTCGGATATTCTATTACATGATTCGATAGAATCCATGCAAACCAAAATGGCTTTACGCTCGTTCATAAGTTGAAGAAGGCGCTTGTAGATAGAGTTGTTTAAGCCGTTTCGTACAATGCTTTCTTTAATAGATTCGTTGGTGTATTCGGCTCCGGTACTGTTTAACATCAGAGCCGATTCATCAAACGACCATCGTTCGTACTTAAGTGGACACCAAAACCCTTGAGAAGTTAGTTCTTGTATTTGAGTCACATGAACTATTTTCTTGAAGAAGTTATGCTCGTCTTTCGTCAGCATATTGAGCTTGCTGTAGTTTCCTTCCAGCATGGAACTGTAGGTTCGGAGGCGGCAGGGAGTGGCGGTGAAGCCCAGCACCTTCGCCTCTGGGAACCTGTTCATAAACTCCATAAATTCAGAACCTTCTTCAGGAGAATACCCGCTATGCACCTCATCTATCAATAATGTGTCTATCCCTATATCTTTCAACCTTGCTACGTCTTTCTTTATGCTTTTAAGTGTAGCATAAGTCATAGCCGATAACTCTTTTTTTTTACATGAAGCAGAATATATGGTAGGTTTAGAACCGAATGATACAGCCTTCGCATAATTCTGCTCCAGAATCTCTTTAGATGGCTGTAATACAAGGATAGGTCTTTTTAATTCATGAGCTATCTTGCTAATTATCAAAGACTTCCCCGCTGCACACGGCAAGACTTCTATGCCAGGCTTCTTAGATCTTCCTGTAAGGAACTTAAGCCCGGCATCTACTGCCTCTTTTTGGTAAGGTCTAAGTTCAAAGCCCATCGCAATCTATTTTACTGTTTTTTGAAAGTTCTATTATCGCCTCTTTCAACATCTCCCTTGCTTTATCTTCGTTATCTTCAAGCAAGCATACACTGCACGATATGCCCATACGATCCCCATAAGCCTCGGCATTACCTAATGTGAATGCGCAGCAGTAATCATAATCCATGTTTTTTGCTACGGCAATAAACTGATTATCTTCTATCAGTACAGCATATTCAGCATCAGTTTCACACATGATAATGGCTTTATCTTTTTTTATAGACAACACCTTGTTTCTGAAAAGTCCGTTATAAATCCATAGTTCTTTTCCTGTATTTTTATAAAACACAGCCATATCTTCCTTGATTGTGACTTCTTTTTTCATGACTTACTTGTGTTTAACATCAGTAATTAAAATGTATTTTTTAACAATATCTTCAAGACTCACAGAAGAACGTATATATGGTTTTTCTTCGTACTCATATAGAACGTACCCTTCTTTTATGTCTAATATCTTAATCACATGCTTGCCTCTTTCAAATGGATCCTCAAAGTAGTTCTTATGTTCGTATCTTTGACCTACTTTGATTTTGTCAGTTTTCTTCTTCATCTTATAACGATCTACTGCTCTACCTGTTTTTATGAAAGCTGTCGTGAGCAAGTATAATAAAACTAAATACAAAAGGATCGCTACTCCACATATTAGATCTTCTTTCATTGGACTCCCTTTAAGTAGTTAAACCATATATCCTCCAGCTTCTCCTGAAGTTCAAATGCTTTCTTGAAATTCCCACATCTTACAGCAACGTCTCTCATGTATTCTACGTTTATAACTTCCGGATCTTGCCGGTATTTTGTTCTTAACTTTTGAACGTCCTCGTATTTCATCGTTTTATCTTTTTAGACGGATCCCAATCCGAAGAGAAAGGGCATTCGTTTTTGTTATGTAATCCAAAGTCACAATAGTAACACAGTGCTGACGGGCAGGGTAGCTTGTTTTGCGGAACAGGCTGGCTTAGGGTGGCACGCCGCTTGCTATACCTGGCTCCTTCTGCTCCCTGGATGTATGCCTGAAATGTTTTTACACTATTATCTTCAAAATCATACATTTTAGACAAAGTGTCATTTAGCATCTCTATAGATTTTGTTTTACGTTCCTCATCCACCTTAACCTTTTGGTATTGTCTGGTCCTGGTAAAGAAATAGATGTTCATATCTGGAAGAACTCCACCATATTTTCTATAGATGTAAAATGAATATATAGGATGCTGTAAATTCGTTTCCAACTTCTTAGAATCAAAAACCTTATTACCTGATTTCCAATCTATGACATAATGGTGAACTACGTTCTTGCTTTTTATAGCCAGATGAAGGTCTACCGATCCTACTATGTACACATGAGTATGAATTACTCCATTTATGTTAACAGGCTTAGGAAGACGGTACGGCAGCACAAAATCTTCTTCGACTCCAACTATAGCGCCGTGTCTGATAAGTTTCTCGCAGGGATTAAGATCACTATCAGCTATCATAAACCTATTGCCGTCTTTTTTGAACAGATCCACAATCCAAGCAAGAAGCTCTCCAGATTGCTTCATGGCTATCATCATATTTTCCGGTGATTGCCAAGGTATGTCTTCTTGGTAAGCATAGTAACTTATAGCTTCCCCCAGGTCTTTGCCAGAAGGCTGTCTTCCGTTCTTGAAGAAGTATTCCAGTGTCTTATGAATAACCGTACCATAAGACGTAGCTTCTTGTTTTTCCGTAGACCTTTTGCCCTCCACGTAAGTTTTATACCATTTCATTGGACAAGTAAGAAACGTATCTATCTGGGAATAAGATATGGCAAGACGTTTCACACCATTAAACTCCTTATATAGCAAATGCGTTTCCGGGACCATCATAAGTCATTGTCTTTAAATCCTTCCGGGTAATATACGACATACTTCTTACCGTCTTCTGGTGTCATGGCAAACTGCATGTAGTTATTACGATTACGATGCTTGCCATCCAATCCTCGTTTCCAATACAGGATACCGTCTATATCCACATAAGATCGGCCGCGGTCGGCTCTAACCACGTCCGTGTGTAGCAGATACCCGTCGGAAGACACAATCCATGCTTTATCCCCTTTGTTTAAATAAGATATTCTTTTTCTTACAACAACCTTTTTCTTATTATCCAATACAAATTCCTCATCCGTCATATTCTTCATCCTCCTCTTCTTCTGTTTCAAAATCAATTCCATAACACTGATCATAATGTCCGGTCAGTTCTTCTGGTTCTAAATCTTGTCCAAAATCCATATTAAAAATATATTAATACATATTAAAAATATATTAATCAATAAAGCACTAAAAATCACTATTCCTGCTGGCATGAAATCTATAAATGCAGCTTTTGCTTCTTCAATTAGGCCCAAGTGTAACCTTGGGCCATTGTATTTATTTTTTGTCATCTCCTTTTAACTTCTTTAAAGTATCTGCAATCGGAAGCTGATCAATGACTCCCAATGCCGGAGCGACGGTCTTAACAACATTGTTAAGGAAATTACCGGTACTGTTCTGACCGCCGTCAAATACCGTGATGTTTCCGAGGTTAATGTGCTCGAACGCCTTAACCTGTTCTCCAGCAATTTCTTTCCACTGATTAACCATCTTGTACTGGATGGCTATCTGAGGATTGGATTCTGCTGCTTCCACCATAGCCTTAAATCCGTCGGCTTCTGCCATCAACGACTTTTTCTTACCTTCGGCTTCTGCCTCCAGCTTCATCTGAATAGCTTTTGCTTCCGCTTCTGCTTTTGCCAAATGTGCTGCTGCTTCGGCATCAGCCCGGCGTTTGATCTTCTCAGCTTCAGCATCAGCTTGCAACATAGCCTCCTGCTTCTGAATTTCAGCCGGCACAATCTTTTCAGCTTTAAGCGCAGCTTGAACCTTCTTAGCTTTAGCTTCTTCCACTTCTTTATCAGCAAGCTCTTTTGCCGTTTTTACAGCCGCTTCCGACTTAACCCTCTCTTCTCCAGCCTTCTTTTCTGATTGAGCTTTGATAACCTGTAATTCTGATTCTGATACAGCAACCTCTTTCTGGGCATTGTTATAACCCACAGATGCGTTTTTCTCAGCTTCAGCTTTCTTGATCTGAGCTTCGGAGTCTTGGATTGCTATAGCTGCTTGTTTATCAGCCTCAGCCTTATTCTTTCCGACTTCTTCCATTCTTTCAGCCTCAGCTTTGTTTACCTCAAGTTCTGCCTTAGATCTTGCGATCGCTGATTCCTTATCAGCCAAAGTCTTTGCAATAACCGCAGCCCTATCTCTATCGGCTTGAGCTACACCGATCTGTTTTTCTTTATCGGTTAAAGCCAAAGCTACTTCTTTTTCTTTCTTTGTTTCAGCTACTACCGTTTCCTTTTCTTTTTCAGTATAGGCAATTTGAATCTCTTGCTCTTTTTGGGTATTAGCTACAGCCGTTTCTTTTTCCTTTTGCTGTACAGCAATCTTAATAGCACCCAGCTTTTCCTGTTCTTCGATATTAGCCTGTGCTTCGTTCAGGGCCTTACTTTCAGCTTCTTTGCCAAGATTCATGATATAGCCGGCTTCGTCTCTGATGTCACTGATGTTGATATTTAGGAGGTAAAGGCCTAACTTATTAAGTTCGTTATCAATGTTTTTTCTTGCCTTATCCAAAAACTCATCCCTGTCAGAATTAAGTTTTTCAATCGTCATTTCAGCAATGATCAAACGCATTTGGCCATAAACGATATCCGTAATAAGATTTTCAGTAGATTCAGTATCCATCCCCAAAAGCCTTTCTGCTGCATTCTGCATAATTTCAGGATTTGTGCTGATTGCTACTGTAATAGTAGTAGGTACATCCACTCTGATATTTTGAGACGACAAAGCACCGGTGAGCCTACAATCTATTTGCATAGGCTCCATAGACAAAATATCATAGCTTTGAATAATAGGCAAGACGAATGCCGCTCCACCATGATATAATTTCGCCGATTTCTTTTCCCCACCTGTCTTACCATAAACGACCAAGACTTGATTAGGCTTACATCTACGATACCTTGATAAGACTCCGATGATTGTCAAAATAATCACTACAGCTAAAATAGCTGACACGTACATGATTGTTGTCATAACTTTTAAAATTTAATTGTTGATAAAAAAATTAGATACTTAATTCTCCTTCTTCGTATTTTATATTCACCTTGTCACCGTTTTTGTAATTTTTCCCAGACAAGCATCTTACTCTTATTTGTTCCTGTCTTCCATTTCTGGTAATATTTACCATATAATGATCTTTCCCTGATCTAAATATTATTTCCACTTCTCTACCATTTAAATCTTCTGGACATTCGTATATTGTTTCTTGTTTTAGCTTAAGAAGTAACTTATATACATAAAACAAAACGATAAAGAAAAATAACCCTATTACGGCCCCTACTAAATGGGAACCTGAAAAGTAGGTAGTCCAGCTATATCCAAGAATAAAATGCGTTATACCTTTGAATGATATGATGTCCGACAAAGACATACTTAAATCAGAAGCGCCATCAATGTCAATATCCGTATCCAGATCAGATCCTAATATCGACAATAAAAACTGTATAACAAAAGCAAATGATGCTATTAAAGCCATGCATAAAATTATATCATTTCCCATGTCCTTCTGTTTTTATTTTGTAAACAAGATCAGTCATATCTTTGATGGATTTAATATTGTCATCATTAACAACAATATTGAATTTTTGTTCCACCATCATCTCGAGTTCAATTTGATCAAGAGAATCTAATCCAAGTTCTTCAAACGACACATCTTCTTCATGAACTATATCCATTTCCGAATTAAGAAACTGAGTAATAATTATATCCTCTATTATCTTTCTGATTTCTACTTTTTCCATTGCTTTCTAATTTTATTAAATAAATACGTTTTTATGTTTTTCAACCTCTCTTTGTCTGTTTCCGAACTTCCGGTAAACAAATAATCCGGATTTCCTTTAGCCGGCGGCGTAGGCAATTTAGATACGGCAAACAACCAATCCATTTCCTTATTCTTCTTAGACTCCAAATAAGGCTCGGTAGCGATCTTAAATTTTTCAGCTATTAAGTCAAAGAGCTTTGAGTTTTTAAGGTTCATATGGACTGAAAAAGCCTGAGAAGGCGGTTTCCATATGAAGTTACATAAGCTCATTGTGTAATCTCCTGACTCTGCTATATAAGATTCTGTTACCTGAAGTATGACCTCTTTCTTAAATGAGGTGTTACCCATAAACCAACACAATCTGGATTCCGCTTCTTTTCTGCTGACACCTATGTCTTTTGAATATGATTCGTACATTCCTATCATAATCTTCAACGTTTCCAGAATCTCGTCCGTCATTTCCGGTGTCTCTATATAATTCACAAAAGACGTTCCTTTGTTGGTTAATCTCATCACGCCTGATTTTAATTTCTCAACCAGGCCAAGTTCTATATATCTACCAGTATCTTCTTCCGGCATGGCTTCGATCATAACCGTATCCTTCTGTCTTATGGCAAGAAGATTGGCAAGATCATTAGGAGTCATATCTGATGCTGCAAGTTGTCTGAAATTGATGTACATACCTAATCAGCTTTAATGAAAATAACATCCTTGTCATCCTCCCTCTCTGCGTGATTACACGGACCTGCAATCACATCCACTGCCCCGCATGTAAAGTAATTAAATATACATCCTTCACATCCTGAATCTGGTGCCGGAGCTTCCACACATTTTAATCTTACAAGTCCGGCAGTAAACGTTTCTCCTACTTTAAATTCCTTCTTTTCCATATATCCTCCTTGTTTTTTAACTGTTGTACCCTTCTTTGATAATCGAATTTCTACCGGTAGATACCGACTGTCGAAGATCGTCATGTACAGAATCTACCGTAGAATACTTGTTTCTGGTTGTAAAAATCACTTCCAGCATCTCCTTGTAATCACCTAAAGCTACTTCGTATCTCGGATCTACTTTGGCTTTCCTTTCGGCCTCGGCATTACTTTTAGCCAGCTCTCGGTCAAGAAGATCTTCTTTGATTCGGTCAGCAATCATATCAAGTTCTTTTTTAATAACTTCTCCTGCTGCCCGAAGTTGACCTTCTACGTCACCAAGCTGGTCTTGAACGGTGCCTATTTCTTTCTTTAGACGATCGTATTCGTTAATCATACCCATATCACCTGCATAGCCAGAAAAGTCCTTGATTATTCTGGTTCCTTCTTTAAGGAGCTCAATAACTCGTCTTTTACGTTCTCTGCTTATTAAAGACGGAAGACGATAATTCATATCCGCCACCGCCTTATCATGTATGGAGTTGATTAAAAACATCTCTCTTTCATCTCCTTCAAACTCAGTAAGAACCAAAAGGAACTTACTTATCAGGTATTCGTTTTCTTCTACGGTAAGTCTCATACGTTTCTTTTTTTTTTAATATACTGACTGTTCTTCCTTTACCTCTTGTTCTTGATCTTGATTGTCCGTAACATCTTCCACAGTATAGAGCTTAGGCGGCGTCGGCGGCTGGTTGGGGTTCACGAACTTCGTCCCGCCCTCCCCGTACATCCATCCATGCCCCGGCAGAATCTCTGGGTGGATTGTGTTAGTAAGCTCTTCCATACTAACCTGCCTTACTTTCAGTATATGATGAAATACCAGTCCGGCTGTTCTGAATGATGTTTTGTTTTCAGTTTTGAACCTATCAAGAGTCTGATACCAGTCTTTCCCAAATATCATATACTTATCCAGCCCGTACCTACGAGGATTGTGCAAACCTATCATTAACGTACATAACTGACCCAGCGTATCAGACTGATAAAAATCAGAAAGACGCGGAGGCTGCTCTTGTGGGCTTTTTATCCTTCCTTCTATCTCTCTGTTGAATTGGGATATGATGAGGAAAAATATGTTTTTATATACTAATTTAGCCTCGTTCATAACCGCCACCAAATCATCTATAGCCGACTTAGGATCTAATCCCATTCTTTTTATTAAAGCAATATGATCGACTTTAAATATTATAAGACGTTTGTCTTTGTGTTTGTTGGCTATATGATACACAGCCGCCTCAAACTCTTTTACCGTACATGGAGCATCTATGTATATTATATTATTTCTGATTTCACCTTGAAGGATTTCAAACATCCTCATCTCTTCTACTGTATTAGAATCTTGCCTTCTTAATATTTCAGGAGCCCGCTTTTTCATATCCTGGCTCATTCTACGAAGAAGAAGATCTTGAGGATTCATTTCGAACTCGCAATTAACAAGAAAATAATCTTCTGCTTGCGGGTTGATCATCGGATTCATCACATTTTCCAATATCTTTTGGGCCACATACGATTTACCTACAGATGGCCGGGCTCCTATGGCAATAGCATGTTGAGGGAAAATACCTCCAAGCAGAGCCTCATCAATATAATCGTATCCGGTTTTAGCGGGGATAAGCTCTCCCCGCCTGTATTTCAAGATATTCTCATACGCCTCTTCCATGACCTGTTTAGAGGTCTTGAATATCCTTCTTATATCTATTTTATTTTTCAGATCCTCTTGCATTTTTGTCACCTTTTGTATCCGATTTGGATCCCCTATTAGCTTTTACTGATTTATACCTAAGACCGTTCTTGGTATGAGAACAATCCTTGCCTTTCCTCCAGCCCTTGCCCTTTTTCTTGTCCGTTTCGTAGTTTTTACGACCAAGTTCCCGGCGTTTTGCTTTCTGTTCCGGTCTGGCATTTATTTCCTTGTCCTTTTTAGCCTTTTTCTTCCTGGCTTCGGGATGAGTCCTGTAGTACTCTGTTGATCTGCCCATCTTCTTACATTTTTTTTTGATTGATAATAGCACAAAGATAGGCAATTCGCGCCCTATTTCAACCTGCCGTAGCTCATATCAGGATCACACCAGACATACCCGTCTTTCTCATCATGAAGATACTCAGGACATCCTCTGCATGCGCTACTGCCTGACACTATTTGATTGTTTTTATTAGGGCACTTATCTCCAGGCTTATGCCATTCTATTCTCGAACCTGATCGCTCTTTGTTTACATGACAGAACTGAAAGACTTTTCCCATCGTCTTCTCGCCAAACATACCTATATGTGTGTACTCTTCCGGTATAGCGAGAAATTCAGATAAATCTTTATACATCCTTTCCCGTTCCTCCGGCGTAGACCATAGTCTGTCAAGTTCGGCATGGACTCTTATCTTAAGAGATCTCAGTGATGGCCCTGCAAGCCGGCCTTTAGCTTTTCCCTTATTCGGCCCTGATTCATGAACACCGACATAAGCGTTGCATGGTTTGCACATCATAACCATCCCTAAGCCTTTTCTGTTATATACTTTATCGGCATTGATCAACTCGGTTTCTCTTCCGCAATAAGGACAAATTTCGCCTCTTAAAACCCGTTGTTGGCGCTCATTAAGTTCCATACCCTATTCTTTTGTTTTTCTTTAAACTTTTCATACAAACTGCTCTCAGTTTCCATTTCCGAAATCTCTACCTCTACGTCCTCTCTTTTGAAAATTACTTTCTTGGCTGTCGGATACGCACATTTAGAGATACGAATAGCATTACGAATAGCGTAAACAAAATACGTTTCTGGTGATGATTCGATCACCACTACCTCATTTAAAGTGTTTTTATAATTTTCCATATTATCTACTTGCTTCAATTATATAACCCGGATGATCTTCACACGCCTCTTTATATTCGATAAGAAACTTAAGAAATGAATCATAAGACCCCCATCCGTTTTTCGGCTCGTATCTCAAAAGACTTTTTCTCTTGGAGACCATAATACATATACCTTTTGTAAGTACATTCTTCATCTCATTGGTATATATTTCTCTATACAATTCTTCTGGTCTCCAAACATAATCGTATAGTGTTTCTTTATTTTCTGATACGAATATTTTTTGTGCCATCTTGTTCATGTTGTGGGTGATGTTTGCAACCCATTTACGATCCTCTTCTTTCTTCTTGCTCTTAATATAAACGTCCAGGCTCATAATATTTCTCTTTTACTTTGTTATTAATTATCAAATCTGCCACGTCATCTCCGTCCCCTACATTCTCAACACTCTGAAGATAGTCCGATACTTTTATCCTTGACTTCATCATCATCCCATCTATCTTTTTACTCCATGTGTCAAATGCTTGTCCTTTGTCCGGAAAAACTACAGTCTTTCTATCTTTTAAAACATCTATCACTTCCGGTCTTAAGTTCTGCAACCCACCGGTAGCGACAAATAACTCATCTGGTTTATTCACGGCGCATATAATAGCCGTCTTTTCTGACTCCACCAAATTAACTACCTTATCCGGATACTGGCTTAGAAGATGTTCTCCAAACAGGCATTGTCTAAACAAGAAGTCTCTTGCATGCAACGAGTGATAAAACATAACATGAGGCCGCTCATTGTCACCGTCTTTTTCCTTCACTCTTTTCACATCAATCTCATTCCCCTGGCTGTCGGTCTTTATGTAAAAATCCATAATCTTGCCGGTTCTACATACAAAGTCCTTATCTATCTGCCAGAATATACAACACCCTTTCCATCCCCATAAGTCCATTGTTCCGACATGATACCTTCTGAACACATCAGATACCCTTTCTTTTCCCCATAGAGACGATAAAAACCTAAATACGGTGTTTCTATCGTCCGGAACCACAGTCCTCTCAAACTCGCTAAAAGGTATGTAATTTACAACGTCAGGATTTACAGGAGGGCGATAAGCCCTTATGCACTTATTTCCCGAAATCCAAAGATCTTTGTCACCTACATCCTTACCAGTAGGTCGTTTATCGTAACCGCAAGTCCGTTCATGATCGCATCTTCCGAACTCGTTGCCAACAACCTGACCTGTTGCCACATCAATATAAGGAGTGAGGCACCGGCTTTTCCCGCAAGCCGGGCAGGTCAGCTTCAGTCGACTCCTGCCGGGTCTGCGGTCAAGTTGAAACCTGGGTACGTTTTCGTATCTTCTAAAATCAAGCATAATGCTTATTTATATTACAAATCTTTTAGACATTTCCTCAGCAATATCATATACGACAATATGATCCTCTTCATTGTAAGGCTTATTGATATTCAGCACTCCCTTTCTCACTTTGAACCTCTTGTCTTTTCTGATATGATTCAACATCCCTTGTTGGAATACACAGTCTGCCTTCTCCATAGCAGCATTTTTATCAGACCATTCTTTTAGCGTATAACCTTTACTGTTCGTGCTTTTTGGAGAAAAATTCATAATACGTGCATCAATTCCGTACCAGTTTTTAACCATTCTCCTTTCAGCCTCCAATTGAAAAGCATGTTCATTTCGTATGTCACCTGATTTAAAATCTAAGATAACAATCTCTTCTTTCTCCACTTCTCTCACTTCCTTCTTCGGATCTCCTTTTTTGAACTGCCCCGTAGCCCTTTGATACACGGCTCCAAAATAACCTTCTTCTTTGTATTTGAATGTCATTTTAACCATCGCATCTATCGGCGTAGCTACCAAATAATCTTCTAATGACAATATTCTTTCAATCATCATCGGCTTAACCTTATACTCCGAACAAAACTTAGCAAACTTCATAACTCTGACAATCATATCGTCAAGATCATCTATGCTACCAAAGAATTTGTCAAGATTCTTTTTTGATATTTTAAGCTTGCCTTCTTGCACTGTCTTAACTATAAAACTTCGATTTAAGACCATATCTCTACCCGTCAAGTACAATCCGTATAGGTAGTGCATGATCGTTCCTTTATCTGCATCATATTCTGATACTTCTTCCGGATTGCGACCAATCATCCTCATCTCCTGTCTCCATTCTTGAAGAGCCGTCTTGTCATCTACGAATCCGTCTCTAATCATGGTTGTTACCGAGGCGTATATCTTGGCTGTCCCATCGTCCATCTTTCTTACATAAAAACGATTACCGTCTAATGTCAATCTTACGAATTTGGGAGTCTCGATCTTCTTTAACTCATCACAGATATAAAACGGCTCTAACGTTTCCTGATTTTCTGTAAACAGATTCGAATCCTCTTCTCCAGGGTTAGGAGCGGCTTCCTCCGCCGGAGCTTTCGGTTCCTCCTTCTGGGCCTGCTCTGGCTCAGGCGCCGGCTCTTCAATTACTGGAACCTGTCCGCCTCTTTCTGCTATGTCTCTGTTCTTTATTAAAGACATAACCTCCTTCTTCAACTGCTCTGGTGTTTGGTTAGGATCTGACACCGACATCACAACATCGTTCATTCTAAACAACGTATTTCCTTCTCCTTCCACCATAGGGACAAATCCTAAATCTGTCAATATTTTTATTTTCTCTTTCATGATCTTCCTCTAATCAATTCTTCTTTAATACAATGTAACACTGTTTCCACTTCATCTTTATCTCTATCTTTCACTGCGATAGCTATATCCTTACCATAACTCTCTCTCTGTATGTGAGCATAAAAGATAGTTTCATCGTCAGCTTCTATTCTTATTTTATAAAGTTTTCTCATATCTGTCAATTATTTCAATAATTAATCTACCTCTTTCTTTAATCATTCCCCTGCTTTCCATATCCAGCACCTTCTTTACCGCATACTTCCACACGAAAGGAAATTCTGTTTCAAGTTTATCAAATTCCATCCGGTCAAGATACATGTCGAATACCGTATGCTCTGATTCATGAAGGAAAACTATATTATCCCTGCAAGTAGCAACCGACTTATATATCCTTTTCGGAAGTATGTGACATACGTTACATACTGTAGGAAAATGAATAGCCTTACCAGTCATAGACATTCGAATAGTACTCAACTCCTCCAACATAAGACGAAAAAACCCGGATAAATCCGGGTTCTCTAACTTTTTCTTCTTGCTGCTGTTTTTAATGGATGTAATTCTGTCTTTTTTCTTCGGAGTCAACTCTTTGCTCCTACAAGCCTGGCATAAGCCATGACTTCTTATCATCACTTTTCGTCCGCATCGTTCGCAGACGTATAGCTTCTTTTCCTTGCTTTCCATTCGAATAATAATGATATTATTGAAAAGAATAATCCCGCTGAAGCCAGTAGATAAGGTACGTTCATTAATAATTTAGATACCTCGTCTGTCTTAATCACTATCAGAAGGAAAGCGCCTGCTGAAAGCAATGATATTATCGCCACAACAAGCGCTATGTTGGAAACTACATCAGCCTTACTCTTCACTCTTCTTCTCGCCTAATTTTTCAGCTCCCTTCTGAAGATCGTATTTGAATACGTCAATGATCTTCGTTTCAGCAATAGCTTCGCAATTCCAGTCGCCCAACGTACCCTGCATGCCTTTAGTCAACACAGCTTCGGCATCCTTGGGATTGCCGGCCTGGACATACATATAGCATGGTGTTTTCTTTTCTTTACCTTTCTTTTCATCCAGTGTAATGTAATTCACCTTACACTTATACCAGTACTCAGCCTCTCCGTTGAAGAAGATTTCCGACACTTTAATAGGATTAATTTTTACAACCTCGAAAGAATTGTACAAATCCTTGAAGATCTCCAACGATCTTGATTCTGCCTCTGTGTAAGACAAGGCATCCACTAAATACTTTTCAGTTACCTTCTTTTTTTTGCCGTTCTCGATATTGTCAATCTCGGCTTTTACCGTAATTTCAAACCAGCGATTCATGTTATTAATATTTAATTAGTTGACTTCTTTTTATCTATATTATTTTTAAGTCTGGCAGAGCACCACTGCAAAACATCCATCATCATCATCTCATTATTAGATAAGATGCCTTTTATAACTAAGGCCAATTGATGCTGTGACATTCGTTGGCTCATATCAAACCTTCTTTCCTCTTCATTTACTATCGTAGCCACGAAATACTTACACCCCTCCAAATGCGTCAGGGCTTCAGTCATAGCTTCTTTTATTTCCTTTTCTTCCATCTTGTTTGTTTTTTGGACAAAGATATATCTTTTAATAATAAAAAAGATTTTAAATAACTTAATTTAGCTTATTTTTTTTTACTCTTCTGGCTCAACTGGTATGGACATGTTGAACTTTTTCCTGATAAATACCTCTGTTTCTTCATTGAATGGATAGGCCTCCTTAATGAAATTCATAGCCACCTCCATGTCGCCATCTGCTATATCCTTATACCTCTCAAAGATGCCAACCATGTCGTTGTTATATGAACGCTCTTGTTTTATATTGTACACGTATTTCAATACCCTATCTTTGATTTCATTGGCTTTTTTCACGGTGTCATTGAAGGTATTTATACTTGTCAATTCAGGGTTTTTATTTTTCTCATCTATCTTATCAAACTCTTTCTCGCTATATCCTGTTTCTCCTTTAACAGCCGGGCAAACACCCTCCTTTATGATCCAAAACCGTTCATACGATCCTGTTAGATACTTTGATTCTGTTTTAAATGCATTATACTTGACAAGCAAATTAGCCACCTCAGTTGCACCTTCTATGGTTCTAAAACCGATGCCGATATCTTTTAACATAAATACTGGAACTCCCGTTCTTGGATACGCGACTTCTTTTTCGTCCTTTATATTCCAGTTTTTAGCTTCAATTGGAATACCTTTATTAGCAAGCTCTTTGTCTATATACAGACTTATGTCTTCGTCTGTCAATGCCGTAATCTCATCTCTGCTTAAATCAAAAATTGTTTTCATTTTTCTTTATTTATTAAATTAAACAACTTACTTCTTTGTTCAGGCTCCGTATATTCCACCCATATATCGGCCGCCACATTTCTAAGAAATTCCATAAAGTCTTGATGATCCCTGTATTCAGTAGAATCGACTTTTCTCACAAAACTTAGAATTTCCTTTAACATCTTATTGTTTTCTTCAAGAAGTTCTCTGTCAGTCATAACCTTTCAAATTTTCTTCTTAAGGTGTTGACGCTTCACAGCTCCGACTACCGCCGACAACTCCACGTCCCCTTCCATTGTTACCCGAAAGATCTTCTTCTGTTAAAGAAAAAGACATAGTTAACGTAGGAGTATCCTTAAAATACCAATCACATAATTCTTTTAACTCTTTACGTTCATCCTCGTTTTTACATTTATGGATGGTAAGGTAATTCATTCTTTCCTCTTTTTCTTTGTCTGTTAAATCTTTTTTCATAACTCTAACTTTTAAAAATGAATATTATTACCAATCTCCGCCATCATTTGGTATTCCATCAATGATGGTTATACTATTTTCAATGTTACTGCCTCCATATTGCGTAAATTCCGGTGTGGGATTATAGTTTGTATCTCCATGCATCATTACATGTAATGTTCCGCTTGCTGAATATATCCATAATCGTTTCCCATCTTTCTTCCATTTTTTGGCAAGCCTCTTAAATGAATCAATTAGCTTGCATTCTTCTTCCGTGCATTCTATTCCGGCTTCTGTTCTGTATTTGCTCATATCTCTTTATATTATTTTAGGTATATAATTACCTTACTAATTCATTCTACGTCAAAAAGTTGATCTAGCACCAACAATTCCGCATCCATATCTTCATCTTTCGGAAAACGAACTTTTATATTTCCGAACTTAGATGTTTTGAATAAGATGTAGGGGTTCATGTCTTCGGCAGTCACCGGCTTATATTCCTTAACTTCCGACATCTTGAGATACCAGTCACCTATTTTTACAAACCCAGAAAAGATAGAACACAGATGCGCTTTTACAGACTGTATCTCCTTTTTATCTTTGAAAGGTATAATTTCGTCCTTTCCCCTTATCCTGATTGACAGAAAAGGACGAATGTTATCTGTTTCATTTTGAAATTTGAAGCCTGTTATAGCTTGTTTGGGAATCCTTCTCCCCATTAATATGAAATAAGCCATTGCGATAAGTGATTTTATTTATGTTATATTGATTTCTTTCCAATCTTCTTAATCTTTGTTGGTCTTGACAATCGATAATCCTTTTCTATCGGTCTATCAAATACGTCATTCCTGTATCCTTTATATCCTTTCTCGTAAACACTAACCCTTGCGCAGAACTCAACCACATCGCCTGGTGACAAATCGGCGCTTTTGAATCCTTTTGTCAAATCAAACCACAAATGGTCTGTTACCACTTTACCATTGAGTAACACGTCTTGCAAAAGTATTGTCTCTACGGATCCTTTATACCCATCCCTAAATCCAAAACGAATGAATATCGCTGTGAATATGTGTCGATCTTTTGATCCTATCATTTTCAGTTCTTTTCTCATGATCTTTCATTTATTTGTTTCGTTTATAAAATTGGTAATATCCTTTAGATACCCTTCTGTCATCTCTATGAAATTCACACAATCTAATTTACTTAATTTGTAAATCAATGCCGGATTGTGTATTATGGCTATAATTTGTGTTTGTGGTTTATGGAATGACAATACATTATAAATTTGCATTATGTTGTCAATGTCAAGATTCCTATCTGGCTCATCCATGAGAACCGTGTATTCAAAACTGCTTTCTGTTAATGTTATGCGGTTTCTTTCATAATACTTCAACAGGTTATCAATTCTTTTAATCCAAAACGCATTTGATTTTTTCTTGTATTCTACAAGATCTTGTATTGGAAATGTATAATCCTTTTGACCGAACATTAAATTGAAAAGTGATTCCAATGATAACACCACTTTCTCTCCATAAGATCTTCGAATATTATTCACATACAAATCTAAGTTGCTGATGTTTTTCAATACGCTATCTCGATTCATCTCCGCCGATGGCAATAAACGGAATACTTTCCCTGCATAATCGGATGATATGTCAATCCCATCAAGAACCTTGTCATCATCATCAAATATAGGTGGAAAATCCAGTGCCTCGATCGGTATTTCAGAGCACATGGATTTCTCGCATAACGCATACATTGATATGATGTTAAGTAAAGTTGATTTTCCACTACCGTTTTTCCCTATAATCACATTCACTCCTGGCTTGAAAATAAATTCTCTGCCATTTTCAAACGCCTCTATGTCAAAAACATATTCAAATGGAGTTTTTGTGTTGTCTTTTATTTTTACTGATGTTATCATTGTAATCCTTTTTAAAAATCAATTACCGTCCGAACCCTGTAATTGTAGCACTTGTTGTCGCTGAGCGTGCCGCCACTGGAGAAGTACACGTACCACGCGTAGTTCTGGCTGTTCTCAGTACTGGACCAATACCCAGCCAAGGAGAGAAGAGATGCCGAAACATAAGCGAATGCTTTGTTTAGTTCGTCCATATAATGGTTCATTAAATTTAATTGGCTAAGAGATGGTATATACTCGCCATCTTTCAGCATATTTTTCAACTTTGGATTTCTGGCTACAAGGCGTTCCGTATTGCCGCGTCCGTCAATGTCAAACAGCGCATCACATTCACGTTCGTAATATGTCCCACCTCCGGATTCTTCACGGCTATCATCGTCAAGCAATTGTACGCTATCATGCTCCGTCAGTGAGATAGCAAATGACATGTATCCGTGCTTCAACCCGATGTATCGTACACAATCTTTGGAGTTATCGCCGGTAAACAGCTCAGCGTGTCCGTCTCTGTAGATTAAATACAAGCCATTTTCTCTTGATGGCACTCTATTTTCACATACGCATCTTTCATTTTTGGGTCTTACAATTATGTTCAACTCATTCAACACATAATCTTTTATGACTTCCTTACTTATTCTTTCTACAAAATCATAATCCCTTTGTTTAAGCTCATCATTTACCATACATCTGATCCAATTTTCTATCTGATTGTTTCCTCCGTATGTATTATGCATGCACCTTTTTACAAGCTTTTCCAATAATGGTTCTATGTCTTTGATTATGTCTTCTTTGGTAAGGTGAAGTTCATTTAGTATGCAGTTCCTTACCGCCTTATATTCTTTACTCGCACTCATAATATTCTGTTATTTTTTTTAATTAATCCCATCCTCCATCAGCATACAAAGAAACATCTTCATCTTCTACATTTACACCCTTAAGAGCCTGTAGAAGTTTTTTCTTTGTCTCCCGGCACATATTATAACCATATCCCTTATACCGATATGAGCGCTCCCATGTACTTACCGGAAAAGGAATATTTTCGTCAATGACCAGCCTCTTCATATGAAGATGTTCAAAGAATTTCTCATGATAGAGTAGTTTGTACTCGTATGCCACTATACTTGCAGATGAGAATGGAAAATAATCATCTTCCTTTTCTTCGTATTTAGGCTCCTTATAGTAAGCCATTTTTGCCACAGTAAAGTCGAAGCTCCTGAGAATCTCTTCTGGCTTTCCGAACTCTGACTCTATGAACTCTACCCATACCTTTTCTCCCTCTTTCTGGAACGCACATACCTTCTCATTTCTATATTTAAATTTCCATCCTTCTTTCTGATGTTTTTCATCATTGAACAAATCAATAGCTTCCTGAAAATCGCTTTCGCTTTCAAAGAAAATATCAATATCTTTTACTTTTTCTCCGGAAAGGATATTCTTAAAACATCCACCAGCTATGAACCCTTTGTGACCTTCCATATACTTGTCAAGCCATCTTATTTGCCAGAAATTGTCTGGAGTATCTATTATAAAATTGTTCATATCATTCATATTTTACTTTTACCATGCGAGATAAAAATTCCGCTTTACGATAATACAGTGAGTGTAATTGCCCAGGTCAATGCCATTGTCCGTAAATGTATCCAGGACCCGTTTTTCAACATATTTCAGTTTTACTATTATTCCTTTCCGGAACTCTTCTAACATCTTTTCATTACACTCAATAGGTCCAATAAGACAGTATCTATTCGAAGGACTGTCTGATATACAATATGTCTGACATCCTAACATGTTGCTTAAAATATTCTCATACATATTTTCTATATTTTACAATTCTTAGCTATGTTACTTAATTCAGCGGTCATTATCAAATCTGATAGTGACCGCCCCGCATGCACATTTTTGAATAAATTTTACTTTTAATAATTTTCTCATTAGAGTTATCCTCTATTTACTTTTTTCTTTATTTCTTCCGCGATCTTTTCTAATGTTGTTGGAGATAAATAATCATCTACCCTCAACTCTCTTCCATAATCTAAGCAAACCAGACCCTTAGCATCTATTTCCTGCCTCTCTTCGTCGACCCATCTTAAAGTGCCATTTTCTCCACATTCCGGGCATTTATCTGCCCCACATGGAAGAAGCATTTGCGCCCCACATAAGACACATCTCACCCAGTCTCCATGCTGCACCCCTTCGTATGTTATTGTTTTCATATTTGTTATCCATTTTTATTAGTTCCTAAAAGATGTTCGTTCCCTTCGTATGGGATACACTGACCAAATCCTACCCCTCCTAAGCATTCGTATTTATTATCTCCTACTGATTCTCTGGAAAATAGATGCAATTTCCATCTCTCTTGATTAGTTCTTCTTACCAATACTCGTTCAAATGGTTTGAAGTCATGTTTCGGCATCTCATCTAATAGATACTCATATTCACTTAAATATCGTTTTATTATATCTATTTTTCTACTGTCTTCGACTTTTATAATCTTTTCTGCTAAAAATTTCTTCTCTTCTTCTATAGCCTTTCTTACATACCGTTTTTTATCTTCGTCATACACATGAGTCCATAATTTGTAATCAAACCTAATATCTCCAGATGTTGCCATTCCGCATATACATCCCATTATCCCTTTGGTAATAATTCCATCATATATGAATTGATATCCATTAGTTCTTGTTAATACATCTCCTTTCTTGAAATACGCTCCAGCCTCTACCCTCAATTCCAGAGTGGTGCCGCCAATAGTACAACCTTCCGTGTTGGCATATATAGCACTTATCCCATATCCATCTTTTCTTACAAAAAGTAAATTATAAGGACCGGCGCAGTCTTTCGACTCATATACAAATTCTATCTCAATATTATCAATTAATACCGAACCTTCTATTTCTCCGCTTTTAATTTTTCTCGCCGTATTTAAATCAAACGGAACAATAATTGGATTTTCCATATTTTTTTTATTTTTAATTATGTAATCAATAAAACAAGATGGACTACTTACACCCATCCCAGTTGTTTTGCTATTCTCTCCATTTCGTTATATGCTATCCTATGACATCCAGCGGTTAGCAAATCGTTTTCGTACCGATTTAGACTCCACTAGTGACCGGTGACGTCCTCCACCAGACCGTGCCGAAACTCGGCGCCCCGGTGCATTGCCGACACAGCCCGCCACAGTTTTCTGGCTTCTGCTATTCCAATCTTTATCTGTTTACTTGTCTCAATAATATTTCCTTTTATACGAATCCAGGCGTTAGGTTTTTCACCAGGAATATAGAAAGGTGTATTCAAGAAATTGATTTCTCCTGACTTCCACTCTTCCAGTTTTTCATCAAAATCCTTGTAACGGGCTTCTTCTTCCTTTCTTAATCTCTCTAATTTTATTCTTTCTCTTTCTTCCTCACCCTTTCTCCATCTTTCAGATCTTTCTGAATACTTAATCCATGTACCTTCCCCGCAAACTTCATCAACAATCACATTTACGGTCCCTAACACTTTTAATCCTTGATGATCCAATAAAATTTGAAAGATGCGTTTTAATTCATGTACGTGCTTACGCTTGATACTATCTCCGCTCTTGGATAATTCATGATTGGTTCCAAGCCAATCATTAGCACTCTTTTTAAGGATACTCTTAGCAGTCCCCATGTTAAAGAACTGAATGTAATCCATCATATTCCCAAAAGCGCCCCAAATATCTGTATAAGATAATTCTGTTTTAGCTCTTTTGTATTTTTCAATAGACTTCTTAATTGATTCCAGTTTGCTGGCAACAAACCTCATATTACCAGTATCCGATATATTATCCCCTACACTGAAAACCATTGCCCAAGTTGGTATCGCATTACGAACATAGCATTGATGTTTGCTCGTGGTAGCAGAATAATAATCTTCATTTATCAGGTATGCTTTCTTCCCTTGTTTGTTTTTTACTATTCTCCCGACTTCAAAGTGATGCCCATAAGAATAAATACTTGTACCTTCAAAGAAGAAATTGCTCCCTGATGCTGATTCTTCTTGTTCATGAGCCCACAAGTGAGCGACCATTGAATTGTTCATATAAATATCTTTTTAATTGTTTAACTTACCTTTATCATATGACATTCTCTTTTCGTATTTTTCAATACGTTCGGTTATCATATCGCAGAAGATTTGCCCTTCTTTTTCGGAACCTCTGAAGTAACCAATCATCTTCAGGATATTCCCGTCAAATTCATGGATAAACTTGTTATAATAATGTTCACCCATAACTTTCCCGTATTTTCCCATAAACAAATCCTTGTCTAACGACTCATCCTTGAAACAACGGTTGTAATCCCATCTTACGATACGAAACAATGTTTCAAAATTCAATCTTTCCATATCTAATATTTTATTTAAGTTCAAACTTGATTCCCTCCGGCAACTTGGAGCGGTCTACGTTCTTTACGAAGTCGTCAAACTCTTCCTGTGTGATTTTCTTTTCGTAACTACCCCAGTTGAAAGACAAAGTGTTCGTGTGAGAATAATATATAACATTATCAGTAGACAGCCCATAATCAAACACACAGAGTATTATCTTCTTTTCCGCTTCTGCTTGTCTGATTTTCTTATCGTATCGCTCACAAATTTCAGCACGCTTTTTCAACATCTTTGCCTTATGAGCCTCTTCCCTACGTTTTTCGATACTTTCTGCGGAATAATACCCAGCTTTAATGCGCTCTTCAACAAGCAAACGTTCCTCGTCCGTTAATGTCAAAGTAAACCTTTCCTTTTCCGGCATATACGGATTTACCCATTTCTTGCCACACAATTTTTCAAGTTCCGCAATAAGTTCTTCTGATTCTCTTTTCCATCTATCTACGATTCCAAGACTGAAAAGTAGATACTTGAAATACAGCTCATCCTCAGAAGCTATATATAATTCTGCGCATTCTTGTTCTGATATACGCAAATACTTCATTGCGATAGACATACCACTTTTTCTAATATGATATATGCCATTTCTAACCGGATACATAGGAGCACCATAATGATTACAACAATGCAATGGTATAAATTTCGCTAATTCCGGAAAATGTTTTGCAACTTCATCGTGACAGCAGCCTCCCATATACTCCTCGTATTGTCCACGTTGATTTTTCCATCTAACATCGGCTGTTACGCTCCAGTCACACATATTGTTATGACAATCATCATCTAAAGATATTGTGACTGTTATTCTGTATTTTTCTTTGTTTTCTGTAAAGAATTTTGTACTTAAATAAGTTAGTTTGTTTGTAGTTTCCATATTATTTCAATTTAATCATTACACTTATGAAAAATAAAATCTGCACACTCTCCGGGAAGTGTTCCCGCGTCATTACAACCGTAAAACCCCTGCGTTCCCCAGTCTACATCTACCGGATAACCTTCTGCTGCTTCCAAGAAGCGTTGGATTTCCTCACATTCTTCATCCGTTAATCCAGTGTAATCATCATTGATTAACGGACAAGCCCAATAAGATGGCAACCTGTATCTTATTACTTTTATGCTCATAGTTTTATGATTATTTAACCAACAAAACCACCATACTTTAGTAGGTAGATGAATTGGTTTGATTAATTTTGAATCAAAATTACAGATAAAAAAATGATTTCATACAAATACAACATATACCATTCCAGGAAAACGAAGTATCTGGAAAAGATGCTTCGTGAATGTTGTTTTGTATGGAATCATGCGTTAGCTCTACAACGTAGATACTATAAACTATTTGGAAAATATATCTCAGTTGGTAAGATGAAGAAGTATTTTGCCAAAAGAATTAAAAGAAATCTTCTTCATTCTCAAACAACACAAGAAATACTTGAACGTCTTGATGAATCTTATAATCGTTTCTTTAAGAAGTTAGCTAAACGACCTCCTAAGTTTAAATCACCGGAGAAATTCAACTCTTTTGTTTTCAAACAAGGTGGGTTTACCCTAAATGGGAATTGTCTAACAATTAACAAAGGAAACAAACGATTTAGATTCTCATACAGTAGAGGCTACGAAGGTAATGTTAAACAAATTAGAATAGTTAGAGAAACCTGTTCACGTTTTAGTTTGATTGTAGTTACAGATCATAATCCTATAAGCTCTTATAGAAAGACACATGATGGTGCATCTATAGGATTGGATTTTGGGCTGAAAACTTATCTAACTAAAAGTGATGGTAGCAAAATCG